AACATACGGAGCATAGACAGCACCGGTTTCCAGGAAGTTATTTCCACGGAAGCCCATCAAGATGACGTTATCGGTCATATAGGGGTTCTTGTAGACCTGGAAGCGTTGAGCGAATGTACCCACGCGGGTGACGCCCATTGCGAACTTGGCCTGATCGCCGTCAGTGTTGACGGTGAAGCCGGGGATGCTCTCAAGAATCGTTGCGACATCCGGCGAGCAAACCATGAAGTTTGCGCCACCACGGAGCGTCAATTGGTGAATCTTGTTAGAGACCTTCTGGCACTTGATACCGAGTGTGCGATACCAGGTTGATTTCTCATAGTAACCGCCCGTACCTGCGGCGGTCTGATCGACGAAGGTGAAACCACCGGAACCGTTAGGTACGATTTCACGATTGAGCTTGGCGCTCCAACGTTCGGTCGTAACTGCGGGAACTGCGGTAATCAGCATGTCCAAGATTTCGAGGTCAATTTCCATCGAAACGTATTCGGAGAGGAGAGCCGTGAGTTCGGCTTCAGCATCAATGCTATGATAAGCATTAAGATCCTGAGCGAGTTCAGGCGTCCAGACTGCCTTCAGTTTACGAGTCTTGGCCACGATTGGCTCACTCTTCAACTCAAGGTTGACTTCAGGAATACCAATGTCTTTGTTAAGACCAGTATCCGTAGTCGAAGTACCTGGGGTATTGACTTTACCAGAATCCAAGGCATTTGTCGCATCTTCGAAGTCACCACGGTTGGAATCCTTCGGTTGGACGCTGTAGTTTATGCTCAAACCCTGCTGGAGAGCAGCGGTCTGGCCAAGGTTAGCCGACGCAGAAACAATGAATTGAACTTCATTGGTCGTGGTCAACTTGGTCAAGGCGGGGAAGTAGTTCACGATAGCGGAACCAGAATAAGGAACGAACGAACGTACTGCCGACGCGTCAAACACATTACCCGCGGTAGCGGTAGTGCTTAGGAAGTTGGTAGTGGTGAATTTCCAGACCTGGCCAGCGGCGATAGAACCGCTCAAGGAATCCAACGCAGCATCAGCTGAACCGGATTTAGCGGCTTGAACATCCCAGTTGACATTCCAGTTCAAGTCTTCCAAAGTCGAAACTCCCACAGAGGCGGAGTTATAAGTGACCGTGGCAACCTTGTCATTCAGGGTATAAGCATAACGACCAGCGCCGTAGAGGCCGCCAGTTGCCGAATCCGTCGAACCGAGCTTGTTGCCCGAGCCGCCGAACAGGGAGCTATACACAGAACCGGAAACATCCTTGCTGATAGCACCTTGGTTGGTTCCATACTTGAAATCCAAGTAGAAAACCAGTCCGGATGGAAGGTTCATTGGCTGAACGGAGACAAACTCCTTGGCGGCGAATTCAGCAAACACACGACGCACGAGGGGTAGCGCTACGCCAGCCCATTGTTCGGAGTTCGCAGAAGTACCGGTGGAGGTAGATTCTTCGATCAGTTGTTTGGCTTGGTTCTCCAAGAGAACGGCCATATTGCTCTTTTCGACATCATTGTCGAGCCCTTCAAGAAGACCAGTCTTATCCCACTTGGTTACCAAGTTACGGGTTTCCTGCATCAGTCTTACCTGGGGGTTAAGAGCGCTTGTCAATAATTCTCTGACATTATCCATATTTTTACTCTTTCCTATTATTGGTTGCTTTTGACAACCGGGTTATTTTTCTTGGCTCCAATTCCAGCTAATTTCTTGAATCGGTTGGCCATATCCTTGCTCTCAGAGAGAATCTCTGTTGCAGGCTTCGTTGATGCGACCGGACGGGATGCATATGCTTCGGTGATGCGCTTTTGACCCGCTGCTTTAGCAGCCGCAGGTGTTTTGCTCGCACCGAAATTAAGGGCCTCACACATACCAGCATAGGTCAGCTTAACTTCACGAACATTCTTCAACAAATCAAAAGTCTCAACCACACGCATCTTCTGCTTGTTGTCAAGGTTGAAGCCTTTGAACATCTTTGTCGTGTAAAGAAGTTTGGCATTCAACAAATTAACTTCATTGATCTGTCCTTGGAGATACTTAATCGCTTTAATGTGCTCATTGAGCGCATCTTTGAGATCGGTATTCTCCTTTTCCAAGACAGCGGTTTCACTCAAACCTTTACCGCTTGGGGTGGATTCTATCTTACCACCGTGATTTTTTCCGGAGATTTGATTCTTACTCGCATCTTTCGGAGCTGCGGGATAACCTTTGACGCCGCCGGACTTATCCTGGCCATCAACTTTACCTGCACATCCTTGATTTGCAATTTCGTCAACTTTTTCTTTCTCCTCATCCTTATCGTCTTCGTCTTCATCTTCCGCTTTCTCGCCCTTTTTCTTGAGCCAGGGTGGAAGTTTACCTTCGGAGACTTCGGTTTCTTCATCCGTCAAGGCTTCCAAAAGCGCGTTGAGGTCAATTTCTTCAAGACCCTCTTCGTCTTCAGGAGCGCCAGCGGGCGGCTGTCCAGGAATCCCGGCAGGAGCACCAGCTTCGTCACCATCAGGTTCCGCCCCAGGAATACCAGCGGGAGCGCCACCGGCAGCAGCCGGAGCGGCACCGGGGATACCCAAATCGGGTGCAGGAGCACCACCGGCTGAAGGATCGCCTTCAGGAGCAGGTGCGGGAGCAGGAGCAGGTGCGGGAGCACCAGCAGCCGGGTCAGCGTTGGGGTCAACGGCTGACGGTTGAGCTGCGGGATCTGCGGTTGGATCGGCCGGAGCCTCACCTTCAGCTTCACCAGCTACTTCAGCTTCCAATTCTTTGATGATTTCATCAAGGTCTTCCGATGTGATTCCGGATTCACCTTCAAGTTCAAGTTCAGAAGTTTCGTCAATTGTTTTTGGAGCAACTGGGGCATGAGCACTTTTAGCTCCGCCAGCGCCGCCCATAGCAATCGTCCGTCCGTGCGTTCCCGCATCAGAAATCTTCTTGGGTTGACCTTTGGTTACATCTTTTGTCTGGGGACCTTTTGCTTCGCCACCTTTGCCAGATACCTGATTAGGGGCACTGACTTCGGCAACGGGCTCTTGATCCATATTATCAAGACCGTCTTCTTCACCTGTCTCTTCTTTCAGTTTGTCCGAAAACATAGCGTGAAAGCGAGGGGCGAAGGCTTCTTCAAGGGCATGCTTTGCATTCGCGACCGCAGTAGCGCGGACGGCTTTAGCATCGGCAATTGCCTCTTTTAATAGTTCGCTGTTAATCATAGTTACAAGTTTCCTCTCTTGTGGATTGTGGAATTATTGGGAACTCCAATGAAGGGTTATTACAGAGTGGGTTAGCAACAAATTAGAAAGGGTTGTTGCATTTCAGTAATATATATTATAGAGAAAAAGTAAAACGATAACTATTTTCAAGATATTTATAGTCAATAGGAAATTCATATGCCTTTAAAATCACAAAAGCAAAGAAAGTTTTTTGAAACCGTCCGCGCAATCCAAAAAGGCGAAACGAAGCCATCGGAGGTTTCACGCTCCTTGCGTAAGGTGGCAAAAAAAATAAGTCCAAAAAGCGTCGAACAATTTGCGGCAACCAAAGAAAAGAATTTACCATTGAAGTTAAAAATGGAAATGTTAGGTTTGTTAAAAGAATTTCAATCCCCCACGATGCTCCAGGAAGGTCAAACCAATCCCATTGCAAAAGAATTCACCGCGAAGGGTAATTACGATCAGTATGTGAGCCGATTTGTTGGCCAACCCCTTTCTATGAAAGAGCTGGAATCGGTTAACAATTATTCGGAAGTCAAATCTAAACCTTTACAGAAGACCAAACCGCCAGGTAGCACTAATCCTGAAGAAGAAGCCGTGCGTGAAATAAAATACGAAACCTCCGACCAATTTAATAATAACACCACAACGACGATTAAAAAATTACGGGAAGGTTCCGCGATGCAATATAGTTACACCGCCTTTACAAAATACCGGCAGACAAAACCGGAACCTGATGCGCAAGCTCCGCCGGAAGGTGGGGCCCCTGAAGGAGCTCCGGGAGAACCGGCGCCAGGGCAGCCTCCAGCCCAAGGTGAAACTCCTGAAGGCGATGAAGTCATCGTAGCAAAATCCGTCTCCTTCGCGGATGATATCGGTGGTAGTAAAATCCTTGCCGACTTTTTAAGAAAATTGGATTTATGATAAGCCTTAAAGAAATTTTAAACACCGTTGCGGAAGAGAAAAAAACCGAATTAATTCCGCATGATAAATGGACAATCGTTGAGACGGACCATCTATCCGATATGGGATTTAAACCTAACGGGACATATTGTATGGGTTTGGAAAATCCCCCAATGTTGGTGTTCCGCAAAAAGGATGGTTTTTATTTAAAAGATGGCAAACGCAAAACCAATTTGAGATTCGAATCCTTCGATAAATTGGTTGGGTTTTTTGACAATTACAAACAGGATTCCGAAATCAAGTAATATTTATACGCATATGCAAAAATACAAAGTCCAAGAATTTAGTCTGAAGCGCATCGTCGAGAATCTTGATAAAATTCCACGCAATGGGGTTTTTGAAGATGACCGGCCCAAGCTCAGCAAAGATCAAAAACGTAAACTCATGGATATGGTGAGTCGTTTTAATGAGTATGGAAAATCTTTACAGGTAGAACAAGCCCTATCCGAAACTTCCAAAGCCTTAGCCGAAATTGCCACTATGGCGGAAACCTATGCGTGTAACGAAGCGGCGGATTGGTTTCAACAGGAAACCATTCAAAAAGATTTCAAAGATTTAAAGGGCCGGGTGGGTGAGTTCCAAAAAATTGCCAAGGAAACTTACAGCGGCGTCCAACGCCTTAATGCTTTATATGAAGATATGGGACATGTTTTGTCCCGTTATTACGAAATTAAAGACATTCAGGAAGTTTTGCGTAAGGGCCCCCAGGTTGATCAAAACCCGGTTGACCGTGAACGTCAGTCAATGGAAGAAGCTCCTATCATGGGCGAAATCTCCGATTCACCACAAGATATCCATGTGGATAAAATTACTGGCGAAGATAATTTGGAAGAAATTCGCAAAACTCCAACTTGTCAATACGAGCCCCTGCACGCAGATAAAACCGGCGGTCGGCCTTAATTAGTAAGGACTTCATTTAGAGGCGGGTTCGCCACGGAATTCTGTGGCGCATTATCGGGCTGTTGCATATTCCATAACAACATCGACACGTTGGCCACGTCAATCCAATCACCCCGATTGACATTATCCGCCAGACGATTTTTTAATAACTCTATCATAACAGGATCCTTGATATCCCAACCATGATAACCAGCATTCATTTTGGCCATCAACTTCTCAAACATAGCTTCGGTGAAAGAACTCATTAAAGTTGCCAGTGCTTCTTGTTCTGCCGCCTTCCGAACTTCCTCGGTAATATAATTTTCAGATTTAATCATAGATTGTTTTGTTTTGATGGCCAATAATAATTTAATTTGCCCTTCTCATCGGGGACATCAGGAAGTTCTTTCCACTCAAATTGTTTATACCAATTAAAATTCTTAAATAACAAGGCTTTTCTATGGCTTGAATGAAAGCTTTCACTTCCCATCCATGGCGGCGCTCCCGTGTTTTTGTGCTTACGCATTTCCTGTTTAATTTTCCGGCGGATTTCCGGATAATCTTTCCCACGTTCTTTGAGGACATCACAACCGGCTAACAAATATAAACCAAGATGGTATTCATGTCCACGCCACATTTTTGAAGCGGGGTGATTTGGCCAGCCGCCGCGGATTAACGTAATACCTTCACGCCAAACTTGATTACCCAGTCGGGACTTATCAAGACAACGCATAGACTCTAAATAATTAGGTAGAGGAAGGAAGGTTTGCATTATTTTTTAATTCGTCTTTATATGGACAGTTACGGCAGTTATGATGACAACATTTTCCACGGGATAATAACTCTTCCCGGGTAAGCGGACGATACCGACGATCCTGTACAGATTTTATCGGTCTATTATACAATGGAACAGAGATTTTGTCCATACCAAATTACTCTTTAAAATCGTCCAGGGTAAAGTTTTCCAACATTATCGTTTTATCAGGAAACACCACCGAAACACGGTGTTGTTTAAACTCAACCATTAATTTATTGGCTAAGATCATTGCTTTAGCTTCTAAGTCTTGGGGTTGAGAGGGATAACGGGGATAATTTATAGTTCCGACAACGGCTCCTGGTTCCATTCCATTTTTATAAACGAAGCGTGTCGGAGTAACCGTAACACAAAATCCAATCTGATCGACAAATTCTTGGCAGATACAATAAACTTCATCAATGGTGTGTAAGCGTCCAGTATACCCCTCTTTTAAGCCGATGTAAATGTTTGCGGTATACGTTGTTACCTTTTTCATTTTAATAATCTATGTATATGCGTGGGGGTGAATTTATTACCATATATTGTTCTATAACCTGCACCATTCATCCTCTCACAGACATCTTTAAGTTTTGATAATCCATCAGTATTGATAATAAAAGTTACAATTTGTTTTAGTCTATCATTGTTTATCTTTGCTTTATTTACTCTAACTGATACCGCTTTTTTTAAGGCATATTTAAAATTTGGATTTCCTAAACGAACCCCCTTATTTTTTGCTCGTTTTAGACCGTCTTTAGTTAATTGTGACAGAGAAATATTTCTTGGTTTTATTTCATGACACTTGTCATGACAAGCCTGACACAAAAATATGGTAAACACCCCACCTCTACTTTTTGGAATTATATGGTGTTTAATAACATTTTTATCACAACCACATTCAACACATATGCACATTTATTTTATTTGTTCAAATGGTTTTTGGCATATCATATCAACATACCGCATTAAATCTTGATAGACTTTATCTTCTTTTTTGAAATTCCATTTGGTCGTAGCAGAATCATTTATCCATTCTCGGAAATTTGTTCCAAACTCCTCACTCCTAGCTTTAAGATCACATGCCATTTCTGCCAAATAAACATCGGGCATGTCTTTGATACCTCCCGACCACGCTTCCGGATGATGCGGGTTAGTTTTTTGATGGTGGTGAATAGCCAGTTTCAATTTAAGTTTCGCGTGTTCTTCCGTTGGATTTCCCGTTGAAAGATATTCAAATTCAATTCCATGAAACTTGCTTGCGTCATGAATAAATCCGTTGGCTATCAATTGTTTTCCAAGATCAATCTCTCCACCAAGAATTAACTTTTCGCCTAGTAAAAAGCAATTATCCTCTACATTACGAATATGCCGAGCCACTGCCCGAATTTTTTCCATCGTGGCTTCCGCTTCTTTTTTTATTCGATCTACCTTTTTCATATCACGGCAAAAAACATCTCATAACCAGAGGATATTATACCACTGATTATGAGATGATCAAGTTATTATACTCTTACTTGGCGCCGTGCATTTTGATGAGTTCGAATGCCAGTTTACTAATTTGAAAACAATCTTCTGGAGATGGGACTATTACAGAACCTTTAACTCCACGACCCTGTCCATCAGCTTTAAGCAATTTTATAATTTCCTTACCAATCTGGACTTCCCGTTTTTCTTCGGGACTATCAGGTGTTTCTTCGTGAGACGCTTCATTTTCCTTAGCGACTTCTGCTTCTTTTACAAAAGTTCCTGTCTCTGGATGGTCAGAGAAGCCAAGGGCCGGAGCAATATCGCGGGCTTCTTGTAAAGCGCATTTGCGCGCCGTGTTAACGTCCTTGATGAAACCCAAACCAAAATTTTGAATTTTGTCATAGGACAATTCCGTTTTGGTGTTGGCAAACACCTTCTTCAGCCCTTCACGAATAAGCTTAGCGCGATCTGGATCCATCGCTTCGGTTAGGAGTTTAAATTTATTGTTTCCGACATTTTCAAAAAGTTTGGTTTTCATATATTTTATAAATTAAATTTCGGAAAGAATGTCCCGTATGATATTTTCCGTAGATTCCCACCTATTTGTAAGGGGATTTCGAACAATTCCTTCTTTTAAAGGACTTGCAGCGAACATAAATGCCCCGCGCGTACTGGGATTTGAAACAAAATCAAAAGCGATTAACTCGAAGTCATCCTGGACAATATCAATCTCTTCCCGGATATCCTTCTTCACCGTCCCCATGCCCCGGCTGGAGATACCCAGCCGGATGTTTGCCTTGAACAATTCTTTGAGAATGTTGCCATTGGGAGTGGGAAGGATTTCAATGGTCCCGACCAGATCATCCCCATCCCAGTGCATTTCAATGACATTGTGGGAAACATTTTGTAAATTAACTACGGAACTTTCAGGGTGATCCAGTTCTCCAAGGGCCCGGCGTTCTTTGATGAATTCATTATCATACTTGGCCGCTTCCCGAAGCAAGGTTTCTTTCTTATAGAGGCGCCCGTTTTGATTTTTGACATTCGCACGTTGGAGACAGCCTTTAACAATGAAAGGTCCATTGCCGGAGAGTGATTCGGTGAGGATATCACGCTGACATTCAAAGGTGAAACATTCAACAAGAACTGGTTTGGTTTGTTGGCTCATAAATTATACATCCAATCCCACCGTGTAGTCGATGGTTATCCGATAAAGCCGGCCGATTTTTTCCGCATCGGCATAACCGCGAGAATATTGACCGCCAGCTTCGCCGGCGGAACTGCGCAGTTCACTGGAAAATTCCAGCTTCAAATCCTGAAGGTCTACATCCGGCGCCAGATCTTCGACCGGAATTTCCAAAATCCACTGCGCATGATCACCGTCGCCGGGATCACCATTTTCGTCGCCCACCCACTTAGAGCTCTTGATATACGGCAAGACGGCGGCCGTGGGATTGCGTTGAACATTGGGATCGGCTTGTTTTTGGGGCGATAAAAACTTGAATAGAATTTCCCCAATGATCTGAGCCGCCCATTCCTTCTTGTATTCTTGATGGGCTTCGGCAACAGGAGCTTGACTTTCTGGCAATTGTTGTTGCTTATCATACATCCAATCCTTTGCCTCTTCTTCACTTTCAAACGGGCCTCCCATTTGATCTCCGTCACGGAGCACATATATCTCGCCTGGCTCCGTCCCTTTTATTTCCCACGGATCACGATCTTCCGCCACCGGAGCTTTAGTCGCATTCTTCATTCCCGCTGCCTGCGGTGTGACCTGAGTCGGCGCATTAGCCTTTGGAGCCGCCGGAGCTTTTGGCGCCTGAGGCGCCGCGGCGGGAGTCTTGGGTTCAGCGGGAGTTTGGTTCGTGGGTTGCTGGCCGGGTTGGGCCGCAGTCAATACTTCCACTTTAAAACCGGGCTTCAAAAAATATTCCTTGTTCTTTTCATCCTTGAAAACAACGACGTATTGCTTCCAATACCAATCGATACTCGCAGCGGAAACTTTTTCAATGACATAATCTTTTTCGGGCTGGCCGGGTTGACCCCGGGAAGCACGGCACTTAACTTTCTGCCCCACCACCTTCTGCTTCATACTCTCTTCAAATTTCTTCTTGGCGGCTTCCGTCGCGGAGGCAACGGAGGCTTCAAAGGAATTTTTCTCCGTCCCGACATCGTAAGCGAAGCCTTCCGCTAACATATGTTTCAATGATATTTGCTTGCTCATAAATCTTAATATTCCTTTTTCACTGGCTTGTAGCCAGTTTTCTTGGTCGCATCCATTGCCTTTTTACTACCGGCGCCTTTTTTACTGAATGCGTTGGGGGTCTGGATAGTTGGGCCACCTGAGAAAACTGCGCCGGAAGAGGTTTCTTCATTCAATCCCCCTTTACGAACTGACAACACTTTGATAGAGTCTGGTGGGATCCTGTTGGCTTTTGCTATGGATTGCATATAAGCAACCGCTTCGACCGATGCTTCCTCTTTAGTATTAGCATTGGAGTTAAACAATCTGTGTTTTTCATCTCCCCTAACAAGGTATGTTAAATAAACTTGAAACTTTCCATTCACCGACTCATTTAACCCCGTCTGTTTCGCCGCGGCTAAACAAGCATTATATCCAGCCGTAAACGCAACAGCATTATGGGATTTAATTTCCGCCGGAGTGGCCTGTTTCCATGCCACGAACGCCTTAACTAATTCATCAGTGGAAGCACGATAATTGACAGCTTCCCCTAAATTCGCCGTATCCATTGTATGTACATCAGTGGTGTCTCCGTCCATTGGATCAGGAATTTCATCACACTCATTAGTCGAACGAGTTTTTCTATTTTTATACTCATTCGCATCAATTGGACCGTCTAAAATATAATGTTTTCCATCACTTGCCCTACCCATTAAAAAAATATCTCCCCGTTTTATTGGAATTTTAACCATATGTTGATCATAACACCATTTTTCACCATTGGAAGCAGAACTCCCCATTTTAGAATCCAGCGGTTTCCCATCAACTATAGACCAGTGGATATGATCAAATCCAGGAAAATTTTTACCTTCATCATTTTCTGCCAGAGGCTCATTAGTCTGCGGCACTTTAGCGGGGTTAACCGGGCGCCAAGTCAAATTGGGCGGTTCCATAAAAAACCAACGGCCTTGCGCATCCTGTTTCAAATACTTAACCGGACCGCCTGAATTGTGTAATTGAACACGATAAAAAACTTCGTTCTTGGCTTCCCCCTTGGGCATGACATTGTAAACACTACCCCACTGCGCATTTGCCACCCCCTCCGCACCTTTGATGTCTCCACCTTGACCAAATCGATTGGCCAGCGCTTCGTAAATCAAACGGCGAATGGACTGTTTTAAATTGGTTAAATTATACGACGGCGTTTTCATGGCAAATTTGTTTACGGATTTCTTTTAGTAATTCATAGGCCAACAAGACGACCATTACCTGATTGTCTTTGACGACAGAGCCAGGTTTAACATTATCCAGCTGCCGTGAAACCTCATTGATTTTAATCTTAATGACTTCTGAATCGTGAATTTTATCACACAACTCATTCAGTTCATTTTTAGCCGCATCAATTTTAACGCCCAGAAATTTGCCCAATGAATTAGTATTGGAGACATTGTTAATGTATTCCCGAAGAATTTCTTTTTGGTTTCCGTCAAAATCCTTGTATTTTTGATTGACGCCCTCAACTAAAAATTTATAAGACAACAATCGGATGTCATCGTCCTGTTGTTCATAAAAATCCATCAGATCGTCGTCGGGGTTGGGTTTGGTATTGGGGCGATCAATGATATTTTCCACGATGCAATTTTTTGATTGGTAAATCTCCTTCAAATCAAATTTTACATCCGCGGAAGATGAGTCTTCAAATACTTTATAAATGGAAGCGTATAAACGATAATTTTTAACTCCGGATTTTAGAAAGTCATCGATGGGATAACGGGCTTTGATATCCTTAACTAGATTATATTTTTCAAAAATTAATTGTTTGGAATCCAGGCGCCGACGGCGCTCAACGACCGTCTGAAGAAAGCGTTCCGCGTTTGGTTCATTTTTAATTTTTTCTTGGATGAGACAACTATAAAGTTGCCACTCCTTACCTAATTCGGTATTTTCCTTAAAATAACGAAACAAAATATCCTGGGCTTCTGACTCTTCTTTACCAGCAATAATATCTGCTGTTATCTGCCTTGTCAAAAGTTCGAATAAAATGCCGGTATTTCTAAATTTGGAATGCCGCAGTTTCTTATGCATATGCTTAAACGCTTCTACTTAAATTATAAATATGATAAATCCTAGTGAAAATCATACAATTGTCATTGATCAGAATCGATTATATTATCTTCATCCAAGAAAGTTTTCGAACCGCTTTCTTCCATTTGGCCTCCGTTGGTTTTTGTCTCCGTGAGGATTTCCTTGGTGGAATTAACCAAAAACGCATCCAAAGAGGTAATAATTGGGTCCCGGAGCGTTTTCATGACCTGAGCCTTGGTCTGAGAGCGTTCGGCTAACGTACCCATATCAAACGGACTACCGCCCTGCCACTGATGAGTGAGCGCGCTACGTTTTCTTGGTTCGGCGCGGTTTTCTTTATCCCCTAGTGGGTCTTCGCCGAACGGATAATCACTCGCGTCTTTTTTACCCGCTTGCGACGGGCGGACATAATCATCCGCCGGTTCGCCGTGGCCTTCCTTGAGCGCGTCGGCTAAATCCGCATCCGGCCCGCCCGGAGCGCCTCCCGGCTCACCACCTGGCGTGGCTTCCGGCCCGCTGCCTCCTGGTTCCGGGCCGCCGCCTGGCCCCCCATCCAATCCTCCCAAATCGGGTGGACCGCCATCCCCACCGCCCTGATCCTCACCGCCGCTCGGTTTGATTTTTTTGAACGGCTGGGCGGGATCATTACCATCCTCTTCAATACTCTTAAAGCGATAAAGCGATTTAGCATCTTCAATCAATTCCTTACCCAACACTTCCGCCGCGTCTTCGTCAATGCTAAAGACGTGGTCATAAATCCACTTTTTAGAAAACAATTTGTTTTCCATCATATCCTTGGCGACACTGACTTTATCGGTCCAGAGCGCTACTTTTTCTTTTTCAAAGATGATGGATGGGTTGGTGAGTTCAAGGGAAAAATTCACCAGATCTTCATCCCGGTAACCCTGAGAATATAAGTGAACCCGCGCGATATGCCCAAGGGAGGAAATCAAAAAGTTCTGGATGCGGCCAATTGTCCGCGCGAAGCGCACGTCTTCCGCAGCCAGAGTTGCTTTTCCGGACAATTCTTCTTCATAACCCAGGAAGGCTTTGGGAATTTTCAAACCCGCCATCAGTTTATTACGTAGATATTCAATGTCATCGGTTCCGGTCCATTCCATACCGGTCAAATTTTCAATGGAATTACCACTATCCGAACCACGCACGGGCAAGAAAAAGTCCTCCACCATATTCTGTAAGTTGAATTTTAAATTGTAATCCCCTGTGCGTTGATCAATATATGGTACTTTTTTCATCTTTGAAATAAGCTTTTCCATATGTGCGTCAACTTCATTGGGTGGGATATTACCAATATCAACTTTAAATATGCGTTTTTCCGGCGCACGCATTATCCGATGGATTAACATCGCGTCTTCCATCAGGGAGAGTTGTTTCCAAATGCGCCGGGCCCCTTCCAACATACCCTTACCATAAGGCAAGAAATTACTATCCGACAATAATCGAAAATGGACCATTTCAAATTCTTCCAACGTATCCGCCTGAGAAGAATCCGTGGGCCGGATTTGGAACTTCACATAATTTTTATTCAACGGATCAGAATTTTCGATGCGTTCGACGTTATAAGCACAGATTGGTTCCGCGAAATAAACGCCATAGGTGGGGGAAATATAAAGTCGTAAGAAAAAATCCCCATATTTTGCCATATTGCGGGTCCAAGACCAGAGATTGAACTGGATATTTAGAATGTCATAAAAAAGGTTGTTTAGTACATCTTTAATGTTGCTATCATCGGAGTGGATGACTATAATCTCACCCAATTCGTTAGGTGTTAAACATTCGTCGGCATAAATATCTAAGGCCGAAGAGATTATGGGATCCATATCCATCGTGTCGTAGTCGCGAAATAAGTCAATTCGCGCGGCTTGATAAGAAAGCGCAAAGTCACGGGTATAAGCATTGTAGCCTGTTGAACGAACGCGATTGAATCGATCCCGAGTCGTGTTCTGAGATGTACCCACCATTAAGTTATCGGTGTCGATAACTTTTAACTTCTTGCCGCCGATGTTGCGAACGATGGTTCCAGAAGAAAATAGTCTTTTTAAACGCGCAAATAACGACCTCTCTCTGATATCGGTTTCGTCAGAGGCAGTGAGGTTATTTTTCATTGAATTTTGTGCCATAGATTAGAAATATATAGAGTACTGCGATGTATAAATAGTTTTTATAGTAACCACGATAGATTTTCTCTCTGATCGTTGCCAACTCCACCAACTCGCATATTCCACTGATCAAAGGCAGAGTTCTGTGCGCTGCGCGCAGTATAAATGGGTGAGTGGCCGGGAGGTTTGTCAGGTGTATGAATCTCTTCCAACATTTTTTTGGCGATTTCAATATTTTCCTCTTTCCATTTGAGGGAATTATCACGGACCCAAAGTCCAATGCCCAGCGACATGACCAAATCGTCGTGGTAACCCGAAGCGGCTTCGGCCCGGCCATTATGCCAAATAAATGTTTTCAATTCGTGGATTAAACGAATGGAGCGCGGAGTAAAATATTTTTGAGCAAAATACAATTCCACTTTACCAATGATAAGAATACGAGTTTTTTCATTGGTGGAGAAACCAGGAAGAAGCTTCTTTTCTTCAGCGTAATACTTATTACGAATTTTCCCTTTGGTTTCAACATACAATTCATTGGAATTGGTAAAAACCAAATTGCGATAACCATCTGCCATAATAAATTCCAAAACGCCCCGGCCGTAGGATTCACGTTCAACCACCAATTGCGCGTTATTATAACGTGTAGAAACCGAAACCAAGATTTTGGCGAACTCCAATATCCCAATTTTATCCTGATATTCCGCAACTTGGGTCATTGTGTCCCGGTCAATAACGTGAAATGCGGAATAGTCGCTCCCGTCTCCGGTGGCCACGTCCGCAGTAACCAGATAATCAGTATTATCCTTGGGCCTCTCCCAAATCCACAACGCCTTGCCTTCCGCATAGTCAATGGGTTCAACGACAAAATCCTTTTCAATTTCCGCCAATTTAACCAGATCAATAACATTGTTACCGGAGGCTAGGAAATCACAATCACATTCTTGGCCCGCCATGCGTGCGCCTAATTCCCGGGTCTGCGCATCCCGCCATATCTGGGTTTTTTCCGGATGAAGATGCCACGGCAATTTTATGGTCTTGAAATTATTTTGATGTGCTTCTGCTTCCGACCAAGTTTTATGGAAGAAATTGCCCATACCATTCGGCGTGGATAAGATGATCGCTTTCCCCGCGGCAACCGTGGCGAGCGTTTGTTGCGCGGAGGTCCAAATATCTTCGATGCCATCAATAAACGCACATTCGTCAATAATCAACAGGGACGCAGCGAAACCCCGGGCAGAGTCGGAGGCGGAGGAAGTCGCCAGCACCCGGGATTGGTTATTGAGCTTCAATGAGAGTTTATTACTTTCCACGACCGGAATTTTTAACCAGGGTGGTAATTCATCATTGGCAAGTTTTATTTTACCAATAACTTCTTTCGCCGCGGTTTCCTTAATGGAAATAACCAGAATATTTTTACCGTCGTGAAAAATTAATTCCCAAAGCGCATAAGCGGCGACAAGAGTGGAAATACCCATCTGCCGTGATTTGAGCACTACGCAACGGCCGGAAGAATGAAAATCCTTCAAACATTGTTCTTGAAACGGATAGAGTTCAAAGGGAATGATACCACGATCTTGGTGTTGAATTTTGACATATGTTTTTATGAAGTATAGCGGCTCCATCAAACATTTAGCGTATTCATTACGCATGTACTGGCGGGCTTTTTGCGCAGCAAGTTGTTGCTTACTGGCCATTAACTTCCTTTTCCTCCCCCAAGGAGGCGATGAGGTTTTCCGTCGCGACAATATCCTGTGTCAGTTTTTCATAATCCATTTTAGCTCCGGACAACAAAATATCAATTTGGGTATTTGTCCACGTTTCAAGTTTGCCCTTTTCATCCACAAAAGACATTTTCCCATCGGTTGTCGTGAGATAGTCAATTGATTCTTTAATGTAATTGCGCATGTCTTGGATATAAGCTAATTGATTTTTTAAAACTTTGCGTTTTTCATATACATCCCACGTTCCATCCATACGCATTTTAGTATCGTGATCAATGGTACAATTATAGCACATTCCCGTCTTTGGAAAAAACCTCTTATCCAATTGAGTTCCCCACCGCAAATCAATATGGCATTTGGAGCAATTTTGCCGGACTAAATCCCTAATCGCATCCGCTTTTTCATTGACAATCGCTTTATACCCACTCCGTTGTTCCCACACTTTACCCTTCGCATCCACCCAACGTTCATCCAATTTTCGTTTGGGTTCCTGTACATGATAACCAAATTGAGTGAATGGGTTTTCCCCTGAAACCACCGATTGAATATCTTGAATTTTCCAACGTCTTCGTGCCATAACTTATATTCCTTTTGAAAGTCTTTTTGCTTTGTAATGAAAATAAACAGGACTTTTAATCCCTAAACTTCTGTAGTATTTTGCCCAGGATAAATATTTTTTTGTTTTTTCTTTTTCTTCTAAATACCCCCTATATGTATTTATGAGAAACTCATCCGTATATACTTTCGACCTAGGCTTTCTATTTTTAATTCCAGCCATATTCTTTTCTCTAAACACAGGATCTTGCCACAATAATTTAGATTTATCCGAATACATTTTTTTATATTTTTCCGATTTCATCACCAACCTCCACTCTTTATGTTTTGGAGAATTGGAAATTCCATTGGATAAATTTTTCTTCGCTTCTTCGCTTCTTTTTTTTCCTGTGTGTAATTTTTTAGAATTTTCTGAGAATAGCCGTTTATTTTCTTCCGTATGTGTCTTTCCAAAAAATGGATTTTTATTTCCAACCGACCGTTCTACCAATTTCTTTTTGAGAGCTACCGCCATATCACGACCATATATCTGCTCCCACGTCTTTCCTTTTCTAAGTATGCTATTTGTTTTTGCTGCTATTTCATTTGCCCCACCGAAGCCCCCATCCGTTATGTTTGTTAGATTTCCCTTCCCATATGAGAAGATCATCTCTTTTTCTTTTTTAAACGCATCGTCTTCACTCACTCCGGAGAGAATTATTTTATAAGAAATATCAATAAATCCGTCATTTAAAATTTGTTTTATTTTGTAAAATTTATGTGGATTTTTCCTCAATTCCCGCTGATCATTTTTCTTTACTTTTTTGACGTGGTGATACATCCTGTCTTTTTTTCCTTTGCCGATATAAAATGGATTCCCGTCTCTGGGATCAATAAGTTCGTATACATAAAATTCGTCCATACGAACATAAATAGGAAAAATATTTTAAAAAAACAGGATTATTTTCTCCAGTCATCGTTTGTATCTTATAATTCCGAGTATCATATTAATGGGGGCAAATAAACCTGTTAGCTTATAAATTTTACCGTTGCGATAAAAAGCAATTCCCTCCGTCCCCGCGACTTTTTCCAACCCACCCAAACTCTGAATGCGGTTTAGTTCCCGCTCCAGTTTGGAAATAGCTTCCGGGTCATTGGATTGTCTTATTTTTTCAATTTCTTGCTGAGTTTGCTGCGCCACCGCCCGAGCCGCAGCATCAGGACTTGCGGCCAAATAACCGGTCGCATTAGCCAAGACATCCACCCCAAGCTTTAAAAATAAATTTTCAAACGCTTCATTTACTTGTTTAAAATAAGCTTGAGCCGGTTTACCATCGAATTCCGCTATCCATTGTTTAAATTCCGGAGAAACGATTTCTTTTTGAAGTTGGGCAATTCTCTTACTCTTATCATCGTGAACCCATCGATTGATTAAATCACCGACAATGTTTTTTGGAATCTGATAACCAAATTCAGACGCTTTCTGCGTGATCATTTTACTCCAAAGCCCCGTGTGGTAATCGGAAATGGTTGCGGAATCGGGCAACTTACCCTGAGCTTGACGAATCTTATCCAAATATTCTTTCTTTTTCTGTTGAAAATCTTTGACTTGTTTAAGCACAATTGGGTTTGGGCCACGGAGGGTAAAGTTCTTTTGAATATTTGAATTTACTTTTTTAATGATTCCCTCTAAATACTGCCCCGCGTTTACCATACCCTGGCCGATGGGATTGCCCTGTTCATCATATTCTACGGTACCGTGGAATACCAAAACATTCATCCCATATGGGATAACATTTTGGGTGGCAGGTAGAATTACCTCAACATTAACGAACCGCTTGCCTTCTTGAAAAATTTCCCGCAATAAACGAAGATCGACTTGTTTTAAAGCATTTTCCAGATCCCCCATTGCGGTAACAAATGCTTTACGAATCTGCGGCGGTCTGTCCGCAAACATTTGATCCAGTTGATCCTTGGTTAAGGAATTTTCTCCATAATTTTTAATATGACCTTTATTCCTAGCCGCTCGCAATTGTTCGCGTTTCCAAGTAAACATCAGATTTTGTCCATCGACCTTTTCATCAGCTTGAATTTTCCCCGACAACGCCGAATTGACGATGGCTTTTACATCCCTAAAGGTAAGGCTTAAATCTTCATAGGGGTGGGCTAAATGGCCGTATGCGCCACCTTCTACAATTCGTTGTAGAAAAGATTCTAATTCCACACTACTAATTGATGATAAAAAATATTCACTTAACGATGTCATACACATAAATACGGTCAAATTGACGATGACACTACAGTTTTTATCACGCCCGCTGACCAATAGATTTGCCGGCCCCCCGTGGAACCATCAAACGCTACATTAACCGATTTCCCCTCCACTGGCGTCACGAGGAACGATTTACACGATCCTGTACGTAAAGTAATGTATTCGCTATCGTGACTGACGTTGATGATGGGGGTTCTTTCTAAAGCGCCCGTTAAACCGTTCCAGGTGACTAACCGATTATAATCAGTAGGGGAACAATTTGTAACAAGATGGGGAAGATATAAATTGTTATTAATGGTGAAACTTTCCGCAGTTGAAGTTATGGTTGTGTTATTATTATTGACGACCAAAACCTGACCTAAGTGGTCACTACCCAATAAACTGATCCCATCCGGATCTACCCCCTCCGTCGCTTTTAATTCGGTTGGGATGAGAATGTGATTGATATCATATAACTCAGCCCGGAATTCAAAAGCTTCGTTTGCCACATTTAGGGGGCAAGGAACCCGAATAACAAGAACTTCCGGAGAAAATCCAGTGTCGCCGTAAGCTTTTAAAGAGAGATCGGATAAAGTAACATTACATTTATAGGGAACAATTTTTAGAGTTCCGAAATAATCGTCTTGCGGAGTAAAATACAATGTCTGAGGTTGATTGAAAAATTTCTTTGAAGTCAGTTCCTGAGTGCTTATTTCTCCAATTTTCAATCCATATACAGGATCATAGGTTGGTTCTTGGGCAATGGAAGCCACTGAGCTTGTGAAATAAAAACTAACCTTCGCATCGGTTGCCCGGATATCTTTTTCAATAATAATTCCTGATTGAAGAGCGTGGAGAGAATCCTTTTTGAGATTTATGAAATTGGAATTGTATGATGAACCTGAGAGAGAGTTATATTCCGTCGAATTATAAGGGTAATAATTATTATCGTTTACACTACCAATGGTGTCGGTTTTTACCAAAACATATTTGGAACCATCCGCGTTTTTGGGTGCGCCACAATCAATGTACATTGAATTGAGTGGAGATGATTTAGCCTGAAGGGTTATGTCAGCGGAACTCGAAAACCAATATTTGTTGATATGAAATTGGTGATAAAACGTTCCCAATCGATAGTACGCACGATTAAACGTTACGGTGTCCGTCAACAATTCCACCGCATTCAATGGTTCGTCGGAAATTTGTTGAAACTCTCCAGGATAAAACAAACTGCGCCGATATAACTTATGCCGCGCGATAAAACCGGAAAATGGTTTTATGTTTCGATAGGTGGCTTCTACGTAAGACTCCTTGACATTAACGGGCGCATGGGCGCCAGACGGGAAGGTTGTCAGACTAGAATCAGGATTAGTATTGTATTTTATATAGTTGTATGGAATAGAACACGATCCGGAGATAATCGTCGCTACGAATTTGCTATTACCAACACGGTAATAAAACGGATCATTCAATACTAAAGTTTTTGTATCGACAACCTTTTTAACCTTGAAAGTTTCGGTCAAATTGACGTTCACTTCTTTATGCGACAGAGGCAATTTTATTTTCGCGATGGTAAGGGTTATGTCACGCCCTTCCATCTGCGCATTAAAGGATCCGGTCTGAATTAATCCCGGAGATAAATCCGCATCAGATATCCCGGAATTAACAATTCGATAATCAATCTCCGTTCGTTTTTTATTAACCAATGCTTGGTTCGTGTCGGCTAATGGATTAACCGGATAAGAATAGAATTGTGATTGAAAAGTTAATGCGACATTCAAATCCGCCGCGGTCGTTGGCGTCGGATCGTCAATGACAATATCCGGAGCTGACACATACCCATCGCCATTGTCATCAATAGTTATTGCCGTTACCTTGCCACCAGAAATAGTAGCGTGGGCTACCGCGCCTGCGCCTGAACCGCCGGTGAAAGTTATTCCGGGAATAGTGGTGTAGCCAAGTCCGCCTGAGGTTACGGCGATGGTGTTAATTTGATTGGTAATATTAACCTGTGCGGTGGCCTGAACAACAAATCCCCCACCGACGAATGTAATGGCGGGAGAAGTAATATAGCCCCGCCCCGCGTCGGTGATGGTGACGGAGGCGACATAATCGCCGGATAAAGTACATGTCGCGGTGGCCTGGCGGGGATTGGGTCCTGTGGGTGCGCCGATGACTATTCCTGGCGCTGATGTATATCCTGACCCCTTAAATCCCGGAGAAATAAATGTTATCGAACTGACAAAACCGATAACGGTTGCGGTTGCGGTTGCTTGACGATATACGGTCGCCACATCAACTTCGGAGGCCAGGCCCAGATCGACGACGGGATATAACAATGGTCTAATCTCTAATGTTGGTTCATTGTAAAATCTTACTTTTTTAGAGTTGGTAAGAGTTTTGTCAATGGTTATATTTCGTACCCACCGCACCAACCGATTATCGATTGTTATGCCTACGAAAACCAGTTTGGCCGGGCCATTATATGAATCGCCATAAACGTGAAATGACACGACGAAATTTGACACGTCGGTAAATTGAGCAATTTTTGATTTAGCCTGCTCGAAGTAAAGGGAATTGCCATTCGAATCAATACACTCAATCTGAACTTCAGATTTATCTTTAAGTAAAGATGACCCGTTAAAAGCAACAGGATTTCTTCCAGCTGTAAAAACGGTGTCGATTTCAGTTATAACAAAGTATTTCGAAGAATCAGCGGTATCTTCGATATCAACTTTTTTGGTAAGCAGGTTTAAAACCGGTCCACGCTTACCAAACGATGGCAGTAAATTCATACACCATATAAGTATATGAAATTTTGGTTATTTTATACGAAGTTAACTTTGGAAAACCCGTTTTCTTTCTTGATTTCGATGTGTTTATCCACCATATCCTTAAGCGCATCAAGGTGGGAGATGATTAAAACGAAGTCAAATTGAGTTTTCAGGTAATCAAATAGGGTGTTCATCGCTGCGAGGTTGTCCGCATCTGCGCACCCAAACCCTTCGTCGATTACAATCGCATTCATCCGTGGTAGATTGGAAATGTTAATCAACGCTACCCGAATGGCCAAGGACGAAATGAATCTCTCAAGGCCACTGGATAGTTCCAAGGCCCAGCGATTTTTCTCATAGACAATGAACGGAGTGATGTTTTTACCATCCGATTCCAATTCCACGGAAAATTCAACGATTTGGCTGAGAATATTATTCACTTCCCGTTCAATTTCCGGAACTGTTGCGGAGATAACTTCATAGGGAATTCCGTCCCGACCGACACATTGGACATACAGGCTATAAGATTCATATTCATCTTCGATGGATTTAGCCTTTTCCACTTTCTTTTTTATCTCTTCGATCTGAGTTTTTAACACCGTAAGTTTGCCATTCAAATCCAAGATTGTTTGGTTCACGGTCTTGTGGGTGTGAGCGACATTTCTCAATTTCTGATTTAGGACTTCCACTTCTTTTTGAATTTGTTTATTGGATTCGATGTCTTTTTGGTGATTGTGATAAAACTCAATGTCTCTGGTGATCGCATCCCGTTCTGCCGCCAAGCGCACGATCAAGGTTTCAGATTTGGTTATTTTTGCCAATTCATCATTAAAATCATCCTTACTCTGAACTAAATTTTCGCGAGTTGTGAGGAGTAATTTATGATCAGCCACCACCCAGGCCAAATCATCCTTTTTCTTACTGATCTGTTGAAGCCGTTCAATTAACTTGGCAGCGGCCAGTTTTTCCTGAGGCAATTCCTCTTTTGTGCGCAATGCGTCTTTGACGAATTCGTTATTAACACAATATTTACAATTTGGATCATATTCGTGTTTATTTAACTTGTCCAATTTATCTAATTTGGAACGCACTTCAATCTTCTTTTTATCCACGGAATTTTTCAAATCCCGCCAAAGAATTTCAGCTTCGGAGAATTGGATGTAAATCGTCTCAACATTTTTATGAGCCAGTTCGGTGATGACTTTCTGAAAGCCATCGATTGATTTTTGTAACGTGACTGAGGCTTGGGTATAACCGAGGAGAGAACGTTGTTCCTTTTCTATTCTCTGAATTAAATCTGACTTTGATTTTTCCGCTGCGGCCAGATCTACGACTTTATTGTCCGTATTGACAAATCCTTTAGAAACATCAACAATTTTTAAATTTACCTCTTCACGTTCGGAAGCTAACCGATTCAATTCGATATGGGAAGTGTTATATAAACTTTGAGAATTCCCCAACGCATTATTTAATTCTACTAACTTTTTAGTAAAGTCGTCATTTTTGTATTCCTTTAACAAAACCGTCAGTTCTTTAAGTTTTTCATTGGAGACACTATATAACCGATCAAAAATTGTTAGGCCGATAAATTGGCTCAACAAATCCTTACGTTCGGAGTGACCCATATCAATAAACGAATTTGAATTTTTTGCGTTTTGAACCGATAGAGTCGTTAGAAGAAAATCGTCATAACTTCCAAGGTAATCACGGATAACTTCGTTGGTATCCCGCCGGCCTTCCCCGTGAAGTTCAATTTCTTCTCCGTTTTCTTCTTTCCAAAACTTTACCGTTACGGGGACATTTCCCTTCTTGTCCGCTTTCCCTCCACGTTCAATGAAATAATTGATCCCGTCGATTTCAAAATTGAACTTACACCGGAAGCTCATTTTTTGATTGTTCAAAATGAAACTAGCTTTGTATGCTTTATCACACTTGTCAAAGATACAAAAAATTAGAGCAGATAAGACGCTTGATTTTCCTGACGCATTCGCAGCAAATAAACCGACAACTTCGCTGAGCTTGGAAAAGTCTATGACATTCCCCTCTCCGTAAGAAAACATATTGTCAAATTCAAATAGCTTTGGTTTCCAACGAATGTTTCGGCTAAACCCATCCTTTTTAACTTGGTTATTTATAACCTTGTTCACCTTGAGCACACTTTCAATGGTCGGTTTGTCCACCACTTTCATTTGTTTTTTAAGATGGTCGGTGATCAATGAATTTTGATATTCTGTGTCGGATAAATCACCCGATAAAATGGCTCCAGCTTTGATGGTTTTTTGATCGGTAGGGGATGTTACCCGCACGTAAATGACATCTGTTATATCCGCGACCTTACGCACACTGGACAGAACCGCTTTTACTTCGGTGGCGACCGACTCAAAGCAACGAATTCTCAACCGCGCTTTTTTTGGTATATTCGCTAAATCGGTATTTAGTTTTCCTTTTTCTACGTCAATGGTGAAATGTCCGTATTCGTTTGGAATTTCAACGTGGGTATATGAAACTTTACCCAGATCCCACAAACTGAACCCATGTCCTTTTAAATCTTCGCCGTGATTTTGTTGAATCAACGATCCCGCGTAATGAATAAAAGGTTGACCTTCATCCGGGTCATATAATTGTAAATCCTGCTTCATATGAATATCGCCTAGCAAGGCGATTTCATGTCCATCAAATAAAGCGGTGGGGTAGGATTTACTGGAGATGGTATACCCAAGATCAGTCAGCGCATTGTTTACCGGACCGTGGAACAACGCAATAAAATGTTCGTGGGAATTTTTGTGAACGGTTGGAATATCCTTGAACCGAAGATATTTTTCGACCGGATCGAACACGCCCATATTATTAAACAACACATTCCCAAAACTGTACAATCCCGAATCACGGAGGTAGTGGATGTTTTTGTGATTAAGCGCGTCGACCAGAGGACTTAAACAATCAAGCCGATTGCGGTTAGTCAATGTCGCATCGTGGTTTCCCGCAATTAAAATCACCGGACGCATTTCCGCGAGAGTATACAAAAAATCCTTGGCTAACTGAATTCCCTCCGGCGCCATTTCCGATTTATTGTGAAAGACATCGCCCAAGACCGCAATAACGGTGCTAGCCGGTGTTTTAGCTATTTCTTCATATAATTTATCAAACACTCCACGATATTCTTCATTTCTTTTATTAAGTCGAATGTGGATGTCGGCCACATGGACGATGTGCGAAACTTTAGCAATATCGGTTTTTAATTTGGTAATGGGCATATTATTCGAATAGTTTCATAGAAATGATGTTGTGAAAATCGGATGGTTTGGAATCTTGTATAATTTCGCTTATCCTACCGAACCCCAGTATGGATGGGTCTTTTTCTTCAAGTTTAATCAAATGTGAGTCGATCTCTTGAGCGGTCAAAAATTCTTGGATTTTGATGGCCGCACCCCGAGCGTCGTTATCCAATATAATATTGACCCGGCCAACCCCTTCCCGAATAATCGCTTCCTTCAGCGAAAAACTCATAGTTTTCCCAAACAGGGGGATAGCGTTTTTCCGAATAGCTAAAGCGTCAAAACTACCCTCCACTAAAGTAATATCCTCAGCCCAATTGATAAACAATTCAAATCCGATTACATCCTTGCTCCAGTCAGGAAGTTTATGTGACATAGTCATAGCTTCATAAAAAGCTCTGGATGAGAAAAAGTTCAAATTCCCGTCTTTATCATAAGATGGGATAATGATCCTATTCTGATACTCCCCAGCTTCCGCATATCCAATATTATATCTCAGAATGTCTTCATCCGTGACATTTCTTTTCCGTAGATAGGACATAGCCGATTTTCGGTGGGGGGAAGCATATGTTCCACCCCAAAACCCATCGGCCAAGGGAATGAAGGTGTCTGGGAGCTGTTTATGTTCCTTTTTAATGTCATCTGGGGCCTCTATATTTAACCTTTTGTCCTTGGTTATGTCGTAGAGCCGCGTAAAATATGACCTAGCTACATTTAATTTTTTAAAAAGGCTGCGGAAAGACATTCCGGAGGTATTACATGTCCAACAATGCCATTTCTGAACATTAAGATTTACCTCTAACTTGGGCTTATAATGATGACAAAACGGACAAAAATACACCGCCTCTACCCCTTTTCGGATTTTGGCTTGTTGATTGAACACTTCATTTAACAATGAAAGAAGCTTTGTCTGGTCTATTGACATGAAGGGGATTGTACGGTCTACCTCCGACTAACATCAACTTAAAATAACGTTATTGACCGCTTTCCGATTGCGAATTCTTAAATTAAGTACCTCATTATAGTATTCGTCACTAAAAATCGCATTGCGATCAACTAGGGTCTTGGTTTCCCAATAAGCTAACAAAAGTTTGGAGGGGTGAAAAGATAAAATTTCAAAAACGAACTTGTCTTTACCATATTTTATAACATCTTCGTTGAGAATGGGGGAGGATCCAGTGTAAGACTTCCAGTCAGATTCGATGGTATACCGTCGGGAATTAACCCGCCCTTTTAGCGGTTTTCGTTTCTTTTTGTTAACCAACAATTTTTTCCCGACGTATCTGCGATTGGTGAGAGTATTGGTAATAACATAAACGAAACCAATAGCCTCCGTGGGAATAGCTTTTAAATTTTCTGGAAGTTTCCAGTGCCCAAATGACATAACTTTTTGAATGGATTTACGGCTTGTATTTTTTGGTCGTGTGACCTTGTAAATACATAGATCCTCCGGGATTATTAAATTCGCTAGAATTCATTTTGACCCGGAATCCAAGAGGAGTCCAAAAGCGTGACTGGAGAGAATTTTCCACTGGCGCATGCAGCCCCCACTTACCAATAGTTTTAGCGTCGTAGGCTCCGCCAGCTTTCTGGGAGTTATAACGTTGAGCTAGATTATTTTCAGTTGATGGTCGTGCGGTTGGTGTCATATATCATTATCCTTACTATATAAATATAACTCTCAGGGCAATTCATACCTTTTTCGTTTAAACATTTTTTCTACAATTTCTTAAAAATCCATTTTCACTACAAAGTTATAGGGATAATCAGGCAATAGTTTAATGGGACTACCTAATTTAGCAATTGCAGCCAGTTCACCATCCTGATAAAGGCCGATGGAAGTCACATAGGGAGTCAAATAAGATCCCGTCTGATCATTTTTGCTTAACCGATCATAATCAAAAAATTCGGAACGGATGGTGGGTAAGTGATTGCGATTGGTTTTGGCATTTAACTGATCGACGGTCGAACTATAAAGCCGTTGGGAGGAATTTGTTGTCAGATATTTATCAAAATTAGTTTGATTTAAACGATTGGAAAAATACTTCCACAGAATATTTTGGTCATTGACATCGATGATATTATCTTGATTAAAATCCAGTGCCGAATACATCGCAGTTGTATTTAACCACGCAAAACTGGAACTATACAATTCGTTTGTCCCATAAAAATTTCCGGAGTTTTTCAAATAATCGTGCCAACAGATTTCGTCATCGGCGATCAAAACGGAAGCAGACCAGTTTGAGTTCTGATCACTATCCCCCTCCGTACGTTTGTAGTTCATATACATCAACAACACATCAACATCTTGAAAATCAAAAACCCCGTTCTGATTGATATCAAACAGAGACCTAGTTATGGAGGTGGAGCTTGGATTGGTACTGACATTAAATTCCCCTGGTTCCACAGAGCAAATAATTTGTTTTTCGTGTAACGTCTGCTTGTTATGAAACATCAGATCGTATTGATAGTCAGCATCGGATATGGGATTGAAAAACAAACCATCAAATTGTGAGCCGGAGGTTATAATCACAATTTTGCCATTGCGATAAAACACATTCCCAACTTGAAATTCGGATTTATAATTGGCAAGGTTGTAAATGTAAGCTTGTCCCGATATGGGATCGAAGTCATTTAGGTTGCTACCGGTGTAATAGATGTCTATTGTGCGTTTGGAACCACTGATATTCATTGGTGACCCAACCACGATAAAGCGATCCGACATATCAATCCCCCAACCGAAATTGCGATAGGGCGCAAGATAGCGTTTTTTAATTTGATAAGTATTGTTGTACTCCCACAGATTTGATCCGGTGTTGTATTGTAAATAACAATACTGACCTTGGATCTGATATTCCTCTTCGGTCCGACAGAAATGTGCTTGGTATAAAGAACCTTGGATATAACACGGCGATAGAGATGATGAGCCCATTTGGATAGTCGTTAACTTAGGACAACCAACCACCAATTTTCCCGCATAGGTGTCGAGTGAATAACCTAAACGGTGATTTTTAAGAGAATCCTCCGTACCGTGGGATTTCATATTCAACGAAAATCCATAGTCCGCAACTGGACATCTTTCAAAAACATAGAAAGCGCCTTGTTGATAAACTGCGGACTGGGTGTATTCAAAATAATACCGATCAAATGGAGCGCCGATGGCAACGGTGTCGCCATAGATGGAAACGTCATAACCAAACATATCCGCAACTGGGCTGGGCCCGGCCCAGGAAGAGGATAAGATCGGATACGCATCGGGATAATATGTCAGTGGTAAATTAGTATAGGTCGGAGTGAAGTAAAAAGTTTCTTGCCAACTGGCGCTGCTAATACTTCCTGAAAGACCACCACTGCCGCTAATCTCATAGTAATAAACCTTTGAACCACTTGGGCGATGAGTGCCAATAACCATACTCTGAGAATACGCAACGGAGCGTGTTGTGTAGTTTATGACTCCCGGCGCACTATTTAGTTCCAAGGAATATCCGAATAAATCTCCAGGTTGAGCATCACTTGCGGTGATCGTGGAATGAAGCGACCAGCTTAAATTTGCGAGCGCCGTGCCGCCAAATTTGCGAAACATATGAACCGCTCCACGGGATGAACTATAAAATGGAGAACCGACTGCGACCCAATCGTCATTGATAGAGACTGCCCAACCGAAAGATCCAGTCACGGTCGGGACCGGATTAGTCAAGGTTAAAATGTAAGGATCATAATCAACGGATTCCGTCAACCGATAATTTCCAACATATTCTGATTGCGGGAAACGAAATGCGTATTGGCCTCCGGCCTCATAGTCAGTGGAGAGAGTTTGGATGGTATTCCAATTAACCAAATCGGTTGTCCGTTGTAAAGCAACCGCGGAATAACCGGGCGGCACGGAGGCCATAAAATAGTAATAACCATCCGAACCTGAGTAGGAATCGGAAGTGATAACCTCCCGGAATGAAACGGTGTCGGGGTCATAAACGCCTAAATCATACATGTCCACGCCGCCGGAGGAACTAATATCGAGCGTTCCGGAATCAAATTGAAATAATAATCGGTTGTAGGTATAACCGATTCCCAATAATCGGTTATGGATGTCCACGGCCCGACCGTAATCATTCACCGAACCACTGAGATATGTCCCATAGTCTAGGATTATATCGGAGTCTGCCGTATCCGAAAAAGATCCCGTCGCTTCGGTGTGTAAACTTCCTGAAATTATGGATCCTGTTGGTGGTTGACCACCCGAACCTGTCTCCGCGGCCAACAAAATTTCTTCGTCCGCCAAAAGATGTCGAAACAGAGTATTCTGTAAGAGGTGTTGATCATACCGTTTGCTATACAGGAAAACATCTACGGAACCACTGGTAGCCACTCCCAGTTCAGCAGGCGGCCAACTATAAAATGAAGGATTACCGACAACCAGCCATTTATCTCTGGTCGCCACAGAGAAACCATAATTTTCATTATTTATTTTGTTATATAAATTCATAAATCGTTATGGCGCACCTGATCCGGTCAGGCTTACATAAGTAATATTTGTCGCGGAAGAGGTCCCGAGCGCATTATATGCTTTCACATAGAAGGAAGCAGAAACCATAACATCAGTGAACATCGCGGATAAAGTGGTAATGTTCGCACCGACATCTGCGATGTTATTGTAAGGTGACCAACCACTGCCCTGAGTTGCTTTTGTTGCCATCCAAACTTTAAACCCAAGTTCGTTATCAAACGGATCGGACCAGAATAAACTGGCAGTAAACGGCGAAACGGTTGCTGCGCCAGAAATCGACGCCGTGAGGGTGGTTATTAACGTAAAGCTTCCTGTGGGCGGGCTAATTATCACGGCGGGACAAGTATAGCCGGTTGAACCGGTGACAATGAGATTAACCCAGGGCCGAACGGCTTGATATTTAGAAAACAAATTGTCTTTCGCAATTAGATTCCCCTGCCCATCATCAACGATGACGTATTTATCATCCAAAGCGTTATCGATTAAACGAATGCTGTTCTCCAACAATTTTTCACCGAAAACAATTCGGGGTACAGTAAAAACCCGAACACGATTGGCGAAAAGTCGTTTCGTTCCGGAAAGGTTAACATCGACATTTTCCATCCCAAATAACTGGGTTGGATTGTGGTGTTCATTATAGAAGGCTGATTTTATTTGATTCCAGACCAGACGTTTATATGAACCATTGATATTGACTGCTTCCGCATCTGGATAAAACATTCCACTCCCACTAATACCTTCCTCATAGATAACCTGGTCAAGGGTTTGTTGCTCCAGGGCAAGGCTACAATTGCGATTGAGGACCGGATTATTGACGCCGGCGCCATAATCCACAAAATCAAGCGCGATAGGGATGGAGCTGGTGGCGGGGCTGGATCCAGTTGCCGGAGTGGCTTCAATCAACAACAGATCATCCGTCTGGATACCTGACATTTCACAACCTTTAGTTGCGATAAATGGGGTAATGAGAACATTATTCTTGTTGATGCTTTTAATCATAGCCGCGTAGAGATAAATATCAACCGACTATAGATTTAAGGATAATGGAAGGATCTTTCTTAATATCACGTTCCCAAAACCTAATAAGTTTATATCCCCTGTTGGATGCCATAGAATTTTTTAAAATGTCATTGTTTTTTACCTGATCCAGTCTGTCGAAATGGTTTTTTGCTTCTGGATGACCGTGCCAAAAATCACCATCTATTTCAAGAATAATTGGGCGATCTTTAATTTTGAAATCGTATGATTTACAAATCCCATTTTCAGTAATAAAAAATTGAAAATAATATGGAATGGATGCTTTATCAAGTTCATCCGCAACCAACTTTTCTAATCTGTTCATCTTCCGATGAGAAAATATTTTAGCAATTGAATCGGGAGTATGGGTTTTTCCAAACATCGGATTGTTTTTCCCTTTCGCCACTCCACGTTCTATACGAGTTTTTGAAATTCTTTTTCTCACATCTATTCGACAGGCCGGATTAAGATCTCCTCTCAATCCTTTTTTTCCATTATTTCCATTCGAAATCTTTCGCTTCGTTTCTTCTGAAAGAATAGCGCCGAAACGTGGAGAATTTTCTCCCACCCAAGTTTTTCTAATTTTCCATAAACATTCGGGAGAACAAGTTGGGTTATTATGAACTTTACTTCGGTTCACGCACACCGTTCCACAAACAATACAATTGCTCCATCCAAACTTCTTAAAATCGTTAAGATTATTTTTGACATATTCTCTAAAATCAACATTGTGATACATTTTTAAATGTTGAGACAACACCTTGGAATGGACTTTCTCTTTACAATAGTTACACTGAATATATTGATTTCCTTTTATTTGATGAGTTTTAGTATAACATTTTCCACATTTATTGGAAATACTTCTACACAACTCACCACAATCGGAACACAATTTCCAATTCAAATGTTTAAAATCGACGATATTATCTTTTACATAATCTTCATATTTCTGTTGGTGGATTTTCGAAAGGTGGTGGCCAAATTGTCTTATACCAATTCCTTTTCCACAATGTTTACAAATAAAAATGTCACTCATATGTTGTACATATCAGTGACACTATCAAAACGATGTTTTATTTGTAGTTCTGGGTCAAAAATCGAGTCGTACCTTCACCAAAAGCTCAGAATTGAAGTCCTTTACGGCCGGGCGGCTTAATTTAGCCACCGCCACCAATTCATTGCTATCATTATACAAACCAATCGTCGTAATATACGTCTTGGGATCGGTTATAAAATCAGCATTACGAATTGTGCCTTTGGAATGGATACCATCGGTGCCATCGTAGACATAAGTTGGATTGTTGCTGTAATTGAAATCTCTATTTTTTATGCGAACAAAATAGTGCCGAGCCGGAACATATTCACTCTTGCGAATTTTTACAATCCGGTTCGCCGCTTTAAGACTCCACGAAAGGACTTTATGATTTACCGTTTTGGTATCATTAATACAGGAACCAGTGTAGTTAAAATCGCTGGTCGGAGTAACCGCGGTTAAACCAATGAGTTGATTCAAAGTGGTTGCGTTCAACACGACAATTCCATCATTGGGATAAATGAGACCAAGCCCCTGATAAGTCGGAGAGGTAGTGGTTGTATCATTGAGCGATCCGGAGACAAGATTATAATAGCTAGACGCTTGGGTTTGGTAGGGCGAGTCGTCACGTAGGGTAACTAAACCAAGTGAACCGCTGAGAGAAATTTCAAATGCGCCCTCATCAATTTTGTCTTTCATCTTATACGAAGAGAAATTCAAAACGAATATTTCATCGGAGTTGGTTGTTGTACTACCGGATTTAAAAGTGAATTTGCCATCCGCATCCGCCGAACCTAAAAGGATGTTTTTATATTGGTTATAAATGGTCTTGGTGGGTGCGACCCGGATACTTCCGGTCTCCAGATTGAAGGAGCCACTACCTACGTCGCCTCCAATGTGGCCGTAAGCAATGGAAAAGTAGGGATCGTTGGGATAGTAGGTGCTATCGGGAAAAACATCCAGATAATACATTGTCTTCCGGACATCATAATAGGAAGCTCCAAAAGATGGGGAGGGGGTCGCGGAGGAAGTCAGAGCCCAGTAGTTATCAACAAAAAGGCTGGAACTCCAATTGGTCTGGGAACCTGGCCAATACCCACTAGCCACTCGGGTTGTTCTCCCGGCCACAATGTCGTCTGGTGAAAAAGTTTTAAATATCATATAGCCTCAATTACACGGAAGTCGTCGGCGCAGAAACCGTCACTTCAATACTAATACTACCACCACTTTCATTACCAACAATCGTTAGAGTGGTTGATGTCGTTTTACCCAAACTGCTGTTGGGCAAAAACCGAAACTTCTTACCGACCACCACCTGTGAACTTGCGGTGTTAACGTCGCCCGCAAACGTGGGGATGGTGTTGGACACCGCGTTAATTGAGTTGGATTCCTCCACGGTCAGCACACCGACATTTTTATTACCCAAGATCGCAGTGTAGCCCAGAGAAAGATTGTAAGCTGGGTTAGTGGATGGGGAAATGATGATGTCACCGGTGTAATCTCGCTGAACTGAAATTTTATCTTGGGCGATAGCAATGACCGGAATGGAAGTTACGCCTTGATTCAAAGTCACCAGCTTATACTTCATCACCTGCGTCTCATCGGAGAGGGGTTCAAAAATGGGGGTGTTACGTAAGGCGATGTCAAAGAAAGCACTCCCGTTGGGGTGGTTCGGCTGATACAAGGTGTAATCAATCTCATCATCTGCGAGGGCGAATGCGTTAATATTAAGGTTGCCGTTTTTGGCCAGGAGCTCACGGCCTTTTCGGGTTAACATCGCATCGACGGTGATAGTCTGGTTGTCAATATACATAAAGTGGATTCAATGGTTCGTGTACCATAATTATGAACTTCTTGGTGTTTTCATTTATTTTTCTTTAGTTCAATACATTATCGCCTGCGACCACATTAACATTACTGACGTTAATGGAAGTGACGGGCAACGAATTATCGCCAAGGCTTCCTGTGTCTACGGTTGTTTCGACCGTCTGCCGGCCCTTAATAAACGACGATCCTGTTGCCGTCGTGGTAAATATAGAAATCCGCGTCGGACTCAACCACTGAATTTTGTTGGTATAGTGATTGCGGGGATAACCGTTGAGTAATTCATAATAACCAAGATTGGAATTGTCCAGATAATAATTTAGATTTGTCGGACCTCCACCCCCAACAGGAACCGCGCGGATATTGCTGCGATATTCGTTGGAAGTGCTAATAAACGTGCCAGCGGAGTGTTTGTAACCATAACCGGACTGATAAACTGTACTCGGGTCAAGGGGTTCGACCTCGGTTTGATCATTTTTTATATACACCAATGACCGATAAAAGTCTTCCGTGACGTGGATGATATCATATAAATACACTGAAGATGTACTGTATTGATTATCCTGTGGGTTGTTGGTATGGAGATAAGACCCGCTTTTAGCGAAAACATCATACTTTCTCCACCTTTTCAATAAATAATATAAAGCACTGCCACTTGGACAATTGTTCATATTGGCCTGACTTGTGGCTCCCGGTGGATTTTTTCCATTCCCCACCACTGAATCGTTACGGTATTCCCCCGCGCGGTCAGGATACCACCCAAACTGATACTTATCCAGCAAGTCATCCATATACCAGCCTCCGTAATTGTTCGGGTAAATTGAATTTGGATTGCTTACCGCTTTCAAATCAATGGGCGCAGTGTAATTTGGGGGTAGACTATTATTCCAGGTGATACGGTTGTAATCATCTAAAAGATATTCAAAGCCCTGATAAGAGAGAATTTCCCCACGCTCCTTTAAGACAGGATACCAAGTCGGTTCGGTCAGTCCAGGATTTTGATTTTTTTGCGCCAAGAAAAGGTAATAGTCCAGAGGATAAGCCTTGGGGGTTGATTGCGTCGTGATATCAGTATTGAACTCCGACCAAAGCACATCACACGCTGGGTTTTCTATTTTATCAATGACGCCTAGATAATCTCCAGCCGGATTTAATTCCGTGGTTATTGCCCGGTGTTGATACTTGGGTCGTTCAATGATTGACGGTTCGATCAATATTCCCGTTAGGGTATTTGCCCGGGCCGGCGCAACATTTTTAATTGTCTTAAAGATTGACTTGTCAAAATAAAACTTATTCAGAGAAATCAGTTCCGTAAACAAAGTTTTTTTGTTAACGTGTTTAGCGTATTGCTTTTGCGCACTGGTCAAGCCGCTATAGCTTGAAGAATAGAGTGCGCCCGGATCGGAAATAGAATTTAGAATTCCGGAATTACCGAAGTAACGGACAATATCCTTGTTACGGAAATCCTGTGGGTCGGAGAAGAATCCAAAAATATTTGAATCGGAGGATACCAGGGTTTCTGTCGGAGTTGTCGAACTATACCGATCATCCAACCGAACATCTAAAGTGTAGTCAGTTTTCTTTATCTTATTATTCTTGAACTTGTTTGGGCCATAAGCCCCCACGGTATAAGTTTGATTCAAATTAACTGGAAGATATTGATAGGGATAAACGGAATGGGTAGTTTGATAACAGCCGTCACCGGACAGAGAATGGGAAATGTTTTGCCATATCCCATTGAAAAACAAAACATAGGAACCGGACCTAAAATCGGTGTCATTATACGGCACCCAGGCACTTTGGCTCAAGGAACTGCTAAAAATTGACCCGGTGTAAATGGAATCAAAAGAGGTCCAACTAGTCGGCGCCGTGAAATACTCGTTGCTATTTGGAAAATAAACTACGCCGTGAGAACCGGAGGCGGATCCCGTCACATAATTTGGTTCAGCAACGTCAATCGGATAATTCACGTCGGACACGAAATAGAGATTCTTCTGAAGCAAATCATCAGCGGAGGAGCTATACCAACTATAGGAGTTGAAGTCATTGACGTGATCCTGGAAATCACTATCACCGATTGGAATACGCCATAGCCGAATCTTATCTAAAACGCCGATGAACGCATTACCCAATACGGGATAATTTGAAGCCCAGTTACCAATCAAAAGGCGATTGCCCACGGGCTTAGAGATATCAGAAAAGCCCTGATTGTAATCCCGTGACAAGACAATACTGGAGGTGGCTTGGAAAACCATGCGGCCTGATTCATTGCGTTGAACATACAAATCATATTTTGTGGGTAAGGAATCTTCCAATAAACCACTACCGGTGGCAAACAGAATGGTGGGCCAGTTTCTCCGGAGCATAACACTGAAAACATCACCGTTAAATAATGGGAGGGTGCTGCTTGTCAATTCTAATGCGGCCGTTGAGGAACCTGAGACATTGTGATAGGATCCTGTCTGATGGATCTGGAAATATATGGAACCGTCGAATTCCCCGCGCCCCTTACGAACTCCGAGCCGCCACTGGCCACTACCGCCAGTAAAAGGTCCAGGAATGTAACACATTAGAGGGATATCATCCTCAAACTCATAAAGGCTAGCGTCAGAAAAGGCAAGTTTAAATTCAATGGTCTTCGTTTGATGAGGAAACGGGATATTCCAATAAGCGTAAGAAGGAGTAAAGCGCATCATAAACACTTTTTCATTCTGAACATAGGAAATGCTTGTGCCTGCGGAATAATCTACCCCACCATATTCCTTTACGGAAATCAGGTCAGAGGGGATTCCGTGGCAGGCTAAGATCAGCCGCACGCATTCTTCGGTGCCCTTAGTTTTGTAAAGTTGGGGTAGAGTAATTAAAATCCGATTCCAGATACTCCGCATGCGTTCACTATCCGATAACGCATTACTACCGCCCGACGCATTATTCAAATAAACCTTATCCTGGGGACTATCGCCTAAAATGTCATCGATTTTCCAACCAAACGAACCCAGCATATCTTTCAACATATTAGAAGACATACTTCCGGATATCTGATTTTGGGCTACCCGCTCCAAGGGCATAGCCTTGATGTAAAGATACAGGTTATCAAAGTAATGCCCAATCATAGACAAGAAGGTTAGATATTCATCGTTCGCTTCATCATCCACAACGTATGCGGGGGTATTATTGATTAAACTATCGCCGTTATTGCGATCATAGGTTACAGCTTCCGCATCGAGAGCAATCACATAACTAGAACTATTCCAGGTCTGAGCCCCAACGTTATAAAGGTAGTTGTTGGATCGGAAAAGATAGGATTCGTAGCCATCAAACGATTCCACCAAACTGCTCATTTGCGTTTCAATTTCATCGACTTCTTCCGTGTAATAGGGATAAACGGATGAGGAATGGCTTTGAACATCGGCTAAGGATGCGCTTAGGGTAGACCAATCAATGATTTTGTTTTTGAAAACGCTAAGCCGATTAGCCACGGAAGAAAACACCACGAAATTTTCAAAATTGCTGTAATCGACGTTCAGTTCCGTTATCTTTTTTTGAATGAAAATGTTGTCGGCTTGGCTTGTAGAATCCTGCTTCAGCTCCGCGGCGGAATATAATTTGTTAATGTTTTTGGTATCAACATTATTTGCGTGTAAAAGAAAATCCGGAGGTGAAATGTGGATCGTTTTATTGGAGACCGAACCCCGCACGGAGACCTGGAAAATATAAGGTACCATCCCCAGATTGCTGATCCAGCAACGATCCCGGAGTTTTATATCGGAAGGCAATTCTTCTGCCAATTTGATTAAGAGCACCAACTCCCCATTTTCTTCTGAAAAACTATGGTTAAAAATCAAAACATAGCGATTATTACCGAAGTTGAATGCGTTTTTGAAATAGGAGACGTATTTGTTTCGGTAATTGGATACGAGCGGCTCGGTCGTGGTTTGGTAGAATCGTTCAACGAACAAGTCATAGATAAATTGTTTGGCCCGGACGAAATCCGCACCCGTTTGATTCTGATACGGAAGAAATTGTTCATTGATTCGTTTCGTTACAAATTCAATAAATTTTACTTCAATATCCGCAAAATCAGAAATGGCGTCGTTATTTGAGCGGAGCCAATTTTGGAAATAATTGCGAATGCCCTGAATCCGACTGACTCGGCCGGGGGATTCCCCCGCATTAATATTCTCAACGGACATCGCCACGTATTTTACATAATCTTCATATAAGTTTTTTAAGAAGCGAAGAATATCTCCGTCGGTTTGTAAAAAGAAAATGGTTTGGAGAAAGTTAATGGCGTCCTGATAAGAATCTTTCATGCCCCGATATAACTCATCGTAAGGACAATTATCCGTTAACTGAATCAACAACGCGGAGACATCTTTTATCTGAAACTTCTTTTTACAAAATGCTTGAAAGCGCACGGTCTCCGCTGTGGTCGGTACGATTTTCAATTCTTTACGGGAAGCAGAAATGTCCCGGAGGGAAAGGAAATTATCAGGCCCGCCGGCAAGCTGCCGGGTATAATTGTAAACTACGCGATAATCACCATTCCCCAGTCCCAATTGCGTCAAATGGCGGGTAAGGTGATCAAGGGCTTTATCATTTTTGTATAGCAGGGTGTTGCTGACAAATTGATTGTAAGAATATTGGACAACTTGATTTTTCTCATTTTCATAAGAGAAGGTCAATTTCTTATAATCCGTGACCTGATCCATAATGCCCCAGGCCAATTGGTTGTTGGCGTAATCGTAAGCCGCAACCTCTGTAATGTCATAGGGTGAAAACCCAAACCAAAAATCACGGACCGGATTACGGTAGAATAACGCGTTATCGGAATCATTAAAATATGATCCCGAGCTTATGCTCCCGGTCACTGGACCTGTAACTTGGAATGGATATGACATAATTTAATTAATTGCCTTGGCAGTATAAGGAAATACATCGGAAAATTCACGGTCTTCCTTACCTTCCTTTAACGCAATCCGTAAATCTAAAATGACACGCTTGATCGCATCATTTTTGGCCACCGCGGAGTTGGATTCGGATAATTGAATCAAATCGTCGATCTTGGATTTTAACTGATTGTTCTCCGTTATTAAATCCTGATTGGCGGTTGAGTTAATCGTTGTATCCGTGGCACTGACGGGAACCAAAGCCGGAACAAATTCAGTAAAATCCACATCGTAATACGCAGTGATGGATTGGGTGTCGTAAACCATATCCCGTAACGGTAACGCTAGATAATTATAAGAAAACTCTGCGCTGGCGGAGTTGGCGATGACATTGCCGACCTCATCAAATTTATAGTCATAAAGACCAAGCGTTTGAAACTTATTGATTTGATTGTTGAACTCCATATCATCTTACAATTTTAAATACGTCGCCATTGTCAAAGACATAAACCTCATCACCGACCACGGATTTTAGAAGGATGCGATAATTGCGCTCCTGGGCCAGGCCCGTCATATCCAGAATAAAGAAATTCCCGTGTTCATCGCAACTTAACCGCGTATAAGCGTCGAAGTCGATGATCACCTCTTCCGTTTCATTGTCCTTGACAGCATAGTATGAGGCTGTCGGCAAATAGGCGGGGATCATATACTGGGTCAATTGCGTCCGGCGAACGAAGTTTTTCAACGGCTGTTCTTCCCGCCCAAAAACATTAATTCGCACCACATTACCATTGCTATATTTTTGGCGCAGATTTTGAACCACGGCTACGAACGGAATATCCGTGTTCAGCGCGGTCAAAGCATTTGTTGAGTATTCCACGCTGCTGGTATACATATAACTTGCGGGAAAGACACTCCCACTCATCTGTAAATTGATTGTGCCACCAGCTAATTGCCCATCAATAAACTGACCACTGAAACTTGCGCTGTCGGTGGAGGATCCAGAAAGCGTGTAGATGCCCAACGCCGTGCCGTTGACGTATATCCCGTGAACATAAGCGTATGCGTACGGTTCGATGCCGGTTGGGATGGGGATTTCCACCTTAGCTCCCAGTAACGCCAGAGGGCTCCAGGAACCGGTCAACCAGCCATTTTCAAGTTTATTTTCGACATAGTAAGCCCCAAACGAACTCCCACTAAAAAGGCCACTGGTAAAAGAAGCGGAAACAAATGAGGCGGTAAAGTCGTTACCACACGGGCCGGTTACAATCGATTGACTCACGGAGATGGAGCCGGTAATGTTGCCCAACACCGGCATTCCGGTAATATTTCCTGACAAACCCTGACCAACGACAAAGCCTCCAAAGGCCGATGCGGTGACATCTAATTGATTACCATAAACAAAAAACCCACTGCCGGAGAACAAGCCCGCAATTCCACCCGCAATCGTTAAAGTCGAACCTGTTTGAATACTGGAACTTATACCGGCGGGAAAAGTGGCTAAAGTAACACTGGCGGTCGTTACGCTCCCCGTAGTCCACACGGAATCATCCCACATAACATCCAAGGTGGGGGAGAAAATCGTATTGGTATCCCGGGAAAAGAAAGTCAATAACCCATTGGAGCCGGATTGGTTTTCCAGGGAACTCATTACAATAAAACCTTCGTTGGGTAGCGAGCCGGTAATCCAAGCCCGGACAATGCTGGTGACATTCATATAGACATCAGAGGTCTCATAATCAAACGATTGCGTACATTTGACGTTATTATTCAACCCATCTTTGTAATACCAGGTTCCACCCCCACGATTAAACGATAGCCACGTGGAAGCGGAGTCGTTAAGATAGTCCGCCGTCGGAAGAAAGTCAGACTCCACTGGCGGATACCAGTAACTACTGGAATAAAAATTGCGCCAATTCCAACTGACGCCTTCATTGCTACCACCATCGGAAAAATAACCTGTACCCATTTCCCAACTCTGACTGACAGGGAAGGTGTAAAGGGTATAAGCCAGAGGTAGTTCTTCCTCCTTAGCGATTTTCATTTTAAGCCGGAATTGGGGATTGGGAATGGAACCATCGGCTATGGAGCGGGAAATGGCAGTGAGATCAAATTTTAACAAGGCCCGGCTAATAACCTTGTTTTCAAGAATTTCATAACCCTGTTCATTGGCCGTGTTGGAGCCAGAAAGATAGCCGGTGATTTGTCCAGTGGAGCCGCTGATGTAACCTGTGTAGGTCACCAAATAAGCGGAATTAAAACTGGCGGTGAGATAACCGAACAAGCCGCCAGCGCTGGAAGAGATGTTGCCGCTAAAAGCGGATAACGAACCGGAAAACGCATTATCCGCAACAGGCACGCCGGCCTCAAAACCAAAAACACTGCCGGTGACACTGCCGACAAAATAGGAAGCGGTCAGAATACCTGTGCCATTGATGCTACCCGACGCATAACTTGCCGTTCCGGTGAAAGAACCGGTGATCGTTCCCGCAAAACTATCTACGAGCAGGCAATCAAAATATTGATTGTCGGGGTAAGTGTACAGGTGGGTATACACCCGGACTGAAGAATATTGAGAATAAGAGCCGACTTTTAGGATTTCATCCAATCCCAAATTCTTATCCGCATAAGAGTTCTGATTGGTGATGTGAGAGTCTTTAGTTGGAAAAATTAGATGGTGCATGAGTCTTGAGAATAAATATACACCACTAGCCTATTTAACTCTACCGTAACAAAAAATTCAAGCGTGTATTAAACGCCGGAATTATTTCTTATCTTCAGGCTTTTCCCCAAACCGCTGAACAACTTTCATTGCGGAAGTACCAAGGAGCACGGTGATTACGGTTTCTGGTAAAACGACCATTACTCCCGTATGGAGGGAAATATAAGCCCAAACGACGAAAACTCCGACGCCCCAGACCAACATTAATATGCGTGTGGAGGATGCGCCGCCACTATTGTCTTCTAAAATACCTTTTAACCAGTCCATATAATAAGATTCCTTTGATTATAAATATGGTAAACGGTATGAAAACCGATCAATATTTTATTAAAAAGATAGCTTAGGGGGCTAATTGTTTTGTCCAAAGAGTTACACCGTCTGAATAATAACCATTTAGAATACCATTGACATTACGTATGACGCAGTTCGTTACACTTCCAACCGATCCCCCAATATCACCAGCAATTGGAGCAGTGTTTTGCTGGATAAAAATCAAGTTGTTGGAGACACACACTATACCAACGTCCAGTCTCATTATGGTTTGGTTACTAACACCTGAGACATTACCTAAATCATCAATAACCACTGAGCTATTTGCTAATTTATAAGCGGAAGTGTCCAACCAACGTGCAAGCGCCCTGGCCGTTGTTAATCCGACTGGGCCGATAATCTGTTTGGCCACGGAGTAAATGACCGTGATCGTATTAGTAGCTTTATTACCACTGCTATCCGTGGCCACGGCGCTTAAAAGGTTGGTCCCGGTGCGAAGGGGAATCGTCGCCGTCCAACTGGTTGTTCCGGTGACCGTGGCGCCGGCATTCATTGAGGTATTAGTCAAGGCGACCGAACTGACGGCGACATCGTCCGAACTGGTTCCGCTAACCGCAATGGAGTTTGCGCTAATAACTTGGTTATGAGTGGGACTGGTAATGGTAACGGTCGGGGTGGTAACGTCGCCGCCCCCGGCGCCGCTTGACGCGGATTGATACGCGCCAAGCGTCCACGAGCTTCCGCGATTGGTACCTAAAATGTCGCCCGTAAATAAGGCGCTTAGGTTCGTGCCGGCGCCGATGGCGGGAGAATTGGTTTGAAGGCGGAAATCAGAACCCCCCGTGATGCCATTTGAAACGGTTACAAAGCTGGCGTAGGCCAGTGCCGGCGAATGAAGCTCATAGCCTGCCCCTTGCGCGGCGGCAAGCGAACTATACGCGGTCGCCCCCCAGATCAGATAACCCCAATGCGATGCGTCTGGCTCGTGCAGGTTGTAATCTGAAACAACCGTTACCGTCGCATCAACATTTATCCCGATTGCACATTTGGAAAAAAGATTGTTGTAGGCGGTCAACACTGCGCCGCTGATGGGAGTGTATTGAGCAATCGCCGCCTTTGCCCCTAACGGGTCACTGCCGTTCCATCCGTGCATGGCGTCACTGGAGAAGGTGTTGTTGTAGAAACGAAGATTGGTGTCGTTTCGATAAAACTGGCAGAACGCTCCGAAAATTGGCTGATTGGTCGCGTATCCGTTTGTGTTTTCCAACGAAAAGACGTTGTTGTAAATCTCAGCGCCGTTCACGCCCCCATTGCTGTAAATGATGGCTGTTGCAATCTGCCAATTCCCGTAGAATTTGTTGTTGTAAACGCGCAAGTTGTAAATCGAATTGGCCACGCCGGCGATTGGGTCGCCCACCATTAAGCCGTCTGCATGGTAGCCGCCCATGTACATCGTCCCCGGCCCTTGCCAATCGTTGTTGTAAACTGAAACGTTCGTCACGCTGAATCCGGTCGTGGCATAAACCACCCCTCGAATCGCGTTTCGGATCGTGCAATGGTGGATTGAAATGTTGGCCGCGCTTTTGGAGTTGGCTAGGTAATCAAAAGCCTCGATGGAGTTTGGGGCGAGCCAGCAATAGCTGATTTCAATATCTCGCCCATCATACATGTCAATCATAATTGCGCCTACGGAGTTCGTGCCGTTGTCGCAATTCTGCATCTTCAACCCATTGATCTTTATGTAATCCCGGCCACCTGCCGGAATTGAAATAATCGCACCTCCGAGCGTCGTCTCGCCGTCGAAAACCGGATAGTCGTAAGCCCCTCCTGAATACCAAGTTTGATCCACAGTATAGGTGTCCACGTTGCCAGCGGCGCCGCTGTAACCGATGGTCAAAGGGAAGACCGTCTTTGGCCACGTCACCCCACCCTTGAATGTGAACACGTCGCCTGCGCTATGCGAGTAAGTGCCAGCGAAGCCCACCATGCCCGGGCATCGCTTCCAGGGGGTGGAGGTGGTCAGACCATTGGCCGAATCATTCGCCGCCCCGTAATCAATATAGTAGGTAGCCGAAAAAGCTGGCAGGGCCAAACCAACCGCAAAAATAAATGAAAGAAAACGCTTCAAGGGATTGTATAAATTTCAAACACCATGTCTGCCGCGTGCGTGGTCGCATCGTTCCAGTAGTCGTAAGACGAGTTTTCATAACTCGTCGAAACCGTGCTGGTTCGCACACGAATGTTCCCGCTCCCGCAGGATAGGCAGATAAAAAAGTCGCCTGCCGTCGTTGTCGGATTAGACGCCCACGTGAACTCATACCATGCGGCGGTTGCGCCGGTTAGGGTTACGGCTTGCGAGCTTGTTCCGGTTTGGGTTCCGCCGGCATTTTGAAGCGAGTAAATGCCGACGGTGCCCGTGGTATCCCCGGCGGCATTTTCCAGTTTGATTCTAACTTTTGAAATGGTGCGGGCCGATGAGTTTTTAATCCCTTGAGAGTGAATGGTCCCTTGCCACCAATCCGCGTCGGTGGTTTGCGAAATCCAAACGATATCGCCGGCGGCGGCAACAGAAAACCCATATAAGGGCTGAAGGAACTGACCCATAATGAAAATAGGACTTAGCATATTAGGGGATTAATTGTTTGGAATATAATGTATTACCGTCACTCCAATACATATAAATTTTGCCATTATAATTCAATAAAAAACCATTGGTTATACTACCAACTGAACCGCCGATGGTTGACACTTCCGGTGGGCTTGCTTTCTGTTGTAAGAGGAAGCCATTGGTGGTATATAAAGTCGTGACATTTGCTTGGACCATCTGTTGAGTATTTACGCCAGTGATATTCCCAATATTATCAATTAAAACGGGTGAATCCAGTACTTTATAAGCATTGGTATCGGCCCAGGTCGCCGCGGATTGCGCCCGGGAATAAGCTAAGGGACCGGTGATTTGTTTCGCAGTGGAAAAAGGACTAATATAAATGACATACAGGACGGTGGAGGTTATATTGGAATTCAAATCCGTCGCTGATATAGTTAGTGTATTACCACCATAATAAAGAGCGATGTCTGGTGCGGACCAGCTTGTGCTTCCCGTCGCCGTACCCGCTCCCCCGCGTGAATTGCTCCACGTCACCGTCGCCGTCGCATCGTCGCTCGTTCCGCTCACCGTGATCGTGCTGCTGCTGGTGCTGTAGCTTCCGCTGCTCCCGCTCGATACCGAGGCCGGCGATGTGATCACGCAGGTCGGGGCGGTTACGTCGCCGCCTCCGCCGCCATCCTGCGCCGTCACGAGTGGATGCGGATAGACAAGCGGGGTGTAGGGGTAAAAATTGTTGGTGGAAGCCGGGGCGTGCAAAAAGTAATGCGTCCCCTCAACTGCGGGCAGCAGACTGTCGTTAACAACGGTTGTATTTTCCGAACCGTTTGAGATGTTCCCCCAATAAAAAGAATTGGTGTAACCGTCGCCGGTCGCCGCATTCGCCGTTTGCTCGGTGCCCGTTTCCGCACCCAAGTTTATGAAGTCCCTCACCGTGTTCGTGTTCCAATAGGTGTTGCCGTAGGATATCCAGCTTCCGCCTCGCTGTTTGGTGAGTCGGTATGTGGTGGCAATGTAAAAATTGTTGGAGTAAATCTCATACAGCGTTCCCCCACGAACCCCCGCAAACGCACCATGCATATCAACACCCACATAGGCCCGCGAGGTGTTGTCGCTTCGATGGGTGTTGAATCGCCAAGCGTAAATTGCCCCACGCCCTCCGCTCATTGGCTCGTCATTGTCACCCGCCAAAGAGTTGTCCACATGGAACGCATTATTTTCTACCACCATGCTGTTAGTCGTTCCGATATAGCTGCTCGGAGCGGCCCGCCAGGCTGTCCACATTTGGTCGCCGTCCAACGTGTCTCCGGTTCGGAAATTGAAGCACTGTATTTCCAGTGAACAATTATAGAAATGGTTATGGTCAATCACGCCGAAAACCGGCCCGCTTCCCGCCGCGAGTGCCGTTTGGATGATAGTCTTGCCTTGAGTAAAAAAACAGCGGTCGAGCCGAAACGAGCTAATAGCCCCCTTGACAGTAATTACATATTGCTGAGCAAACCCGTTGGTCTGGATGAAAGCCATTGAACTAAGCCGCTGCGGGGCGTTCGCGCTGGGTTCAAACGCAAAAATGGTGCAGACCCCGCTAGCTTGCCCGTTGGTGATGAAGGTTGCATTTGTGCCAGCTCCGATGATTGAAATTGATTTCGTCACCGTAAGCGCCGAAGTCCACACTGCGGACCCGGCGGGAATCGAAAGGGTATCCCCGTTGGAACAGGCCGACATTGCCGCGTTAACATCAGAGCGAGACACACTCGTTGCAATGTTGGTCGCCGCTTGCGCCTGCAATGCCAGCAGCAAACCGATCAATAAAAATAAAGGCTTATCCATGGGTCATTCGTGGTTGCGTTCAATTCAATTCCGCCCGTGCTATTCCAAGTCGCTAAGTTTCCGGGGGTCAAAACATTTGTGTCTTGCACGTCAATTCTAGCGTAGTTGGAATTATCCCCCGCCTGCGTTGGTTGCACAAAAACTGCTACGCGCGTTCCCGGACTAACGGTAGCCGCCGTTGAAAAATCGAAATGATTGGTGGTATGGGACCAGCTATTATTACCAGAAATCGTGGTTGAGGATGTTGCTAGCAACGTGTCGAGGTTGTTTCCAGATAGCGAGTAAACATAAGCCTTAAACGTCAGCCCTGAAATGTCACCCGCCACATAGGTCATTAAAAAGTCAGCCCCGCAAATGTTGATCGTCGCCGAGTTGGTGTATCCGATTAAACCCGTTCGGTAATGTCCAATTCCATCCGTAAGCCCACATGCTTGATTTGCGTTGTAAACATTTTGGGCCACCGTAGGCGTGCCGGGGCAACTGCCTCCGCCCGTGCTCGCAACCGAGAAGCCCGCCGCGCCAACAAACGCCGCGTTGCCGGTGATCCCGATTTGAGCCGATGCCAACCATGGAATCGCCAGCAAGAATGTTAGTATTTTTTTCATATCGTTTTAAGGAGCGATTTGTTTGCTGTATAAAGTGGTGCCGTCGGACCAAAACACCGTCGTTATTCCGTTAGTTACCGTCATAAGATAATTCGTGATGGAACCGATAGTTCCACCTACATCACTGGCACTAGGTAAACTACTGCGGCTTAAAAAAATCAGACCATTGGTGGTGATACCTGTACTAATATTAGCTTGGTTCAAATTCTGGGTATTAACTCCGCTGAGATTGCCATTGATATCCACGAACACCACGGAATTAGTCAAGCGGGAAGCCGTGGTATCGGTCCATCGGGCCAATGCGTTAGCGGTTGTACTTGCGGTTGGCCCCAACAATTGTTTGGAAGGCGCCGCCCATAATAGACCGGTTATAATAAACCCAAGACAAAACCAGATTATTTTTACCTTTTTCATATCACGCCATAACTATCAATCAGTGGTTGTAAAGATTTAATATCCAAACATTGTTCGTCGAACCACCAGGAGGCGGCGGAGTATACGTAACCGTTAATGTAGTAGACGTGCTATCCTCTCCTGATGTTGCGGTAAAAGTTAAGGTATTACCACCGCTATAAAGAGTTATCCCCGTCTTACTCCACGTCAGATTGCCCGTTGCCGATCCGGCGCCGCCTCGGGAATTACTCCACGAGATCACCGCGTCAGGATTATCTGAAGTTCCTGATACGTTAATTGTACTACTACTTGTGCTATATAAACCTGCGCCTCCACTTGCCACGACGACGGGAGAAGCAACCGCACAAGAACTGGTAATTTCTACACTGGAAAGAAATTCCTGTTGACTTTCGGTGAAATAACCAACCCCAACTCCATCGTATAGAGCATTATTATATGGACACTGATTAGTGGTGGCGAAGTTCGCCGTGACGAAAACTGGTATATGCATAGAACGGAATATACGTCCTGCGTATTCGCCATCAGGAACATCATTTTGATAAATGCCATATTCTGAAACAATTGCCTTCGGGGTATCGGTATAATCCGTCCGCAATTGGTTCGTGTAGCTATTCATCCACGTTAAACGGCTAGGCAGATTCCCAACCGACCACTCCGGATGGTAGCCCGTCGGCGTGTTGCTCGGGTGATAGTAGCTATTCGTCCACCAGCCAGCCGTGCAGAGCCCGTTCAACGGCACCGCAAGGTAATCGTGTGCGACGAAGCTGTCAAGTAATTGGAATGCGTTGCTCGCGATCAAAGCATCAATATATGGTGGGTTGACGATATGATAAAGAGCTGGACCTCCGAGCCGTTGCGTCGGTAACGCCGTCCGGAACAACTTGATGATCGCCGACGACTCCGCTGCGCTGTCATTCTCATTCAACGGGATCACCATCCACGAAGGGTACCTAGCAACTAAATAAGGAACATATGTGGCAATAAGATTCGTGGGCATATCAGAAAATTGTAAAATGATATTCCACCCCGCGTTTGTATTGGCGGCATACGTCGCATCGTAATAATTTGTTCCGTTTGCGTGGCCCCCGTATGCGCCGCCAGTCAGGATCGCATACGTGATAGGCATATTGACATAGGTGGCGGGCACATTAGACATCAAAGTATGCTGGGCAGCGGGATTCTGAATTTGTAAATACTGTACACCTAAATAGGGAGATTTAACGGCGGTGTTCCGGTTTGTCAGGTTGACCGCTATGACATCAATTGAATTAGTTGCTTTATTACTTAAATTATCTGTGACTACGGCTTGTAATGTATTTGTTCCTTGCCGCAACGTCATTGTTGCGCTCCAAGAAGTGGTTCCGGTTACGGTTGCGCCGACTCCAGTTGATATGTTAGTTAAAGAAACCCCACTCACCGTATCATTATCAGAACTTGTTCCGGTAACCGTTATTGATGTCGCGACGGAAGGTTGATTGTTAGTCGGTGAGGTGATGGTAATAACCGGGATGTCTTCGCCAGCCAAAAAATCATATGTCCATTCGTCGGCATTGTTATTTTTATCTTTAACTGTAACTTTAATTGTGTGGTTGCCAGCTGACAGCCCAGATAACCAAACGTAATTGCTCTGGGAATAAGTGGTATAGGCAGCTCCGTCTAGTGAATATTTGCTGAGAATATTAGTGTAATCGTAGCCCTCAGGATAATTCGACCACCGGTTATCCAACGCGTCCCATTTAACCAATGTTCCGGCGGAATCACCGTTCCACGCTCCAGTCGGCGCAACGGAGAAGGAAACCTGAGGTGGAATCGTATCGGCAACATTAACAAACGTTGCTGTACAAAACATATTGCTCATCTGAACTAACGAAAGCGTGCTGCTCACAAAGTAGGTTGGAAATCGGTCTAGTGCGATGTTTGCTGAGTTAGTGGAAATCCGATTTCCCATTACGTCGTAAGCGGCAAAAAACGCATTGGTTAACGTCGCCGTTCGGTTGGTGCGGTCGTAGTTCCACGCCGCTATTACCGCATTGCCACTGGAATTAGTAAAAGAATAGGCTTCAACTTTAGTTTCTCCACTATTGACAACCCGACCAAAGCCGTGTGTTACCATATATTGTGCGATGGACAAGGAGACTAGATGCGGGTGATCAACTTGCATATAATCTTGACCGTATGGTTGAGCGGTTTGAAATGAAGCATCGTTAAATCTCCGACAATCATAATATAAAAACTTATCCAAACCAGCGCCAAGACCACGGAGAGCTTCTTCAGTGCTGGTAATTACCGCCGTTAAACTTCGGCTCTGCCGTTCCATTCGTTGGCTCTCATAAGTGTAATCGGTTTTAAACAATGAATAATAATTCGTCCACATTGTATTTTGACCTTTGAAGCCTGAAACAGTTCCTACTCCGGATTCCGTATTCCAGACAGGCTTGATCCCCGCAAAATTGGTCGCATAACCGTAAGAATTATTCACGAAGCTTACTGCGTTAAAACTTCCGTTTGGGTTTAAAGCAACCCCCACTGAATCCTGTGGGTAGACGTGGGTGGAAACCGCCGTTAGTGCTGCCTTTGTTCCGGCTGGTAAGTTCGTGTAGACCCACCAAGCCCATTCACCCGCTCCAGCCGCACCGGCAATACCGATTAGTTTTGCGCTCCCATGCGCATTGGTTGCGCCCCAAACGCCGTAGGTCAGAACATTAGCGTAGGTCACGGCGTCCCGGACATTGATGGGTGTAGTCGGACCGGATTGTAGTGGTTCATTTGGTCCAACCTCATAAATGATGCTGTTGCTGAGTCCAAGTTCGACATTGTAGCGGTAAACCAGCTTGTAGCAGTAGTTACTCCACAGCCCCAGATTCACCGCCTCGCTATTCGTAAAGTAATGCGGCCACGTTCCGTCTTCCGGAGTCAGGGTCGCAACCACATACATTCCTTGCTGCGTCAAATTTGTGATGGCGTAATCGTTCCAGTCAAATACCCCTTGATTATATTCAATACCCGACACAAATCCCCAGCGATTGGCTTGCCATCCAGGCCCGAGAGTTCTCCCGATGTGTCGCCCTGCCATCATTTCACGATTAATATTGTTTGTGGAATCTTGTGGATGCCCGCCGAGCCAGTCCGTTGCTGCGTTGTAGGTAATATTCGACGCAAACGGATATGCGACTAACGTGGCTTCGTCCCACGAATCGGGATAATCCGCAAGTCTAGTCATTACCCGAAACCAGCCGGTTAGATTGGGGATATTTATATTAGTGGTGGTGTTCGTTGCTGCCGCCAGGGCGACGGAGGTAACTCCGCTCAACACATTTGAGTTCCAGAAATCATAAACATCATACCGCGCCGTGGCATTGGTCGGCGGGCCTGTGTTCCAAAAGTTAAGTGTGAACTGCGCCGTTTGACCAACAAAAAACATAGAATTTGTCTGGGGAATCGTAATACCAAGTTCAACTGGAGTTGAAGGCGCATAGTCATGCGCCGTTACGCCGGACTCAACCTGAACATCATCCACATAAAAAACCGACGCGTTAACATCAATAAATTTTACAAAATAAAGACCATCACTGGTTGCCGTGAAAGTATTTGTATACCGTGCCCAAGAGGTAGTGACTGAAATCGTATCTGTCGGATCAACGGTAGTTACACCTGCGGTTTCGTTTAAAATTCCCGCTTTATGAGTATGGGCGGAAGTTGCTTTGGCAGAAAAAGTCAGAACATAATTTCCATTGGTTAACCAAAACAAGCGAGAACGCAACCTTCCAGTGGATCGAAAGGAATAACCGCCGGAATTCGCATTCGTGTTCATGAATGTGTAGAGCGATCCGTTGCCATTAAACGTCGGTTTATTTAAATTTTCCCACGACAACCAACCACGCGAAGGTCCTAATTCAAATCCAGAATTGGGGACGCGGTTTTCCGCTGGAGAATTTAACACCAAGCATAACAATAAAAATATAAAAATTGCGTATCTCATTGATATTTGGTAGTCGCCCGCTTGATAGACCAACGATAATAATCCAACCGGATCGGCCGATCTAGTAGCCCCGCGGCTTTATTTACCCTAAACATCGGAATGACTTGACCTGACGTGGCGGGAATACCAGACTTAACCAGAACACCGTCCAGGTAAGCAGAACTTGTGCCATCCGTGTCGGTAACAAGACGAATGTCATACCAACGTCTAGCGACGACATTCGTGCCGATATCGTAAACATTTGTGCTGCCTGTAGAATTGCGTGACATAATTTCCCATTTCCCCGCGTTGGTATTGTTAGAGTATTGTACAAGCAAGGTATCCGCTGGATTATTTGTGGTTTGTGAATCGCTATAACCAAATTGAAAACAATAATTCTCTGTATCGTCGGATAAGGTGTCCACATAACAAGTCAGATCGGTGATCATCTTTTCACCTTGTCCCCAGGTAAACGCTCGAATGGCTGCGCTGCCAATACACTCACCATAATAGCCATTGGCAGTTGTTCCGGGCGACAGAGTAACCACGCCGAGGCGATTGCTCGTCGTATCTACGCTGCTTACCCCAGCCCCAGTTCCGGTACCGAAAACTGCCATTGGGTAGCCAACGGATTGCGCAAGAAAAAACTCATTCTCAAAATGCGTCCATCGTGAGTCGTCTTCCCACGCCGTCCCATTCCAGACGGCCCGGTCACCAAACAAAACACCTGGTGTCTGACTTGCTCCGAAATATACACCGCCATTGCCGGAACTAAACAGAGCTTGTCCTAATGTACCGTTTGTATTTGCCGTGTTCGTGCCACCCGAGCCCCAAAATGCGCTTATGGGCAGATTGGTCGCCCCGGCGAAATTACCATACCAAATCCCATTTGTTCCGAAACGCCCCAACTTCACCCCATTATACAAAAGCTCAAGAATATTGGTTCCGCCGGAAGCGTTGGTTGCCCCGACTGCAAGTTGGGATAGTACACCTGAACCATTAACGATTAGACTATTAGTTAGGTTCAGGATGCCCACATTTAAAATGGAGTTGGTTTGGCTATAAATGGATACCTGCGCGTTAAAAGTCGCATTGGACGGAAAAATCAACTCTTTGCGACTCAATATTGTTCCCGTGACAGAATCGTAGATCAGAGATACGGTTGCGCCGAACATTGTCAGAGTCATACTCCAGATTAAAAAACCAATTAAAAGTTTGCGTGTCATATTCATATATGTATTGAATTTTCTTTACCAAAACAAAAGCGTGCGCCACATCTCCTGACCCGTGTTACGCATAATGTATAAGTATTTGAGATCGTCTTCGGTTTGAATGATTTCCATACGATTACCCAGAAGCACGGTGCTATGGCCGTAAGGGATCGTCGCTGCGGGTTCAACCACCAAGGTTGCGACATCCAAACGATAAATTCTTCCAGTATTATCCTTTTGGAAATAAATATCATTGGTTCCGTCGTAAGCATAACAAGTGCCAGTGGTTAGGGTTTCCATAAATGGATACCACTCAATAAGTTCCCACTGATCCGTTTGAAGGTTAAACCTTGTCAATTGGGAAGAGGCGCCGCCGACCGGTGAGTATAGATATTTTTCGTAGCCGGAATATAATGATCCGGAAGTAGACCCGGCCCAAAGTAAACCGTGGGATAATCCTTTAACCGGAGATCCCAGGACACAATACATTGAACTAGTATCGGAAGCGGCTAATAATGTGCCGACCGTTAAAGTTGTAGCCGTGTTAGAGGTGATGGCTACTTCTGAGCCATGGCCGGCGCCGGCCATTACTTTGACACGATATCCCGCAAAAATATTAACCGGCCAAGTTTTAGTGCTATCCACAATTGTTGTGGTCGATCCAAGAGTTGTGGCGCTGCCCATTACAGGAACAGACGCGGAATAATATGTGCCAAAGGCTTGTTGGGAACAAATCGCGTATTTTCCTCCGATAATTGGGGCAGCGGAGGATGAAAAGAGAGTCAATGACTGGGAAGTATTATTTTGAATGCGAAACGCACGAAACACAGGGTTATATGTGCCTACGGTTGCGCTTTGATAAATACAAATGCTACCACTATGTTCATTAGTAATCCAGTTTTTACTGGGATCTGATAGATTGTTAATGGAAAGCGCGGGTATAGCCGTCGTCGCATTAGAACCTGGAGTACCAGCCATAACATAAGTAAATCCAGTAAGCGTTGGGACGGAAGTGACGCTAGCGGAAATGTTGTAAAGCGGATCGCTTGCTCCGTAAATCTGAACTACATTACTCGCAGATAGGCAGTGGTTATAGGAGGTCGTGACTTGCGCTAAAGTTCCCACCCTGGTAATGGATGAAATTGGTTGCGCAGCAGTTGGCATCCCAGCCCAAGTAAAACAATACTGAGCGGGGCAACCGTAATCTAAGATATCTGACTGAACGTGAATATCTGCTTCGGCAGAATATTTGTAGAGAGATGCTTTACCGTCACCGGTCCATAACAACTTATCTGTGTCACCGTAAATTTTGTATTGTGATGAAGATAGTGGCGAAATCGAAAATGGCGGAGCAACCGTTAAAGTATTGACACTGCTGGATATAATTGTTCGTTCCTGACCCCAGCCGGAACCACTTGTTATTCGAACACGGTAATTGACATATTGATTTTCTGACAAATTCAAAGTCGCATCGGTTAAATTGCGTAAACTGCCACTGGTGGCTGATCCGGACCAAAATGCGCCGGCGTATTCACCCAACTTCTCTAAGACTACATCGGTGGCTAAAGCTGCGCTTGGCCCAATCCCGGTTGCGCCTTGGGAGGTTTTACTATACCATGCGTCAGACAGAATGTCATAGTACATCAACACAAAGTTCGTGCCACCGGTCAAAGCCCATATCCCTCCGCTCAGGACAACAAAACGTGAGGTATTATTTGGTAAAATATCCCAATTGGAATTAACCGTAATATCATTGGATTCAATCTGAAAAATAGTCTGAGAACCACCAGTCGTAACAGGACTGGTTGTCCACGCACGATACCATGCGCCCACGAACGGTTCAAGACCCTGATAGTTACCATCCGCGACATAAACGGTGTTATTGCTGTTATACTGAATTTTAAAAGTTTGTCGGGTGGCTACTCCTGTTCCCAATACAATGCGTACTTGATAATCCCGATAACGATTAAAGGCCCAGGTTTTGGTGCTATCCGACAGAGACAACGGGGTGGTCGTTGAAACCGCCGTTACTACCCCCCGCTCCCAAATAATAGGATCAGCGACATCAGTTATCGTTCGTTCCTGACCAGCGCCAGTGCCGCTAATAATCCGAATGCGATAACCGGACAAGGCTTTGCCATATAATCCCGCGATGCGCAAAGTATTAGCGCTGGGCGCAGAGATGGCGCGGCCATAATAACCACGATACCCCGTGTATTTAATGGATGCGATACCGCTGTTAGCTACGGGTGGAGTGGTTAGTTGATTCCAAGAATCGGATATGGTGTCGTAACGATAGAAAGTCGCGCCCAAATAATATAGATAACGGTGGGCACCGTCATCCGCTGTTGTAAGCGTTCCGCCAGCGGCAGTGGCGATAGGGCAAGGGCGCATCCACTCCCATACTGGAAGATCAACTTTTTGTTTTAGTGTATTGGTTAAAGCCATAGATTATGAAAACGTTAAATTTGCCCGGATACCAGAATTGTAAGAAATGCGTGCTTGATCAATCGTTCGCCATAACTCTGGAATAGCTGACAATAGAGTCAAAGTCGATCCATTGATAGTATACATCGTCGAGCCGCCAGAATCCAAAACCCGAGTCGTTAAACCCGTCGCGGTTAAAGTTGCGCCTTGGTAACCGTCCAGGTCTACCTTCATCCTCTGGTTAAGATCGACCGTAGCCAAACATTCGGTGGTTTTGAGTAGTTTGCGGGTTAAAATAACCTGCTCCTTCAATAATTGTAAACTTTCTTCCGACGCCGGCGCATTACTTGCCACATCGTAAAAAATCTGAAGTTTGTCCGTATCACTCATTGCCGTGGTGTTATAGGCTAAAGTGATGGTATTACCCGCAACCGTTGCCCCAATGGTTGGGTCGGCAAAATTATATAAAAATATGTTATCGGTGACGTTGGTAATCAACAATAAACGTTCCAAATCCAAGGTTGGGTAGTCCGTTAGCGTCACTTGATTGGTAGCCGCATTAAAGGTATAGTTAGGAATGAGTTGTTTCATTGTACAGATAAATAGAATGATTGGGATATAAATATGAAGAATGTCATAGAGCAATCGCCATAGCCACGGAAAAATTTTTCAAAGTGTTCGTTGACAATACATAGGAGGAGGTTAACGCATAAGATGCGGAAAGACTAGGCGCACCGGGAGCATACGACGCACTTAACGCATAACTTGCGGAAGTACTTATGCTTCCCGACACATTAAACGATCCGATAATGGTGTTTGCGTCCAACGAACGTAACCATAAAACCCCGACGGTATTAGAGGAAATCGTATTTGGCCAGCCCCCGCCGATATTTTTCCAGTTGTTGGGGAAGGCTAAAGAACTAGACCCAGCGGCCGAATGATTAATAAACAAAGCAATATCAGACACTTGTCCGGAATTAGACAGCCCACTAGCCGTAAAATTATAAACTTGCGCAACGGAAAGACTGATTTGTTGACTGGGATATAAAAAGCTACAAGTTATCCAGTTCAAAGAACTGGTCGCCACCGTCACTAAATTTTGATAGGCATTTAAATAACTAGAACTATTTGAATTGATTGCCCAAGAAGCCGTAATTGAGTATAAACTTCCCGTGGTCAAAGTAGTTCCGGAACCTGAGTTTACTGAAGCTGAGCTGCCGGATACTCCGTAAGTTCCAACAATAACATTGGTGTCAATCGCCCGCAACCAAACCACGCCGACCGTATTTGCGGCGATTGTCGTCGGCCAGCCCGAACCAATATTTCTCCATTGTGGAGGAAAGATCAAGGAGCTGGTATTATTAGCGGAATGACTTATGAAAACCGCTAGATCGGCAATTTGGCCGGAACTTGGTAAATTACTATGAGTAAAGTTGTAAACCAACGCCGTAGTCAGATTGACTTGTTGATTGGACAGAGAAAAACTACAAGTGATCCAATTTCCTGAACCCGTCGGCGTGACGGTATAGTTTTGATAGGGCAAAACATAACTGGAACTTAAAGAACTAGAAGCCCAGGACGCCGAAATCGTTGAGCCTCCTGAACCCCCATTTAGCGCATAACTCGCCGTCCGAGCATAGGATGCGCTAATGGAAGCGGTGGCCCACGAAGCCGACACGGAACTGGTAATAGTTGCGTAATAAAAACTGCCGCTGGCGTAATAACTACCCGTGTTAGTGGTCGGGGTTAGATTGGTCGTATAGGAACCGGACCCGTCATCACTGACGCCGAGCGAATACCAAGTATTGGTGTCGGTGCTCAGTATCAATAACTGGCCATTAATAACTTGGACATTGCTAAAAATAACCGGCGCAAAAGCGGATTGACTGGCCCAACTGGACGAAATACTAAAACTTGAAGTTCCTCCGGCTCCACCATTAAGCGCATAAGACGCTGTTAAAGATTGGATGGAATAGTCCGCAAAGGCGGATGAAATGGAAGTGAATGAAAAACTGGAAGTAAACGCATAGGAAGCGGTCCGCGCATAGCTTGCGCTTAAAGCATACGAAGCTGAAAGCGCATAGCTTGCGCTTAAAGCATACGAAGCTGATATCGCATTAGCGGCTGAGCCAGTTAAGTCACCAATGAAAACCAGGGCTTTAAATGAACCGGTGGAAGGATTAAACGCAAATAGGCTGGTCCCACCGCCGTTGCGCACTAAGTTACTGCCATCGCTGAGGAAAACGACGCCGTATTCAGTGTTGGGGTTGCCTATATCCACCACGGTAACTGCGCTTGAAGTCTTAGCCCAGGAAGAAGTTACCGGATATAGACTGCTGGTACTTAAAGTTGTGCCGGAACCACCACCATTTAACGCATAAGATGCGGTCAACGCATAAGATGCCGTTGATGCTGCGTTGGCGGTCCCTGTTAAATCGCCAACGAAAACTACGGCTTTAAATGAACCGGTGGATGGGTTAAATGAAAAAAGACTGGTTCCGCCGCCATTTCTCGCTAAATTTATCCCCGTACCGGCGTCGAACACGACGCCGTATTCGGTGTTGGGATTACCGATATCCGCAATGGTGACTGCGCTAGCAGTTGATCCAACACTACCTCCGTTTAATGCGTAGGAAGCGGTTAACGCATAAGAAGCACTGACACTTGGAGAACCTGGCGCATAGGAAGAGGAGATGGCATAGCTAGCCGTCAATGAGGCTGTCCCAAAATTCGAACCCGTCAAATAAAAAATAAAATTATCCCCAGTCCCAACGTGAAATTCATTCAAGGTAGAACCGCTGACTACGCGGATGTAAGTATCCGCTACTCTGGGATAGAAAACGTGTGCCATAATCTACTTAAAATCGGTTTACACCACCGTCCCTTTAATATCTTGATCGGGATATTTTATTTCAAAAACAGACGGGTCAACGGATGGGTATACAATTTTATTGCGGGTGGCACTATTGATATCATACTCAACTTTGGAATAGTTCCCATCGTTGGCATTAAGATTGAAAATGTCCAATGAAAGCACCGACTGAACGCCATCGGTTTTGGCAATTTCCAATTCCAGTTGGCTTAGATTGATGGTTTGGGAAAAGTTCCAATTATCAATGTTAAAGAAATACTGAACCGCGGTGATCGCATTCAACAAAACCTCTTTTTTATTGTAACCCTTGAACACGGAAATGGTAAATTCAAGGCCAATGTTTATCACATAACCATCCACAACATTTATCGCGTCCGTAATCATGCGAAATTGCTTCAAATAGTTGATCATATTATTGATCAGTGCTTGATTCGCAGGCGTTAAATTCTTGTTATTATCGTAAGATAAAACGTATAGGTTGATGGCGAATGGATTGGACCGGTCATAAGACAATTTACGAAAATAAGTTTGGGTGTCGGTGTTGGTCACCTGCGCAATATTATTCGCATCGATGGTGCCGGTTAAAATTTGATTGACGTTGACGTCTAGGCTGGTATTGGTAACGACTTGAACTTTAGCAAGCGAACCGTATTTGGGCGGCATGGAATAAACCCGCACAAGGTAATCATCTTTGGTGACTGATCGATTTTGAGCAGCGAAAAAGGCTAATGCGTTTTGTCTTATCTCGTCATTTGTTTCAGGATCCTTACCTCCCGTGGCCGGGACGGGATTCGTAACCCGCAACGAACTCTTCGCATCATCAATTTTAGTGATTTGATCCGGCAACAAACCAATAGTTGAGTTATCATATTCCACAGAGTCTATATTTATGATCTCATCGACGCTAGCATTAGACGTATAACCGCCGCCCACCAAATATTTAACGGTGATGGTGGTATTGTTAGGCGCTAAACCGTAGGTTTCATTCTTTAAAAAGTTTGAGGGATCGTAGGGAATGTTCAATTTATTAATATTACTCAAACCCACGCCCACCAATTGAGAATTCATCGTCACCAATTCATTGGAAAACGCCTCCAGACCAGCCCCGAATTCAAGATAGGTGAGATTGTTCTCATCCACATTTGTCGTGTATCGTTTTGAGGTTCGGAGATATTGTAAAATATAAGGCACCTGATCACGGTAAGTTGTGTAAAAACCCTCATAGGATTCGTCGTTGGGCACGGAATCCAATACTACCTCCTGAGCTAAATAATCAACTTCATACCATTTGTTATTATCTGCGTCTTTTACTTCAAGGATTTCCAATACATTCGTTTCATCCAGATATAATCGCAAAAATGAACTTGGGTCATTGACCGAAAAACTTTTAACGACAATTTTTCCAGCCCGAATGCGCACGCTTTTTTTACAGAGGAAATATTCAGGAACACCGGAGTCGGTGCGGCTGTATACGGAGTCGGTGCGCGGGGAAATGTTAGTATTAACGGAGAAATTTACTGGCAACATTGTCAAATAAGCAGAACCAACATTATTAGATACCTGTGCCCCCTCCTTGATTTCCAAAGCAAATCTGGTATCCGGAACATATTCACCATTAATTTCAACTGCGGGTATTATTTGATATAAATCCAACTCCGCCGTTGCTCCCCGGCTAGCTTTAACCTTATAACCCAGGTACCGGGACAAGGCGATGATATTAGTGCGTTCTTGGGTATTACCAATCAGGGATTCTTTGAAAATATAATCCGTATAATAGGATAACACATCTCCGACATAAGCCGCTTGTTCAATGAACATCATTCCTGGAGAAGAATCGGAAAAGTCCTTATAGGTGTTGGGAAAATAAGATTTGGCAAATTGGATAAGGGCTTCCTTCAACTGAGGGAAGTCACGATTAACATACCGCACATCTTTAGATTGGGGTTGGAATGACTTGGGGGTGGTGGCTGACATATTAGTTATTGTACCCTATCCACATTCAATTCGATGGTATCGGTTTGTTTCGTTGAATTTATTGTAAATTGAACGGATATGTGTAATCTATAAATATCCCGGTCGTCTTGACTTTGTTCGCTTTTTAAAAGATCAACCTCCGTATAGTTAAGGCTTACTCCAGGAACCCACATTGAGATATCTTCTTCAATTAATCGCCGGGCGGTTTCTGGCAACATCTCCGTGTTCTGATCGAACGCCAGGATCCACAACCGGCTCCCAAACGTCGGTTGCATTCTACGCTCGCCAGGACGTGTGTTCAGTAAATTTATGATATTTGCTCTAGTCTGCCCCAAAGTATCATACGTTTGATCAAAATAAGAGGACGCGGTCTTTCTTATTGGAATGGTTATTCCAATTGGAGTTTTGGAGGCCGGAATCATAGATTATTGGGAGTCGTAACCACCCATCGTCGGAGTCAGAGGTACAGAACCCGCAAAGAAACTTCCGCCTTTTTTCTGTTTTTCGTCGATTTTTTTCATCATAGACCGAAAATCTTTTTTAAACACATTAGCAATCGGAGTGGCGTGGACATGATCCAAGACCGAAGTTTGTTGATTAATCGGTCCGTTACTAACAATACTCTTTAACATTCCAAGTTTCGTGGAAGTATCAATGGGCGAAGGGGTTGGTTGAGTAATAACATCCTCTCCAGCATCTATTTTATCAAACATATCCGATAAACTTACCATAGGAGATGTATGCGGAGCACGCGGTTCACGTTGCCGCAGATTGGTAACCGTTGAATTTAAAGCTTCATTTAAGCGATTGTCCTTGGTATAGGTTTTCTGGGGCTGGGCTTCCTCTCTAATAGCTACCGCAGCTTCATTTGGGTTTCGGTTAATGACTTCGGCCAGGAGGCGTGTCATAGATTTATTCACTTCTTCCGTTACAACTTTTTTAACTTCGTCCCGGACAAGTTTTCGTATGGCTTTAATAAGTTCATCAGCTTTCATATGTGTATAAATAGTGTGGGGTTATCTCTTGTTCGCGCCTTTCCAACCTCCCGGAACTCCAGCGCCGGTGGTGGTATTGATATTGGTAGGTGCCGTACCATCAGTTATTGAACCTCCGTTTTGTCCTGGAGCCAAACCACCTCCCGTAACAAACACTCTGCGACTTAACAACTTCTCCAGACGGTTCTGTAAGGCAATCAATTGTTGAATTTGGACAGGCAATTGGGTTTGTGACGGAGATTGTTCGCCCGCATCAACGTGGGAATGAATATACCAGTGAGTGTGAGCTTTTAACCAATCGCATAAATCGTATAACCAATTTACGGACGTTTGGCCAAGCAAAACAGGTTCATTGGTTTGGTTGTATTCCCCCAAATAAATCGCGGGCGCATTAATCACCGCTTTGGTATTGGTGGTTATAACAACCTGCTGATGCGCATCAACGGTATATTCGTTATCGGTGACGATAGCATATCGTTTTTTCGAATAGTGAAATTGTTCTCCGTAACGAGCCGATAAAACCAGCCGGTCGGAATTAATTACGATTTGATCACCATCTAAAGTGGGGTAAGTAAATGTCGTTATTCCAGAAAACTCTTTAACTTCCTCCCCCAAACCAAACATTTTTTTATAACAAGTGGTCACCCAGGAACTAATCGTCTGACCTGAAGTTATGTGAATAGAAGAACCGTCGTGATTGATATCCTCCGAAACGTAACCACCAACGTTTTTTTCTTCTGATGTCCCCCGGATGGTTCCGGGGTTTGGGCTATGAGCTAAGATTAATGTTTCGCCATTTTTTAAAAGCGGCCTCTGGCGATTACGAATGATCAACATCGGATTTCCGCCGCCTGACATTTCCTGGCTAACAGGATTCTTCGATGCGCCGTTCGCCGGCCCATAATAATCCTTGTTTTTCTTAAGCCCCGAATCATTCTTTCGTTCGTCATCATACCCCGCAAATTTAATGGATTGGCCAAAACGACTTTCGACGATGAGGTCGCCTTCATGCCGACGTAACGCACGGATGTTTTTGTTTACCCAAAAATACCTACCCGCAACTCCTTTTTCTCCAAATCCAGATTGAAGAGTGGTTTTCGATAATGGGCCTTGGTATAAATCTGAAGTACCCAGTTCGGTATTTTCTCCGCCGCCCAAGTAAGGTTCTTTGGAGAAATCCGTATTGTGATTGACTAAATTGGAGTGGTTTAGTTTTTTGGAGTAATAATATTTTCCAAAATATTTTCCAACAATCACCAATTCATTAACCAGTGGGTATTCGGAGAGATTTGATTCCATTGGTATGGCCCACACCAATTTTTCTTTTGAAATTTGCTTACCAGAAGTCACTGGACGCACAAGAACCCGACCAATCCAGGTATAATCTACATCCGTTTTTAGGGCGGCCTGACCGTTAAGATCTGGCGCCCAAGGTTCTTCCCCAATGGTTTTGCCCTTTTTAAAAATCTCGTGGTTCTTATCGATGATAACATCTAAAACTACCGCGGGTTCAAGTTCATAAAACTCCGGAGGATTTGCTGGTCCAGAAATCGCGGTGGAGTAGTTATCCATCGATTTGTTGGAGGTGGGGGATTTCTTTTCCCAGTATGGCATAATTACTCTTTCTCCCCCAGTTTCGATTTCTCAATCTTTATCTGGGTTTGACCAACCTGAATTTCCCGGATATGTTTGGCAATCTCCGACTTTTCTTCCTCACTCATCACCGACTCAAATCCACCTGCTCCTGACACATCCGCGTCTGAATACTTAGCCTTTACTTTATTGGTTATAGCCGCCAATTTAATAAGGTGTTCGTTATTCTTAACCGCAACGTCAATATAATCCTTCAACAACGGAACGACAATCATCGCATCGTTAACGGTTTTAATAAGGGGTTTTAACTCACCGATCAGAATATCAATCTGACCCTTCATTTCTTCCTGATTATCGACAATATCGCTACAGAGTTGAGAAAAGGTTTTTCCGTCGTAAATATCAAAATCTTGGTCCATATGGATAAATAGACCGACTTAACCCAATTTAGACATTTTATCCAATAAATGCTTAGATTATACTTCCACTACTCCGTCCTCAACATAACTCTGAGTTATTTGCCTTTGGTATTGCTTCATTTTATTGATAATTTTAGTTATCTGTTGAGTTTTACAGCTAGAAATCTCCCGAATATACAAATACAAGGCTTTTTTATTATATGCGTCGATCCGATCTGAGTTTCGGAATAGCTCAATAATCGCATTGGCAATGTTTAAGTCACGGGATTTGTTGAAAATCTTATTGACATTGTTCTCCCAGAAATCAACCATCAAATCCATGAACTCAGCGGTTTCTGAATCTTTATAATGTTTATCCTCCGACTGAAGCTGGATAGTATGGTCGTCTCTCTCTTCCCCAATATCAACGTGTTGATTGAAACGCTTGTAGTTATTGTTATTTAGTGCGATGAGATAATTCTTCGCAACGATAGAAAAATACGAATACGCTTTGAATCCGATGGTTGGATCGAACTTGTTAATGTTCGCGACAAGGTGGGCAACCGTTTCTTTCTGGGCGTCAAGTGGTCCGGTTTCTAAATATGAGAACTTGAAGGTGTTAAAAACATTTTCTACTAATTTTTCAAAAGCGTACTTGATAAGAGTATTGTAGATGTTATTCCGTGTTTCCTGACATTCGGTGGTATTATATTTAACTATGGCATTCTCAGTGTCTTGGGTGAAATACATTCTATCAATGGAGAACTTTTTACTGCGGGGTTTTCGTGGTCGCCAATTACGTGCGATATTAGGACCAACAGGCGGGTCTATCTTTTTGGGGGATTTAACCGTAGGAGCGGGAGAGGATTTTTTTCGGACATGGTTCTTCGGTGATTTTTTGAGTCGCTTCATAAGAAGTGGGTTTATCTTTCTAGTTTAGCTTGCGTCTTCTCATTAAACTTCTCAATAATTTTCACCAAATCTTGAAAAACATTCCCAACATCGTCGTCCGATTCAAACCATTTTTTATCGTCAATGGTTTTCATATGTTGGTAAGTCGTCAAAACATCTTCGCCGAACTCATCTAGTATCACGTCATAGTCGTCTAATAACGCTGCGTATTGTTTCGCTCGATTATATTGGGCACGGGCGATAAAACACACGGATACAAACGCGGTGGCAAAAATAAGGAGAAGAATTGATAGAATTATAATTGTCGCTAGCATAGTTGTTAATCTCTGTCATCCACGTCAAGGGAGGAATTTTCATCATTAGCTTCTTTAAGGAACTCCAAAGCTTCTTGAACATTATCCCAGTCTTGACTATGAATTGCAGATTCGAGCAACTCTATTAGATATTGAATATCAGATAAATCCATAATTTGCGAATCCGTCTTGGATTCAATACGATATATAGTTTCTCTTCTCTGCAAAATCAAAACAATTTGATTATTACGAATATATTTTAGTACTATTAGATAATGTTGTCAAGACATTATTCATTAATTATTTCTTTTAAAATATGCGTCAAAGAACGGATCGTGAAATGGTTGTGAAGATTTTTGCATCGCGCCGGCATCAGGTGGTTCTAAAGTAGGGTCCATTTCATAGGAATCTTCTATCAATGGACAAGATCCTGTTACTTCCATTTCAACCATCTCCGGAATTTTTATAACCGCCGGCGGAGTTTCCGGCGTTAAGCTTTTTTTGAGTCAGAATCCAATAATAGCTCTTTTTCCTGTTTTGGAGTTTCCGGTTTTAAAACCTCCAATGATTCCCGTCGGAATATCGCGACGTTATAGGCCAGGATCAAAGCTATGGCAAGGGGGTCAAAAACAAAAATGATCGCTAACATAAACCAAAAAGCGACCCGATCCAATTCCCATCCAAGTTGATCGGCGACGTATTTTAGAGTTTGAATATCCTTTTTCCCACTGGCCGCAATTTTTAACTCCGTCGTTTGTTGATCAATGTTTTGTAACGCTTTCCGTTCCGTTTCTATTAATTGGTTTTTTTCCTTAATTTCCTCATTCGCTTGCTTGATCATTTCTCCGGTTTGATTTTGTAACTGAGCTAATTGAATCGGATTGCGACTGATGAAAGCGTTGGTCTGGGCCTCACTTAGCCTAGCTTCCTGCCCATTGCGGATTTGGTTTAAAATAGCAATCCTTGAATTGGCTGCCGTGATGGTGTCGTTGTGAAAAGACTTCTGCGTTTCAATCTGTTGGATCTTGCTCTGATTTAGGTTATACGCTAAAGAACTGGCCTGATATGCGGAACTTAAAAACCCAAAAATACCTAGCGAAGTTATGACCATTAGGATTAAAACGGAAAGGGTCAGATAGGTTTTAAAGCCAAACCCAATCTTGTTCCAGTAACGATATAAATAAGTCGTTACCACAAGTTTTCCAAATTCCAAAGTCCCAGCCATAACCGCAACGGAAACGGCCGCTCCGGCAAATAAGGTGGCGATTCCATAGACGGAAAACCCAGCGGCGCAAATCGCAATGGCCAAGGCGGTGAGACCCACGATCATAGGAAAATGGGTATGTGGTAGTAGTTTATCTTTCATAAAACATATATATGACGGCAAAAATAAAGAGCCCCACCTTTCGATGGGGCTCTACACTACTTCAAACTACAGATTATTTTATTTCTATTTTCTTTATCCCTTCCTCCAGCGGAGTCGGATTTAATTTCTTTAAGGTTATTTCAAGAATCCCATTTTCAAATTTTGCATTAATACTTTCTCCATCAACAATGTCTCCGAGAGTAAACGAACGACAAAAAGCAGAACGTTTCAATTCTTTGTGAATATAATTCTTTGAAGATTTTCCCGAAGAGTCTTGTTTATCTCCTTTAATGGAGAGGATTCCATTTTTTAGTTCAATGGAAAGTTGTTCTTTTTTGACTCCAGGAACTTCCGCTTCAATGACAATCTGCGTATCTTCATTGCGCACGTCAACTTTTGGGTATGCTCCACTTTCAAAAAACTCTTTTCCCAAAGTAAAATCTGGAAAAGAACTGTTAAAAAATTCATCAAATAATGATGAAAATGGGGTCAAGAATTCTTCACGGTTAAGGGATTGGGGGCTATATCTGATTACATTATTGTTCATATGTTACTCCTTATTTTAACAACAAAAGTTGTCTGTTAAAAATGGCAATTTCTCATAAGAGACAATTACCTAGACGATCATCGTCTGGAAATAAATATACAAAACTTCTACAATAATGTCTATTTTTTATATCCAAGAATAAATCAACACATCCCAATAGCTGGGTGAAGTGGCGAACCAATATCCAGTCGGCGAAGATACTTTCCAACCGTTTTCCTGATAAACCCAGCTAAACTTGAGGGTTGAATCCGTCGTCATCGTCAAGAATGACTGAATTTCCACGTCACCGCCATTATAGTCATTGATAAAATCGTCTGAACTTACTTCGTCACCAACAGCGAAACCGTTACTAACCATCGTCGAATCCATCGATTTCACTTTAAGTTTGACTTGGACATTCCTTGGCGCGGTATTTAAATAATGTGTGACATTAAACCCATTCGCAACTCCGATGGCAGTTGGCATAGGTTTACGATATGCCCACATTGTCTGGAAGCCATATTCATACCACTGACGCCAAGCGATGGAATTTTCGTCCAACACCGAACCGATCCGTATTCCGTAATCATATCCCGCAGCGCCGGCTAACACCGTGGCTAATGCGCTGGCTTTTGGTGTTGCGCCACTAGAAATAATGGCGGAGGATACGGTGTCCGTGCCGGAATTGTAAATAATCCAAATATCATACCACAGATTTTGGGTGAACGCTCCAATTATGCCACCCGCACCTGATGAACCACGATTATTGGTAAAGGTAAGCGTATAACTATCGGAGGATAAACGTTTGGTATTGGAGGGTGATGAGGTATCCCGCACAATGACTTCATCAAGGGCAATACTAATTGGAACATTGCTTGCGTCGTATGGTGTCCAGTTAGGCCGAATTGACAAATTCTTGACAAAAGCTGGGGTGACATTCGCCGCAGCGGTTGGTAGATTAGCCACATATGAAGCCGTAACCGCACAACTTGCCGTGCCATAAAACCCAACGCGGTTGGCTAGGAAGCTCGCAGAAAATTCACGACCTTCGAACACCCTACCGTATAATGTCCCATCCGTTCTCAAAAACAACAAACTTGAAGTCGCGGCGGTGATATTGATATTTTGGGTGGAAAATAAAAATCCAGGGTTGGTTCTAGAAATAACATCGATGCTTGGGCCCATGGAAGCAGTCGAATCGGTATTATCTCCCAATTCGATGACCAATCGACCTGAATCCACTGGATTTTCAATGTAAAATATTCGACCAAAGTCATTGGAAATGACTGAAGATTCGATACCATAATTTTTATTAAAAAACAATGAATTTGCCGCAAGGCCTTCCTGACTTTGTAGAATATAACTCTTTCTGGGCAATAACATTCCAGCGTCCGCGGCCAGGACCAGTGAGGTGCTGATGATCATCGTCTGTTCACTAGACGTACCAAAACCTTTTAGATTGCTGGCGGTTAATGCGAATGAAGCGCTGATTGAGCTAGATGCCCAGGAAGCAGACAAGACGGTTGTCTGGATTGCTCCCGCCGGCGCCCACGAAGAGGATATAGAAAAACTTGAGGTCCGTGCGTAGGATGAGCTAATTGAGCTGGTGGCCCAAGAAGCAGAACCATAAAGTTTTAACCAAGCATTGACATCATTGAAATCGGCGTGATAGGTTGTTAACGAACCGCTGTCAACAAGTGGGAAAAAATCATCGCTGGAAATCAACGGTAGGTCACGCAGTTGGCTTATTTTTACAGATGGCATAAATTTATTATTCGGTTACGACATTGTCAGTATTAACCTTGAGGCTACATCTCACGCCCGACCAAACATTACTGCCGGTGACGAATGATAAACCATTACTAACATATGCGCCAATTTGATAACGGTGTAGGCCTCCCGCAGAAGCAGCATTAGTGGTATAGCCCTTTAAATAGAAACGGCGGATGACAGATCCTGTATTGAAATGGCTAGCCAACCCAACATCCGAACCCGTGTAGTAATTTTGAAATTTCGATTCATCCAATTGATAATAAGCTGAAAAACTCTCCGACAAATCCAAACGAATAGAGCCGCTATAATTAATGCTACTGGACATTGGCACATTGACATCGCCCCAGGCTTCGACAACAATCTTTGCGCCAGAACCGCTAACCTGAATATAACCAAAAGAAGCGGTGGTCGCTATGGTTGCGGTGCCGATTATGCTAGAGGTTATTGGACCCCATTCACGATAAATGTTTGAGTTGACGACGTTGGTAACCGCCGCAGCAGTGCTGGCGGAATAAGCGTAACGCGCATGCGAAGCTGTGCCATTGTTCCCCGCCCCAAAATCAGAGGTGAAAGTTAAAAAGGAAGCGGATACTGCCCGTCCGGCCCAAGACGCGGTTGCGGAGATTGTACCGCCGCTACCAACCAACACAGACGCGGTGGAGGCGAAGGAAGCGGAAACGGAACGATAAACAGTACCGTTATCCACATTGTTACCGAACCACGAAACATACGAAGCGGTGTCGGCTTGTAAAGCGCGGGATGAGCTGATTGCGGAAGAGGCGGTGCCGTTGGGATAACCGCCGTAAGACAAGAAAGATGAGGTGTTCGCCGACGCTACACTAAACGCCCCACTAATCGTTCCATCGAAATAAGAACAGGTCAAAGCATAGGAGGAAGTCGTCGCTCGGGAAGCGGAAATAACAAACGATGCGCTATAGGCTAAATAGGCCCAGCTTGATGAGATTGAGAAAGAGGCCGTGCCATTTGAATTGGCACCCATACCTCTAAAAATAAGAAATGACGCCGAATTAGAATAGGATGCGGATTGAACGGTCAGGCTGGCGCTGTATGCGACCCAGCTTGCCAGATCCGTCATTGTCATCTGTTTTGTTTCTGGAACACTGACATCAGCCAAGGGCACTCTGTCATCTCCAGAAATTTCAGCTCGATTTATTGTAACTAATTCGGTTATCCTCTTATTGCTCATAGACTATGCGGGTAGCATAATCATAAATAGAGTGTTCAATTAGCTTTCTTAATCTTTTTGTTAATAAACCGGGAAAGAGCACTACGAACATTATCGTCGTCGGTAAAGCGAAAGACGTGAATTCCTTCCTTTTTACTTTCTTCATCGTCAAAGATACTTACCATTTTGACAAATCCACTTTTTCCGTTGATATCCGATTGCTCGGGATCCCCAATTATAAAAACCTTGGAAAACTCTCCGATTCTTGTTAAGAGGGTTATAAGCTCCTTCATCGTCAAGTTCTGGGATTCGTCAGAGATGATTGCCTTGGCATTCCAGTTCAACCCTCGCAAAAACCCAACTGGCAATCCACACACTCTTTCTTCTTTTTTAAGAAGATCAATGTCAGTTTTCGGCAACAACTCCGTCATTTTATCGACTAAAGGTTGTAAATAAGGCGCAAGCTTTTCGTTTGTTTCTCCCGGAAGATAACCCATTTTGGAATCAGAACTTTCGACGATGCTTCGGACATAAACCAGATCGCTGACACGGCGCTCGGAGATAAGCGTCAGAGCCACAAATACGGATAGATAGGTTTTAGATGTTCCGGCAGGCCCTGTGACAAACATTAGTTTAGTGTTTTTGTCACAGGCAATGCTCAGAAACTCTTTTTGTTTTGGAGTAAATTCCCTTTTATATATGGATAACGGACAACGGAGTTTTGACCTTTGAGGAATCAGAGGACTATTGTCCTCCGCCGAACCTGGTTCAATGTGTTTTCGTTTCATTAAGTTTTATGGTGTGACCTAATCTATTTTTCAAGCCCAAAACCTTGCCACAAAATTCATACATCTCGTGATTGAGATAATAATTGTATATGTGTTCAAGGTTGGGAAGAAAATCTTTATCGGAAAGCATAACGACGAATTCCGATCCTGTGAATTGGAAAATTTCGACGACAGGAAGATTGTTATCAAGTGCGTATTCAATGGAGGCAACGGTTTGTTGCATCATATCGACTTTTTTAGAATCGATAAATGTTCTCAATTCCACATCCGCTGAAGGGAGCGGATAGCTTTGAAGAACGGGTTCGACTTGTTTCTTTTTTTGTGCCATAGCCCTACAACAATAAATATCAGGAAGCAAAACAAAAGAGCCGGACCTTTCGGTCCGGCTCGTTTTTTATTTTTAAAAATTTGAATTATTTTTTACTTTTCGAAAAGTTCGTCTACACGAATTTGTGCGGCACGTTTCCATTTTGCGATAACGGCCGGCGTAGCAGATTGGGCAGCGGCGATACTCTTTTCCAAAAATGCATTCACTTCAGCAATGGTCCGTGCGTTGCGAATTTTACCACGAATTTCTGAAACCAAATCTTTTTTATTCCTTTTCCAAACGTGGCGAATGACGGGAACTGCATATGCGACGGATTGCCCCTCCCGATTGGTAGTCGTATAATTTTCCTCAGTGTTCATAATTACCAGTTGCGATGTTTCTTTTTATTGAATTTGACGATTTCCACTTTTTCTCCAGGGGACCAATTCGTCACTACCCGTTGCCAAAAGATCTTTTCATCATCGGCGCGGAAGTCGTCGGGGTCGGAGTATTCGTTATCCGAAACCCGTTGGTCATTCCGAACAACAACGTATTTTACAGGATCTTCAAACCGTGGTTCATTACGAAATTCCGACGGAGAACTCTCTGCGCCGGGTGGTTTTGATACATTAGGGGTTTTCTTTGACATAATTTTTATTTACGGTTTGTTTGTAACTGCTTTCCATTGCCAGACACCATTGGTGGAATTGTATTCTGCGAAATTTAATGCAACCGCTTCGGTTTGGAATTGCTTTATTTTTTCATCCCCTGTTCTGCCGCCGATTATCGCCAAAACGATAATTGCGGAAATCAATAGTGTTATGTATACAATCTGTTCCATATTTACTCGCTGGATTTCCGCCATTGATCAATTTCCGCTGCGCAACTCATATAATCAGCCGCGTGGACAATCTTGGGTAGGCTAGTTCGGAGATAAAAATCTTTGTTGTAAGTTTTGAGATAAGATTGGTTAGCGTCTTTGTACATACCATCCGCTAGTTTAATCCCAAGATATTCTTTCCACGTATAAGTAATTCCGAATCGTTGGAGAACATAAACTGACCTGTCGGCCGCATCCATATACTGAATTTCGGGATTAAGCTTGTAGATTTCACCCCGGCGGCGTTTCCAATCCTGGTCCTCCCGAACATAATACTCTCCCAGTTCCGGGTCACCCAATTTGCCAAGATCGTGATGCATCGCAGCGAAGTCCATTTCCTCATCGGTAAAATCAACCGTGCCGCCCATTACAAGATAAAGTTTTTTCATGCCCCGAGCGCATTTAATAACCCGCATGATGTGTTGTAAGTAACCTCCCGGATGTGCGTAGTGGAAATGCTCGGCCATCGAAGCTGGAGCAATCAAAGTTGTAATGCCGTAGCCACCTTCTTCCGCATACATCTTTTTTAACCGTTCACGCCGTTCTCCTGTAAATGTGTCGTCGATGAACTTTATGAATTCGTCGTAATTTTGCTTTAATTCGTCTTCGGTGAGATTGGGTTTTTCGATCATAGTAAAGAGAGTGTAGTCTATTTCCAATAGATACTCAATTTAATTTAAACCCCATTGAACTTATTATTGACTAACGATTCAAGATTTTTTAATGCGTCTAAAGCATCAGGCCCGTCAGCGGAAATCGTCAATTTGGTTCCGCACGCGGCGCCCAAGGTTAATAGTCCGACGATGCTCTTACCATTAACCTTTTCCCCATCGACTTCAACGAAAATATCTGACTTAAACTCATTCGCTGCCTTGACGAATGACGCAGAGGGACGTGCGTGTAAGCCCATTTCGTTTTGAATTTCAACCGTTAAACTACAGAGAGAACTTTTTGGTGAAGACATAACTTGTTTTTAACAATTAAAGGGAGGTTTTGTTTGAAAAATTAATTACGGAACCGGGAATTTCAGTTGGGATTTGAACCACGCTGGAAAGATTTGTGCCGACACCTATCGCATTGACAGCAAAGGCACGGAATTTGTAGACATATCCCGGAGAAAGATTTTTGATTACAATCCCGTTCGTTGAAGACGGTACCCACGTAAAATATGTCCACGCATTAACCACAGGCGCTTTCTGATATTCAATACGATAACCACTGACTAATTCCTGGGGCGGATTAGGCGTCCAAGTAAGCCAAAGATCGTAAGTAGCTGTTTGCGCAATGGCGACAGCCACGATTAACAATATACCAAAAACATAAAATAATTTCTTCATATCAATAAATAGTTACGGCGACTTTGCTTATGCTAAAATCTCTAACCATACTGGGTAAGGTATTAGCTGGGATTGGAGTGGAACGAATCTCATTGCCGAAAGCCGACTCCGAACCATCCGGCGCAATGGTTTTTCCTGAGAAATAAGCGGGGGTTGGAATGTTGGAAATAACCACATTCGTTACATAACCGACGGTTACGAAATTGGTATAGTAATGATTACTTGGCCCGTAGTAGATGTTATACCCCGAAACGGTATCAGGAAGGCCGCTGTGATCCCAATTGACAAAGACGTTGGATGACATAACCACGAACGTTATAATCATCAAAAAAGAAATGGTTAGTAATTTTTTCATTAAAATGGCGGAAGGTGAGGGGATCGAACCCCCGCTCCTGTTACGGAGACTATAGCTTTCGAAACTATTGCTTTACCACTCAGCCAACCTTCCAAAATTACCACTACAAATTGGCGGAAGGTACAGGAATTGAACCTGTTCTCCTGTTACGGAGCCATCAGCTTTCCAAGCTGAGCCATTACCGGTCTGGCAACCTTCCAAATGTAACGAACAACGGGTTGGAATATATCCAACTCATACTCCGCTTTAGGCCGGAGATAACCTGCCACCGTCTTCAGTTGAACTTAACAACCTACTTATTGCCGATGTTTTTGGCGCTGGTATCCTTTACGACGCCGAATGTTTACCGTGCCCGTTACAAACTGGCTGGGGATGGTGGTATCGATCCACCGCCTTTGCTTTCAGAGAGCACTTTGCTTCCATTACAACAATCCCCAATATAAAAATGGTGGAGCCACAGAGAATCGAACTCTGATGACCAGACTGCCAGCCTGATGTAATACCATTATACTATGACCCCAAAAATTGGTTGCGGAGAGTTGGAGTTACACCAACCATAGTCTTTTCAGACCGACGTTATGAGCGTCGATGGCATCTTCCGGCCTGTTCCCGCGATACTAACTGCCTATAATTATAGGCGATAAAAGAAAAAAGTCAATCCTTAATAATGTAAGGGATATTATTTATCGCTTTAAAATTCAAATCATCAGGAAACTTATCAGAATATTCATAGTCAGTTTTAATCCCAACTATTTTCATCGATTTCACAGCGGAAACATGACGTGTCAAATTTTCAATCAAATTTACAGCATCGGCGGGTCCGAATTGGGTCTCGACTTCAACTTCCACTGTTAGTTTTGTTTTGATAAACATAAATTGGTGGAGCTATCCGGGATCGAACCGGAATTTTTTCCGTGCGAGGGAAATGTGATACCATTATACTATAGCCCCATTAACAGATTTATAGTTATTCACGACAGCTTGTCACTAAAGGTTCTGTTAAAACCTATACAAGATGTTTGCCGCAGCCGTAGCCGCTGTCCTGTTTTATCCCTACATTTATCTCAGTCTTGCGACTGGTCACCCGTTAAGGGTAACTGCTCCAACCTTGTCTTTACAATGAGTAGCACTACTCTTTGACAATTTAGGATTAGTGATAATTTTTGGTTCAAACGAATCACAGGCTTATTCTAAAACCCCTTTATTTCGCCCTTCCTGCTGAACTTATCCGAGTTTTACAAGGGCTCAGGATGATTCTCCCATATCTGCTATTCACCAGCGAACTTCCTCTAAGGATTTCTCCCCAGCGTAGAGTCACTTACGACAAACTTTCAGCCTATATAATATCAGATCAGCGGTGGTTTGTCAATATAATAATATCGACCTAATCCACAGAGGTAAAATGAAATCCCTTACAATACTTGCAGCGGTATGGTTTTTTAAAAACGGCTCCGGCACTCTCTCTAGCTTGCCGTTCGGCTTCTTTCCAAGCCTCATTTTTAGAAGAAAAAAACCGCTTTTGGCCGCAAGGGTCAAAACCTGACATTTTTACCGTTTGCCGACGCATATTTTGGTGGTGCCTAACGGATTTGAACCGATACATTTTGCCTTCTCAGGGCAACGACTCCTGCCAGTTGGTCTAAAGCACCTTAATTAAATCGTTTTCTATCTGTTGGTTCTGGTGTTGGTTTGTAATAACGATGCAACATCCGATTAATGACAATGGCAATGCGAGCAGATCGAAAACTATTACAGACTTTCATTTCTTCCAACAACTCTAAAATTTTACGACTATTCTTCTTCGTCATAAATTGGTGGAGCCACGGGGAGTCGAACCCCGGCCTACAGCTTGCAAAGCTGCCGTACTACCATTATACAGATGACCCCATTGGAATTTTGGTCACCCCGGTCGGATTTGAACCGACGTTGTGCTTGCTCCCAAAGCAAGTGCCATACCAAGCTAGGCGACGGAGTGATAAATTGGTGCGAGTTGAGGGGATTGAACCCCCGACATTTTGAGTGTAAATCAAACGCTCTTCCACTGAGCTAAACTCGCGGTTTACTAGATACGGATTATACGGTTGTCTCCGGGTTATGTTTTGACGGACGCACCAACTCCGAGCATTCAGGTTACGTGTTCGCTACATCACGGAAAACTTTTTTAGAGTTGGCTTTCGACCAACTTACCAATGACCAATTGATAGGTTATTTGGTTGTTTGCTTGTATTATTTTTTATTTTTTGCTGTGCGTATCTTACCGAATAGAGGTTCCTCACCTCCATCTGGAGATAAGTATCTCACATTTTTGTAAAAAGGTCAAGTCTTAATTTATTTTTTGAAGAAGACGACAACGGCAGGATTTGAACCTGCAATTTGTGAAGCTTATCGGGTTCGACACCACATTGGCTCGGAGCGTCACCGCTTTTCGCCTTGCCTCTAGGCCCACTTCACCCATCGATAGGTGCGTATTTACATTCCGCCACGTTGTCAAGAAAGTGTCTGTATATAATTATCTACGAAACAATACAACGATTACTATTATTAGTAGTATCAAACCCAAACCGCCGCCTAGATATAAACCAGAACCGCCGCTCAGAAAAACCGCACCCAATGTAGATATATTTAACATATTATTCCATTCTTAAAAATGAACCGTAGTCGTTTCAACCACATCATTTCATTCTATGATTATAGTGTAGGTTAAATCGCAGTGGTTATCAATAAGGTGTTTCCCTTACAGGTAAATTGGTGGACAGAGGTGGATTTTCACCACGAAACCCACATGGCTTTGAGCGCGACCCATCTTCCATGTAGCATTGTCCATAAATTGGTGGAGCTAAGTGGTATTTACCCACCGACCTTCGGATCTAAAATCCGACGCTCTACTATGCCTCCCTACCGAGAACTTTCAAATGTTAGCCTCACATTCTACTCATGCCCCATTCGTTTGGCTCACTGAGCTATAACTCCATAAATTGGTGGGTAGCTTCGGACTCGAACCAAAGTTTTATACTCAACGTAGTTACTCAATGGTTATCTCATTTTGGTGATGTACACTTCCATTACTACATCCCCACCTTCCACTACGTCTTTCCTGCCGACTCTCACGGCGCTCATCGTCCTACCCATAAATTGGTACGGGGTGATGGATTCGAACCAGCGACCCACGGATTATTAGTCCGTTGCTCTTGATCGTAAGACCGTCATCCAACGATACATAAATGCTACTCCCGCGAATTATTTTCGGATTATAGTCTAGCTTCTAACCCTATCGTTATTTTTGCTTTCACATTACCACTGAGCTAACCCCGTATAAATTGGTAACAGCGGTAGGAATCAAACCCACAAAGTAGTTAGCACGCTACAGGACTTGCTAATAGAGTCGAACTCTGCCTTTCGTTTTACAATTCGATACGCTGTTATAAATTGACGCCGGCGGGAGGATTTGAACCTCCAACCAACCAACCGTATTGGTTCCAACGATTGGCTCTCTAATGTTTTCACATCTGACTACTACTGAGTAAAATATCTTTTGGCTATTGCCGTTCACCTTCCTGCAGGGTGTGAAACGGGTCAAGCCATACTCTTTCTTACCCCAGTTCGTCATCCAGTTGAGCTACACCGGCAAAATTGGTGCTCGGGGCGGGACTTAAACCCGCATGTCTACAACTTGCGTTGTAGCTCCATTCGTCGTCACCGACGGGAAGCCAATAGGGATTTGCTTCCATCGCACACTTCACCGGGGTTCCTTCAAAACACCAAGCGCTTGATGTATGAAACCTACTAACCGGATCCATGCCCTTCATTATGGATACCTTCGCGAAAATGGTGGGCGCACTAGGACTCACACCTAGAGAAACAAGTAAATTGTTATTGCGCCCGAAAATGGAGGCCTGTGCGGGGCTCGAACCCGCAACAAAAACTTTTAGAGAGTCGTGCTCTACCAATTGAGCTAACAGGCCAAGGGGGGGAAATAAAATGAATGCGTCAGCGATGTTTTCGCTTTCGCCGTGAACCTAAGTTGGAAGATTGTTCTTCATTTATGTGTACAATATATATTACGCCGGGTCATTTGTCAACACTATTTGTGATTGATAGCCCGATTATTGTTTTTATCACCGCGTTTTGCGCTTCAGAAACCGCTTTAAGTCGTTCAACCACAACGAAATCGAATTCCTGTAATTGAGAGATTTTTTTGTCAAGAATATCATCCGCTTGCTTCACTTTTTCAATAAATAGCTTGTTAAATTGATCGTTTTCCTTGGAAAGTTTTTCCCAGGTAATGACAATAGCTAACTGATTCGTTTCCAATTCTGACAACCGTTTGGACAATTGGTTGTTTATGGTTCTTTCGTGTTGAATAGCTGTAGCCTGAGCAATGAGCATTATGAATACTAATATTAGTGTCGTCCAGGTTAAAATGACATTGATTATTGAAAGTTTATTGGTGTTGGTCATATCTTTTTTAGAGGATTGAAACGTTTTAGACGGCCCTGTTTTAGGGATTTGCGACATGCGAAGTAAAATGCTTTTAAAGGTGATACTTCCGCCATTGGCACGCCGTGATAAAATCCGTGTTGCCCGAAGCTGTTTTCTGGCTTCCAACGGGGATAATCTTCCAATTTATGTTCCATACACCACTTTAACGCGACGGGGACAGGAGCAAAACGACAACCACAGGATTCGAAATGTTTATACTGGATGCGTGGGGTTGATATGTCTTCACCAACCCCAATGGCTGGTTTCGGAGAAGTTAGTGAGGTGTTCAAAAATTTTTTAGTGCGCAGATTAAAACCCCCACTACCAACCCGGCGCAAAGGATTGCCTTTCAAAGACAAGGTTTCCCATAATGGCCAGGGTGCTCCGATATAGTCCCAATCCAAAAATTCATCCGACCAAGCAGTTTTGTTCACCCCATAACCGTCCGCTTGAACAATAATACAAACATCCGTGTGAATATAATTGGGTAACTTGTAAAGAGTAAACAATCCAATTTCTTCAAAAAATAATTGACGATCCGTTCCCCAGTCAGGAATAAACACCCACGGCATGTCAATTGTTGGCCTCTGAGGCGAAAACAAAAGCATTTGACAGGGGTGGGGAATTTTCGAAGCGGTCTTTAAAATCGCCTCCGCATGTTCATTTATCTTGTTGCCGGCAATGGAAGCGATAGTTATGGTTTTCATAAGATTTGACGATCTTCGTGCGATTGTATAAAAATATTATGCTCCAAATAAACAAACACACCACTCCCAAGGCGATGAGATTTGGCCAATGGACAAAAGCGACTGCGGGATAGTTAATGAATTGGTAATAATAACAGAAAAATAAAGTCGATCCTCCGGTTAAAATTCCGGAAGCAAACGCAATTACATATTTGTAACGTGTCTTGATTTTACTGACCATATTTGGATTTGCCGAAAACCGTAGTGTCGGTGTCTATAACATCCGTTCCAACGACAATCTTTTTACCGCCTACCGAAAACAAAACGACTCCCTTCTTACAACGCTTTAATTCGTCGTGAGAAAGAAGTCGTAGATTTTTGGATTTATCAAAAGGATAACACTGGGCATTGATCTCTTCCGTACCCAAGTAACGTTTCATAACTTTTTTGTTTGGTTTCATAACTTTTTTAAAATTGGTGGGCGATGATGGTAACGCTCCATCGACTATTCAGTGTCAGTGAATTGTTTTTCTTTTATACTAATCACCCATTGGTGGTCACTAATGGAATTGAACCATTCTCTATTCAGTGTGAATGAATTATTCTGCCGATAAACTAAGCGACCTTATAAAGTGGCGGAGGGTACAGGAATCGAACCTGTGCTGGTTTTACCCAGGCTATGGCTTAGCAAGCCATCCTATTACCGCTCTAGCAACCCTCCAAACTATTAAATTTTTTCAACCTTGAATCCATTGTTGGTCAAAATTTCTTTACATAAAGAAAAAAATTCATCAACCGTCATATCAGATTTAGACATATTTGCGTCTCTACACACCAATCCCAGATTATCTAATGTAGATTTTCCCCCCTTGCTGACAGGAATAATATGGTCACATTGATATGTTTTTGGTTGATATAAATCAATTTTTCTTCCGGTTAAATAACATTTAGAGTTGAGTTGTAATTTTTTTACAAAATCTCTAAGAGAGAATGCCAGATGTACTCGTCTCCCTCTCCCAACTCTCTTTCCATTTGAAAAAGAAAAATTATCCTTTTTTCTCTTTAAAATTCCCGGAAGAGTTTTTTTATAGTTTTTAACTCTACTTTTTAATTTTTCTTTTTGACCAAATCCACAATGATATGCTATCGTTCCTTTTGAACATCCCAATATTTTTCGTATTTCGTTGTAAGATTTGCCATCCGCTCTTAACTTTAAAATGTTTTCTTTCATGTCAATAAGTATAAGAGGGGTTCGAAAAAAATTAAAAATAATATTCGAACCGTGTATTGGCGGAAGGTGAGGGGATCGAACCCCCGCAGGTTTTACCCTGGCTACGATTTTCAAGACCGTCTCATTACCACTCTGACAACCTTCCATATTCAACAAATAAGTATATATGAACCACGACATAAAGTCAATGGTAAATTGGTAGACCTATCCGGAGTCAAACCGGAAATAGAGATTTAGGAAATCCCAGTGATATTCATTTCACCATAGGTCCGTAAATGTTACTTACGAAAATAGTCCACTGCCCATGTTAAATCGGTATTATCCGTTTTTAACTTATTAATAGTCGAATCGGTCTGGATGTGATTGACAACATAGCCGATCAACGCGACCACAAGATAACCCAAGGCTTTTTTTACAATGGGCTGCCGGACAATATCTTTTAAAAAAGCGACTAGATGGAACCGGTTTTTCTTATGTGTTTTCTGCTTCATAAAATGGTCAGAATGGGGAGATTTGAACTCCCGGTTTCTAGTCCCCCAGACTAGCGTGTTGGCCAAGCTACACTACATTCTGTTTGATTGATGGAAATGTTTTTTTGTCTTTGTTGCCGAAGCCATTCCTGATACCACTCTGGATCATACCACGGTATTTCACGCTTCGGTTTTGTTAATGATCCTGTCATTTCACTTTCCATAAATTATTCTCTTGACTTTATATAAATATAAAAGAAATGGAGCTCGCAGTCAGAATCGAACTGACAATCCGTGCATGAGGCATTCCTCCAAAATGGTAACTTCACTGGGATTAGCAGCAGTCCACCACCAGATTCGAAGATCTTAGCTTGGGCACGATCTGGGAGTTCAACGGGTAGTTCCTTACTCACGAGCATAAAATTATTTTGGCCTAGTGGCTCGTTCTTGTAGCCACTCAACATCTTTGTTATATTGGGATTCCACATATCCAATTACGGCGATGTTTTTCTGAATGGGCGGCGTCGTCCGGGGATCTTTCCATTTGTGAATTTCCGAGTGCCCATCCGCAAAACTTATCCCGGCTGCGTTATTATGATACATTCCAGGCATATCTTGATAAAAACCATACATACTACCATTATGGTTAATGTAACCAATCATATGAACTTGAAAATTTCCCCAGTTGATTGTATCTTCACGCTGATCCAAAAACAAAAAGGTTTTAGCTGGGCCGGGGGAGGTGCGTAGATTTAAATCGGTGGTTTTCAAATAAACATAGTTTTGCCGGACATACCACGATCCACCGTCGGTTCCAGCATAACCTCCCATATACAAATTCATACAGATGCTACGTACACGTGGCTTTTCTACCCCATCTACCAAGACGACGGATTTATCTCCAGGACATTTGTAAATTTTAGCGTTACGATTGTAACTCCACAGGGGGCCGACCATAATATCAATGGTGATATCCCAGTTTGCTTGGTTGTTTGGGTCATAATCCATATGACTCTGTGTCCAGGCAAATTGATTTAGTGGATTAACTGGACCCAGACCATCATCACTCGCATAGACAATTCGTTCGTTGTTATCGTGTGCATACATTAACCAACCCAGAGAAAGTTGGCGCCCATTATTCATACAGATTATACCATTAGCGGTATTCTTGCTCCTGGTCAAGGTGGGCAGCAGCATGACCGCCAGGATGCCTATTATGGCAATGACGACTAAAAGTTCGATGAGCGTAAAGGCACGGTTGGTTTTATACATAATTTGTTAAATCAATTGATTAGGATTATCGTAATAGTTCAAGTATGAATTGAGTTATATACTTTAAACTAATCAATAAAAAATTTGGAAAAAAGATCGGACACTGAAACGAATATCTAAGTGGTCTAACACCTGCGATATTCAATCGGAGAGACTCGTCCTTCATCAGCCCCCGGCGTCAAAGGCCAGGGTTGTCCAAAATGGGAGCCATGCGCTAGACTTGGCACTAGCAGTTCATCTGGCCTAATTACATCGCAGGGCAAACACCCCACTAACTTCTCCGTTCAGGGAGACTATCGGCTTTTTAAGAGATGGGTTCTACATTGAACTAGCATGGCAAAATAAGTTACAAAGGATTGCTAGGCTATATTACAAGCACCTTTACGGGAACCTCCTACAACATTAGTTAGGTGTTGTTATAGTTTCCGACCTTTATGCAAGGTATTCTTTGCTTTGGTTGTCAAACCAATCGATTGCACCATTTACCAGTGCAACTACAATCTGTCCTGGCTTTCTACACAGGAATCATCTTTCACGGAGAGGGGTAATATAATGACAATAATTATTACCAGCTCCATCTTCTCTTTGTAACTAAAGTGGCGATTGAGTGTTCAGTTTGGAACTCTCCGGCCATCACCGCGGACGATGGCTCCGGACTCAATCATAAAATGGCGGGATGAAGGGGACTCGAACCCCCAGTCTACAACGTGACAGGCTGCCGCTTTAACCAATTAAGCTACCACCCCGAACTAAAAAATTAGATGAGGATTTCACGAATGTTCATTAAGATGGCCTAGTCGTGAGGAATTGAACCTCAACCTGCCTTTAAAGGCTGTGCTGCCAATTACACCACATCAGGTTCCCATCTATTATCTCTCTCATTTTTACATTTGACGAAGGGATTTCACTACGGTACCGTCGTACCATCACACCCTGGAAGGTGCTTCTCTTTCCAATAATTGGCCTTATGAGGGGAATCTCACCCCAGCCAGTATTGTCTTTCCTTCATCGACCGGTAAAGTCTTTTAAATTGATGATGCGTTTTACCGCTTCCAGTGGAACATGGTCCACGGTAAAATTTCCAGGATCGCGGGCGACTAATTCAGGTAATTTGCTCTTTTCTAAAACGAGCACCGAACCTCCGTGGCCATCCCGGTAATATCTCAGCGCAAAAGCGGCGGCTAAATGGATATCTGCGGAAACATATGTCCCGGCATTATCCCGGGTATTACCTTTGCCGTTGGATTTAAAAACTTTGGTATTTTTCAATATAGAAATTTCCTTATCGGAGGCTCCCCGATAGACCTCGTTGTTTGATGAGGTTAAAGTATCTAAATAATCAACCATCGCCCGGAAAATTCCGGTCGGCTGCCAAATGAGATATTTTTCCACACCTTCTTTTAGATAATTGAAAAACGATTTGTACTCCATATTCATAAATAGTAAAACGGAACGGGATTATCAGGCCCACGATTTGGTGTCTGGTTACATTACATCCTTATCAAAAGACAAGTCCGTTAAAATGGGCCACCCACAGATTCACGCTAGAGTACTCTGTGTAAAGGGAATTGCACCCGATCCTGGATGGCATAAATGGTCGCCTTTGCCAGACTTTACCTTGGCATTTCCGACCCCAAGGGTCGGTGTCTTAGTTTTTTAAACGATCAGGCGATAAACTGGTCGGAGTGGGGAGAATCGAACTCCCGTTATTCTTGTTCCCGAAACAAGCGCCATACCACTAGGCGACACTCCGTTATAAATGGTGGAGATAAGCGGAATCGAACCGCTGATCAGTAACGGTCTACTTAAATGGTGTTCACCACCAATCCATCTCAGGCAAGGGTTGTACATTATTCCGGAGCTTGCGTTTGTTGAAATGGGCCTAGTTTTCGTTTACCGAACCTTTCCTTGTAACCCCGTAAATTCGAGCCGATTGTAGGATTTGAACCTACGTTGTCCGGGGCTAACCCGGCCGTCTTTCCAAACCGTCCGTCCCCGATTAAGAGGTGGTTAGACCAAACCGGCGAAATGGAGCAGTATATCAGAATCGAACTGACGAATCAGCTTTGGGAAAGCCGCATGTTGCCACTAGCATCAATACTGCGAAATTGGTGACCCGTCTTTTGAAGGGTATTTTAAGCTTCTGGAATAGCACCCAACCAAGTGTCGTATTTATCGGATATTCTCCGGGTCAAATCAATGGATATGACGGGGATCGAACCCGCTTTTGTCGCTAGCGACAGGACCATCCCATAGCCCGTATGGTGGACTATTCGGGAATTGAACCCGATAACTCTCCCAAGACATACCCGAAATGGTCGCAGTCTCTCTTACGTGTCCATCACATCTACTTATTTTGATTATACATGTATTTATCTTAATTTTTAATGTGACTTTATTTCAGAGCATAACACAACATGAGTGTTCTAAGGTCATGACTCCCTATGACTGCCGAAAGTGGTAGCCCATGCCGGTGACGCTCCGGCCTCTTCTCGCTGAAAACGAGTGGTCCTGCTGATAGACGAATGGGCCATAAATCGAATGGTTTGTGAACTTATCAGGTCCCAACTACCGCTCATAATAATACGCCGGTATCAACTTGTCCTACCCTTTCACCAGCGAGGGATTAACTTGCTCGCACGACAGGCTACCAGTCCTGGGTTACATTCATGAGGCGGATACCGATTGGTCACTTCCTATTATTACTACTCGAAAAACTAGATGCGTTTTTTGATTCCCTTGCGGGACTCCTGTGCTACCATTACACCATACATGGGATTCGAACCCACACTAAGAGTTTGACATAATCGATTGCTTGCTGTCCGCATCTAAAATTTCAGCCAGTGGGTTTCTGGACGCTCGCTTGTCAATTGAGACTTCCGTGAGGAATAATCCATCCCTAACCTGGCGTAAACTAAAAAGGAACTTTCTCCTAAACTTCGGGAGGATTTCACGGAGGTCTGTCCGCTGCAGCGGAACAATCTCTCTCCTTGTGTTTTTAATCAGATACTCATTCCATTGGAAATACGACAGCGGTTTCAACTGCGATCACATTGACTTATTAAAGCTCGAGCTTCATCTCCGCGTCGTGGCTCAGTTGTGTTGTATCCAGTCGTAGCTATGCGACTGAGTCCGCTGAAATTGGGGAGGTTGACGGAATTCGAATCCGCATAAAACTAGGTTCACAACCTAGGACATTAACCAGTTATGCTACAACCTCCATAAATTCTTTTTCTCTCTGTCTAATATCAGGATCAAACCACACATCCAATTTGTATCCGGCATCCACGACAGATTTCCATTTCAACCTATCATTTTCTTTTTCATATCCTTTAGTTTCTAGATAATAAAAAGAACCATCGTTATTCCATATCTTGAAATCCATCAAGTAATTGTGGTTATTCCCGTCAGTTCCTATATACTCAAATCTATCGTTTGTATATTCCCATTTTTTAATTTTATTGACCTGTTGCCAACGGTCTAAGATTTGACAAGTTCTATATTCATATGAGCCCTGAACTTTTATATCTTTGTATTTTAACCACTTGGTTGTTCCGCCATATACTTTCTTCCCATTTTTGTACTGGTTAAGTAAATTGATAGATTGTAATTTTCTTCTACATTCTTTTCCGCAAGTTTGCGTTTTATTAGAATTTATTTTGGAAATTGTTTGTATAAAATCACCCCCACAATTTCTACATTTTAATGTAATTGTTGGAGCATACCGTTTCCCTCTATTCCACCCCGGAACAAATTTGGGATTGTTTTTGGCTTGTTGCCGTAAGCGTTCTTTATCTTCATCTGACCAATGACAATGGCCACCGTTTTTTTGAGAATGGATACCGAAACATTTTGATGAACAATATGTTTTTTGTGATTTGTCTTCGTGTGGAATGACTGAATCACAATTTGGACATTTCTTAGGAGAAAGATAATACGATTTTATTCTTTCATCGGAAAGTTTCTTCCGAAACACCACGCCGAATTCAGAAAGACATTTGGTACCACAAAAATGGTTTACCCATTTTCTTTTTACCATTCTCTTAATCTCAGATTGGGGTTTTTCGAATTCTTTACGACACCGACTACATTTTACGACTCCCATTTTCATATGCCAATAAGTATTATCGATGGGGAGGAAAAACCGATTTGAATCCGTATTTTTTACTAAATTATTTTAGAGTTTTGGCTAGAATAGTTAATCCGTCTTGTTTAATTACTTTCCACATTCTATTATTTTCTACCATAATTTTATCTGGACCGAACGGGGGGATTTCTTCTAAAGAATCATAAATAAATTTCGCTTTATCTACATCCTCTACTATCGATATCACTTCTCCATCTCCATTACGAGCTTTAAATTTGATATAATGACTAATTTCTTGATATTTTTTCATTTAAACCTTTGTTTTGACATCGTAAATACGACGTATTTGCTGATAAATATCATCACCAAAACAAAAAAATCAAATGAATATCACCATAAAATTGAAGGCTGGCATTGTCTATCGGACCTCAACTATACACATCTCAGTCCGCCAGTTCCTTCAAAAAATCGGCGGCCGGGTTAACTCGTCATTATTATCATCCTATGAAGCTAACCTCACCAGCAGATTCAGACGCCGACCATAAAAACAAGATGCCATCTTTTTTGCTTAACAGGCAAGTGATTTGGTTGCTGTTGGCATCTTAAAAGTGGAGAAGATTTTATCGTGAGCTAACTTCTCATCCTCACATTCATCATGCGTTGAACTAATAGGTTCAAAACCGATGCTGTTTTTGTCGGTCAACCGTTGGTCCGGAAATATAACAGCATCGTTATTTATCGGTGTTGAAAATCGTTTTGTTGCGACCTCATGTCTTAGAGATACCTGCGGGTCATATAGGGCGTTAACCTACTATCTTTCGCTTATAAAGGCGACTGAGTTACTTTACTCTAGCCCGTTAGCGCAACAAAAATTGGCTCCAGAAGTTGGACTCGCACCAACACTAACACGGTTAACAGCCGCGTGTGCTACTTTGACACTACTCTGGAATAAATCTTTCCACTTTACTATGTCTGGCTTACACCAATGAATTATGTTCATTGGGTCGGACTTCGCACCCGTTACAACCATCTAATGCCGTTGTTTATTTGTTGGTTCATAGCTTATGGAAATTGGATTAGTAGGGTATTACCTAATGGGGTTTAACCCCATATCTTCTTTTCAAGAATGAGATATACTTCCCACCTTGATATTACATCCCGTAAACGGAATATCACTGAAAAAATTATGATTACAAATTCATCAAAATACACCACCCAAAAGAAAATCCAAAATGCGTCAGTAAATTGTATGTCCGCTGAAGCCTTAAAATTATATGAAAATCTTGTCGGGCTTAATCGTCACGAACAATTTATAAAAGAATTGAAAGAGTCTGAGGAATGGAAAAAGCCCATGTAAATTGGTAGCCCCGCTCGGGATCAAACCGAGTTCCGCGAATTGAGAATCCGCAATCCTTGTCCTCTAGACGACGGGGCCGTAAATGCCCGGTGTGTTTAACCCACATTCACCGTCGAATATCACGGTATAGAATTGCGGACTCACTCAGGGAATTCGAAATTGGTAGCCCCATTGGGATTTGAACCCTATTTTTCATGTTGAGAACATGATGTCCTAACACATATAGACGATGGGGCCGTAAATTGGTACTCCCAGGTGGACTTGAACCACCAAGCTTCGGTAATCGGCCGAAGATGTTGCATTACATCATAGGAGCATTAAAAATGGTGTTCCGAGGGAGAATCGAACTCCCGCTCCCGCCTTGAAAGGGCAGTGACCTACCATTAATCGACCGGAACATAAAATATGGGGCCGCTGATTTACAGCGTATCACTTACTAGAGGATTTCACAATATTCCGTTCAGCGTGAACGTCTATCTCATTCTGTGTTCTCAGATTCTCAACGACTAGGGGATTTCATACTGGTTCCATAATTGGACTGAGGCGCTACCCAGACTTTTTATGTCTATCCCATTTATTGAACTACTGTACACCCATTAAATTGGCACCCCTTGATGGAATCGAACCACCACTTTTTCTTTCAAAGAGAACTTTGCTACCACTACAACAAAGGGGTATAAAAAATTAATCTGTCAGAACGCTTATTGGTTACTAAGCCAATCATCAGTTTCAAGCACCGGTTTTCTCACTCAGCCTTACTTTTCGGTTAGTAGCCTACTTGTTCGGGATTCATTCAAACCGTCCGCGTGCTCTACGATCCATACTCAATGCGTAGCAAGGTGGATTAGCCAACAGATCAAAATGGCGGTCATACGGGGTTACGCTCCCCGGACTTCGCATAGACAGTGCGTTAGGTTACTATTACTTTATATGACCAAAAATTCTTTTGTGTTAATTTCCCCGCAACTACCATTTTTTCAACTCCCTCAGGAGATGCGTTTTTTATCCCCCAATTTTCGGTTTGGGTGTGACAATTGGGACAAATCATTCTTAAATTATTTCTACGGTTATCTCTGGAATTTCCATTTCTGTGATCGACTTGTAATCTCAGCGGTTTATTATTCCATATTAATCCCGTATCACACACATCACATACCTGTTTTAAATTATTATAACACCAATTTCTTATTCCCGGAGTATACAAACAATTTCCACTTTCCATTTTTTTCTCTATTTGAAAATTTTGTTGACATTTTGCCGAACAATATTTCCCCATAGACTGAGACGATTGGTGTGTTTTTTCTTTTTTACAATATAAACAATTAAATTTTTTCATAAATTAGACCTCTCCCATATAAATAGAGGGTTCTAAAACAAGATGCCATCTTTTTTTCATTATAATTGAATTTTTGTTTGCTGTTGGCATCTTTAAATTGGTGGTAGGGATGAGATTCGAACTCACAAAGCCTTTTGAGCGGCGGTTTTACAGACCGTGTCCTTTAGCCATTTGGATACCCTACCATTGTTCACTTTGTCAACGGGGTGTGAACGGCCCCGTATAATTTTGTTTTCAGAACAGCGGCCCAACCATTCCAACCAAAACACTCTTGCGGTCAGCATAGCTTCCTACGAATGTTTTAATTTTCCTGATTGCTGTTGGCACCAGATTAGATAACTGGCGAATGAATTTGCACTCAGAGCACCCAGACTCCATTTCTTCATTACTTCGTCTGTGCTTAACTAGAAGTAGGCCGTCTGGACTGAGGCAAAATTGTTAAATTAAAATTGATTCCCCCACGGGAAATAAATCCGGATTTGGTCAACAAATTTGAACCGTTGGGAAAAACGGTGATTGTTGATATGGGGGAATCAGAAATTGGTGCGCTCGGAGGTAGTTGAAACCTCATCATATCCGGGTAAGAGCCGGGTGCCGATCCACTGTAGCATCGAGCGCGTTTAAAATTGGTGCAGTCGGTGAGAATCGAACCCACTCCATATCCGGGTAAAAGCCGGGTGCCGGTCCATCATGGCTTCAACTGCATTAAAATTGTTTTGAATTCGTTTGAAAATTAATTCACTGTTAAATTCGGTATGGATATGTTTTCTAGTTTTTTATCAATAGGGTTTTTTAAAACGCCTATGTGAATTTTTCTGTGACAATTTGAGCACACTATTGCACACTTAGTCAATTCATTCCCTAGTTTTTTTCTGGATAGATTGTATACCAAACTTGAAATAGCAAAATCTTTTGTTTTTGAATCGATATGATGAAAATCCAAACAACATATCTCTTTCTCACCACATATACAACACCCTCCCGATTTTAAATCGGATATCCAGCCCCTCAATTGTTCTCCGTACTGTTGTTTATTTCGATAGACCGCTTTTCTATGATATTCGGTATTTTCCTTGTAATATTGTTTACTCCGTTTTTTAGAACATTCTTTACAAATAGAATTCAACCCGTCTTTACGACATTTACTTTTGTTAAATTCCACCGTTTCTTTTTCTTGTTGGCATGTATAGCATTTCTTCATACATATAAATATCATGAATGACTTTTAAAATACAAAAAATCTTAAAAGTAAAATGGTGCGAGCAGTGGGATTCGAACCCACGGTGTTTATATACCGGATTAAAAGTCCGGTGCCATCGGCCAGCTCGGCGCATACTCGCGAAATTAAAAAGCGTCTCTCCGCTAACGTCAAGCCTACTTCCGGGTGGGCTTTCACTCAATCACGCCTTCTTTTTGAAGCCATAAACGACGGAATCGCGTGAGCCGTCTGCTTTATGGATTTATCGTTCACTACCTTTCGGTTTCAACGAACAGCGTTTCTTGAGTGCTATCTCATACTCCGTTTTAAGTCCAGCTTGACTTTACTACTCTTAAAAATAAAAAACCGCCACCCTGTATTAGAGGATGGCGGTCATAAAGCTTTACGCTTCAGGATGTGCTTTATGCACCGCCTCCTGCTGGTTCACTATCCTTATATTGATGTTTTGAACTAATATTCATTTTCTTATGGTGTATATTGTACACCGAAATTCTTTGTTGTCAAGCACCGTTTTTTATTCGTTGTCTTTACCGATGCCGTCTCAACTCAAGAATAAGTATATACCATTTTAACTTTTCGTCAACAACTTTCGAAACTTTTTTACGATTAGTTTATTTAAAATTCACCCTACGGACGATAACTCATTCTTTTCGATCTTCTCAAACCGCCAGTGGTGACTGGTCTGGACGTGGTTTTTTCTAACAAATTTACCAGTACATTTTCTAAAATTACCATAAGAGAAACCGTTCAATGTCCTGACCACATAACCTTCAATGGGCTTATGTTTTGAATTGCCCTCATATAGCTTATGTACCGTGTCTTTCCAACACGGCCCGACAAAGAACACGTCTACCACTTTTAATCCCAACAACTTTGCCCATTCCACGGTTTCCAACCAACTCAAACACTGATTTTTGTCATCCCAAATCGAAAACATCAGAAAGAAATCTTCCAATTTATCATACTTGATGGAATGTTTGGCATAAAGATTCTCACCACAAATCCGCCAACCCTTTGGGATATCATGTCCAATTTTACTTTGTAATTGGCGCACATATGATTGTGTCCAATGTGAACGACTATCCACCGAACGAGCGTGAATGTAATCGGTATAAATGGTGGTATTTTCTCCATCCATTTTTTCCGTAGCGACCACCGAACTATCTTCTAAAAATTTTAAATCCTCCGGAGTCATTACCCGATCATCATTCGTCAAACCGTCACTCCAAGGTAAATGGTAAGTGCGGGGATATTTTACATAATCCACAAACTTGCTAAGAACTCCACCCTGTTTCAAAATCTTCTGAACACTGACATCACCGAATAATTCGCCTTTCAGCCGCGTGCCATTGACATTGATTATGTTGCCCCACTTATCGTAAACATTATCCCGATATAAGTGAAGCGGCAAAACAATGTCCACGATTCCAGCTCCTGCTCTGATAGCTTCGCAACTAATCTCAGTAGATTCGGCCTTAATATGACACGTCGCACATAATGAAGCGCCATTGTCAAGATAATAACCACCATCGTCAAATAATCTACGTTCAATAATGTGATGCGCATCCTGAGCCGGTTGCCCACAAATGACACATTTGTTTTTGTCACGCATGAACACCCCATTGCGGAATGTGTCTCTGTCCAATAGAATGTTCATAACTTTTATGGTTGATCCGATTTGGATATCTTCTTTACTTTTACATCCCGAAACAAGTTTTCTGAAACTCTTACCTGCCCCGCTCTTGCCTCAGGCCAAACCGAAACTGTGTAGTAACGATTGTCCGGCAATGAACACCAACTTCGAACTTTTTCGTCATTGGTCAATGGGTTCGACATGTATTTTTTAAATTGTTCGGTAGTTAATTGCTTCATTTTTCAACCATTCATCGCATTCTTTTTTATTATCATAATAGATAACCATTCCATTAGGTGTAATGGGATTGATTTCGCCATTCTCCAAAATCATAAATGCTGGGTACCCTTTTACATAAAAAACATGACCCTCTACCTCATACTCAGTGTGTTCGCCATTAATTTTATACGATGATATTTTGTTTTTTTGCTTGATTAATTCCAATTTCATTTTATTTTGGTGCAACGAGCGGGAGTCGAACCCACAACCTTTAGCTTCGGAGGCTAACGCTCTATCCAATTGAGCTACCGTTGCGTTTTTAAAAATTGGTGGTAGTGGAGGGAGTCGAACCCCCGACCCGAGCCTTATCAAGACTACGCTCTGCCAACTGAGCTACACTACCATTTTCAGATCGACACTCATCACAAGATACCGATTTTCCATTTTCATTCATCCGCATCTGTTCCAAATCGAACAGGTCATGGCAACAACTACATTCAATCAGTATCTCATCGTCTTCGGTCATAAATTAAAGTAATGGTGTGGATTTGAACCTCACAACCGATTAGCAGACAAACCCGCCGCCGGCATAGTCAATGAATTAAGTTGCAACTTATTATCCTCCACGGACCATATTCTACCTTTTAACTACATTACTAAATTGGTACACCCATCAGGATTCAAACCCGAAATGTTGCGTTCGAAGCGCAACGTGATATTCATTTCACTATGGGTGCATATTCCACTTTATTTGATTCAGCCGTTACGCTGGGGTCGTAGAAAGTAGAAAAACTACGTAATTGGTCCCGGATAACGGATTCGAACCGTCTCTGTTAGGGTTTCAATCTAACGTGCTTCCATTAACACTATCCCGGGATTTAAAAATTGGTGGCTAACCTCCGTTCTGCCCGGAGCTTTCATCCTCTTCAGGGATGCACTTTCACTAGATTAGTTTGTTAGCCAATTTACCATCATTATAATGATGTATATTATGACAATTTGGGCAAAGATAACATAAATTGTCCAATTTATTATTCTGTGAATTTTCATCTTTATGATGAATATGTAATAACAAATTTTTCCCTTCCCACTCACAGATTCCGCATTTACTACATTTATATTCCACATTATTGTATTTTAAATACAAATGTAATTTTTCTCTTCTGATCCTATACCCTCTTTTTCTTTGTATAGCTTCTTGATTGCTTCTAACCAAAAAAAGTGGTATTCTGTTTAAATTTTTGTATATTGAAAAATCAAAATTTAATTTTTCTAATCTTTTCTTGTAAAAGTAATACGAACCTCCGCCAGCATTTCCGTTCACTCTCAACAAACAATCAGTAAAACTTTTTGAATTTTTTGCTATTTTTAGTAATTCATTATCTGGCACTTTCCTTTCCAATGAACCTTTCCAATTTGTTTTTAGTTTATATTTTTTTAACCAGTATCTTATACTGGTGTTTCCCTTACCTACCTTCTTACAAATGTCATTTATAGAAAGTCCTTCATCAACATATCTTTTTAGTAATATTTTATTCATAGCACACAAGTATAAGTATATACTACCTGTGAAAAATTACTACTTTTTATGCTATTAAAATTGGCTCCTCCCGTTGGATTTGAACCAACATAGGGCACATTAACAGTGTGCTGCATTACCAGTTATGCTAAAGAGGAATCCTAAAACAAAATTCTTATCAGATACCGGAATCTAAAGTTTTTACCGGCCCAATACACAAGACTAGGGAACTTTCGTTCATCTGAAATTGGTGAGCGCGATAGGATTTGAACCTATGTGTTCCGAGCCTCAGTTCAAGGCCGATCTACCACTAAGCTTTATCGGTCACACACTCAAAATTGGTACACCCGGAGGGAGTCGAACCCCCAACCTTACGGATAGAAGCCGTTTGCGCTGTCCAGTTGCGCCACGGGTGCATTTAAATTTGGCGCTCTTACCAAGATTCGAACTTGGAATTAGACCTTCGCAGGGTCCCGTGATGTCCATTTCACTATAAGAGCATCTAAAAATTGGCATGTAGTAGAGGAATCGAACCCCTGTCTTTCCTTTTGGAGAGGAAGGTAATACCATTATACGAACTACATATAAATTGACAAAGAACAAACAAAAAGCCCGCCACCCTTTTGGAGTGGCGGGCGAAAGCTTTCGCTATCGGTAGGCTTATTCAGCCTCCGCCATTCCTTCTACGAATATTATTAAACCAGCGATTGTTCATATTGTTATTTCTCACTTACAGGAATAAGTATCTCATACTTCCTGTTTTTGTCAAGCTTTTTGAAAATTTATTTCTAAGTCATTCCCGGTATGCTCGATACTGCTTTCACCATCGAATCCGTATCTAAATTCTTTTTACCTTTTTCATCTTTTGACCAAACCGCACTAACTGAAAATTTTTCATTTGGTCCTTGACTGACATAAAAATTCGTTTCGCCGGTATCAATATCCAAAATTGGATTCCCCTCACTATCAGTATCAATCGATGTCACGACATTGGGATATTTTTGTTTGATCTTTGCTTCTAATTGTTTCAATAATGAGTCTTTGACCTCATTCACCTCAAAGCAGTTTTCGGATATTTTTTTGAATAGTGGCATATTCTATAAATATAGAATGGCAACTCATACTTTCTGACTATCTCCCGGAGCCACCCGATACGAATCATCCTCAAGATGTTGGGTGGATATTTCAATCAATTGACTACCATCTTGCAAAGCAATCATCTGATGTCTTAACCCTATGGGAATTTCTACCACTTGCCCCGATTCAAATAATCGTTCTTCTGCCTTGGTAATATCATCGCCCCAGGACAATTTTAATAGGAAAGACCCAGAAGAACAATAAAAATGTTCCTCTTTCAATTTATGGTAATGAAAGGAACATCGCTTGCCGTTATTGAAATGAAGAATTTTACCGCAATACTTGTTGTTATTCACCAACCATAATTCGTAACCCCACCCCTTCGGGTGAATTTCAGGTACCGTAAAGTCGGGGGTTTTCATAAAACTCATAATAGTGATGAGAATGACGCAATCATTTTATTATGGCTCGGGAGGGTCAAATATGAAACACTTGATCTTCCACACGACCACCCATATAAAAGAAATCGATAACGTAATCGCTATAATCTTGGGATGGGATAAGAAAAAAATTGTAAGACCTACCACGAACACTAATGCGAACAGAGCCGATAACCATTGCGTAATTAACATTTTCATATTTTTTCATCAATAAACACTTCTAAGTGGTCCATCGTCGAAGTAAACGGGTGCCTCTCTGAGGGTATCTGAGATAAGGCGATTTCCTTTTTAAAGGCCATAGCAAAAGTATTCATATCCGTTTTTACCCAAGAACCGTGACGATTAAAAATCGTCCACTCAGGACAGAATTCACCCAGATGGTGCCAAATTTCTCCGCTGTATTTAAACTTTTTTCGGTTTGCGTGATTGTATAATACATGAACCGGAGTGTCCTTTTGCCAATCGTGTTTTTCAGGATCCCACGGTTCATTGCTCTTGGTCCTGGCAAAACTAGGTTTCCGGTCTGAAAATTTCTCAAAATCTGGATGGCCGGAAGCAATTACATTTCCGTGTTTATCTTTTAAATATGATGCCCGTTGCCGCTGACCTTTTTTTCTCTTCTTCGGGTCAGGGAGACCACCGCTTAACAAAAATTTTTCTATGTAAGGCCAGACGAAGGCGTAAATTCCCCGTTTAGCCGGCGGAGCGTGGAAAGTTGGGTCTTTTCCATTGGAATAACCCAATTGTTTGGTGGCGGATAAGCCACCGTAAGTAATGAAAGTCAGTTCCTTCGCTTGATGGAGATCGTATTTACTTTCTTCTATAACTCGTTTGAGTTTAATCATACTTCATATAGGGTAAAATAAAATTGGAGTACCGTGTTGGAATCGAACCAACTCAAAAGCAGTTTTGCAGACTGCCGACTTCCCATTTGCCTAACGGTACGTTGGTCGTTCGTGATGGGTTAGAGCCACCTTCTCCCAGTCTTTCGACTAGGTATTCTACCGTGAACTAACGAACGAAAATTGGAGCCTCTTATTAGAATCGAACTAATACCTTCTGAGTACGAAACAGAAATGCTGCCATTATCACCAAAGAGGCAAATTGGAGCCGCTGGCAGGAATTAAACCCGCATAAACCTCATTACAAATGAGGCGCCTTGTCGGTCGAGCCACAGCGGCTTAAAATTGGAGCCAGCGGGGAGAATCAAACTCCCGTCATCGCATTACCAATGCGTTATAATATCACTATACTACACCGGCTTGAAAATTTGGTAGCATCGACTGGATTTGAACCAGCACTGTCTTCGTTTTGAGTGAAGCGCCTCCTGCCGTTGGGCTACGATGCCATTCTAACTAAAATTGGTAGCGCCGAAGGGAGTCGAACCCTCACTGCTCTGATCCTAAGTCAGATGCCTCCTGCCAATTGGGCTACAGCGCCATTAAAAATTGGTAGCAACGGGCGGTACTGCCCCGCCGTCTTCGGCTTATGAAACCATTGTTCTACTATTGAACTACGCTGCCATCACTAACTACAAATAAGTATACAGGAGAAAAGAAAAGTGTCAATGGTTATTTTGACAATCCGATATTAATCTTTCCAATGATAGTATTCCCCTAAATTATCCTTACTAATTTTATCAGAAAATAGTCCCATATCAAACATAGTTTTTAACGGAATTCTCACCTTTGTTAAGAATCGATGTTCGTGAACTTGCCAATTACATTCTCTTAATGCCACACGAGTCAATTTTGCAAAAACAGCGGCGTCTTTAAGAGAACCAAACTTTTCGTTAATTATGTCGTAATAACCGTCTATGACATTTCGGCGAGAAGAATTGAGATATAAATCTGGGCGCATCGTATAATACATATTACGCCTTTCCAAAACCGATAATCTTATCCGTGGGCACCGTTTCGCCACCCAAATCCACTTCTTCGTCAATATTATAAATTTCCGCCAAGGTCATCGGACCAGACGCAATGTGCTTTTTACCAAGTTGGTTCAACAGTTTTTGCGCATCGGCGGTGGCCAACGCGTCGAACTTGTACATCGTTTTCAATCGCCCCTTACGCAAGAGAGCTTTATCCAATTCGTCAATCTTACTGGAATTGAAAGTAACAAAGATAGAAATGTTCAGTAAGTCTTTTAACAGCCCATCGGTTATATTTAATATTCCTGAAACCAATTCATTATTTTGACCATCCCGTTTAAAAACACAGAGCTCAGCATCTTCCAATATCAAGACACTATCCTTAAAAGTGTAAATGCTTTGGATCATCTTCGGAGAAAATAGAGAGGCCACCAGACCATTGGGTACCAAAATAAATCTGCGATTGGATACCTGGGTCGTCAGGTATTTGATATAAGAGGTTTTACCTGTTCCTGGAGGGCCGTGAAAAATGTATAATCCGGAGTTTTTCTCTTTGAGATTCTCCACGACTTTGTTATGAATATTTACAAAATTCGAGCCATAGTTTAAGGCAATATCACAAACCACATTCTCCATCGGAAAGGGGTCTAGTTCGATTCCGGAGTATTCCGTGCTCTTCATCATAAAAAGTTTGTTCTTGGTATCTTCCACCAATTTTGAATCGTGAACAAACTTTTTGAACCAGATGTATTCTTCCACAGAGGAAGATTGGATCGCTAAAAAATTAAAGCGCCGGCCATCATATTCTCTTTCATCGTCAAGATCAAAAAATGGATCAGAGATCTTCGCCCGCACAATATCTTTTTCCTGGATCATCGCGCAAACCATTGCTTGTTTTTCACGATTGATAAGATATAAGATTCGTTTTTCATGCCCATCGGTAAATCCCGAATCCCGGACATGAATCTGGACATACCCACGTTTCTCAACGGCGGCAATTACTTCACCCAAATTTTTTACAAGAATTTTCGTGTATTCCGCCGCATGAGTGGAATAGCCTCCGAAAAATGAGCGGTACATTTCCGCCCGGACTTGGTGGGGATCGCTGTCAAATAACTCCGCTAAAGTACCAAAGTATTTCGATATGTTCATTATTTTTTAAATATCTCAGAGGCGTGCTGCTTACCTGTCTCAGTCAACTGAAACAATACTTCCCCATCGCGGATTCCACAAATCTCCACCAAGTCCATTTCAATGTTTTTCAATAAACCATATTCCAGTATGGCATGATCCGCCCAGTTGATAATCGTTTCCTTATCTTCACAACGAAGTTCATGTTTATCACATGCCATAAGGATTTTTTGGGCGATAACTTCTTCATCCATACTTGGTTAGGTTATTGATTGACGATTACAACCCGGGTCAACTCCTTGGTCTTGATGCGGATCTTTTTTTCCAAATACTTTGCCTTGAGACCTTCAAAGATTTCGATGAGAGTATTGACGCAATTCTTTTTACGTTTAGACGCCTCATTCTGCGTTTTGGCCGCCTTCTCAATCTTGGCGATAATGGTATTGGCATCCTCACCTTCAGGTTGCTGGACCACCCACCCGGCGATTTCCTTCCCCTTCAGCAGACCTTCCTTGTCATTCAAGATAATAACATGTTCCCATTTCTGGCGATCTTCCGCATTGGCCTTGCGTTCCTCCGTCAATTCTTCCACAATCTTTTCCAAATCTTTTACGATTTGGTTGACCTTGGAGGGATCAACTTTTTGCTGTAATAGAACACTTTCAACTTCATCGATGGCGATTTTACTCATAGTTTAGTTTTTGTTTTTTTGTTTTTCGATGGCAAGAGCGTATACCCTTGCCGCAAATTCTTTTGCTTTTTTGGAGCGGACATTGTTATGATAAGGCACTTCCTTGAAGTATTGGATTTCATCCAACCACAAATGTTCAAAATCGACCAGATCGTCATTGAATAATGTGTAATCGGGAAATGTCATTTCTAATCATTGTACCTGAATTTCAGAAATTGGTAAGTTATTTTAATTTGCCTTTGTATTTGATATTTATCTCAAAGCAACCATGGGGACAGAGAAATTCATCAAACTCAGTTTTGGTTCCCTCTTCAAGACTAAAAAATTCCCAGTCGTCTGGGTGGACAAAATTGTGCTGACAAACTCTTGGATTTGATGGCCAAGACATGCCATGTGGTCCAACCACCTTGTCTTTTACCCTTTTTAATTTGGCTTTCTTCGTCACCTTCACGGAGGCAACCGCGCTAATTTCTTCCCAACAATGAATACTTGCTTTCATAATTAATCATTATCCATAGCCGCTCGCAACCGTGCCGATGCGATATTGGACTTGGTAGGGCGTTCCGCCTCGCAAATCGGGCATACCTTCCAATGATTCTCTACCGTTATACAATTATTGACGGTATGGAATCTCCACCATGAGACACCTACGCTATTATTTGTTGTCCATGTGATATGTTTACACCATTTCTTTTTCATAATTCCTTTCCATCCAGTGATACATAAAAATCCCCAAACAATCCTGAACGAATAGCGTCATCGCCCTCATAGGTACAAACCGACATTTTGTGGCCATCCTCTAATACAATGTCAATAACCAATCCATGAGAGTCATGGAAAACCACATCCGTAATTTGCTGGCCGAGCAAGGCATCACGCAATTCTTTTCTATTATCAGGTTTCATACTTTGTCACAATCACATTCCCACGGAGCCGTCAGTTCTTTCCCACACTCCGGACAGAATTGAAAAATACAATATGTCCCATCACATTCCGAGCATTGCCAGTGTTCATCGCTCCACGGATAAACCTCAGTGATATATGACATTTCTATATTACACCGGGGACATTTGGGGTTCACGGATATAATCATATTAAAACAAAGCCGGATGATGTCCAACCCAACAACCTTAGTTTACCTGGAACGCGTCCCTGAGGGCCGGCGCAGAATTGAACCAATAGAAATATATGCCGTAATTGTAAGTGATATTTGTCCCACCGGCCATTTCAGGAGACTTGTAAACAAAACGATCCCGATTGAAACCCGTGCCATTGGTTGGGGTGTAAGTAATGTTGGGAGGCGTTCCGGAAAGAACACCATTGGTCGGCGCTTGGATAAGTTGGAAACTAGCCCAGGAAACATTTGTATAACTCAACATAGTAAATGTTTTGCTGGCCGTCCCCCGCACATAAGGTAGCAGTTGAAACCGGATTTGATTGGAAACATCGCTTTCAATAGTGGGCGCATTCGTTTCGGCTCCGGTTACGAACATGGAATATAACTGATTCGTAGTGATCGGGATATTGGTGTAAGTCGTAACCAAAGGCGCATTAGTGATTCGGGGACTGAGCCGTGACACCTCATTGGAGGAAACATATAGATAAGTCATCGTGCTGTTTGTGTTCCAGCCCGTACCACTGTTCCAGACCACACCAAGCGTTGATTGACCCGCGGCGGAGATTGTGAATAACGATACTGCGGTGAGAACGATAAGAATTAGTTTTTTCATATGTATAAAGATATCTGATTTCAGGAATAGTACATCACCGATACAAAAAATTCAATTTATTTTATCTAAAAGTTTTTTTGCTCTGTAATGCCCTCGCTTGTTTAAGCCAACCAAATTCAGTGATTTGTGAATATTTCCGTTTGATTGTTTCAATGCTCCAATCAATTGTTCATCTGATATCTTTCTAGTGAAACGCGCTTTGTTTTTTGAACAATATGTATCTGTCTGAGAATGACAATTTGGGCATAATGCTCTTAAATTTTTCCGTATATTATTATTTCTATTTCCATCTATATGATCCAACTGAAGAGTTAGGCATTTGTTATTCCATTTTGAAATTCCACACATATCACATTTTCCGTTCTGTGAAACGATAATCAATTTTCTTTTTTTTCCGATTCCCATTGATTCAAACGGAGTCGACAACTCTTTATTTCTATAATATTCCTTTAAAGCGTGTAATTTTTTTTGTTTGTCTTCTTTAGAAAATTTATGACGGCGTACGTCGAATCCTTTTTTAAATCCACCGACCGTTGGTTTAATTTCTCCACACGCGAATTTTTGACATAAAGTAGCTGATGTTTTTTTATTAATTTCATCCCGTTTATATCTGGTTGAAAACGACCTAGAACATTGAGGTGAGCAGAACCTTCCACTTCCATAATTTCCGTCGTGTGTTTTTTTACATAATTCACAATACATAATTTGAACCTCCACCATATAATACCATTTATAATGATAAGTATATGTTCAAAAACACAAAAACTAAATTTGGTAGGAAAATTTCAATGTCAAGTAAAGGATTTCACTAAAAGTTCCAAATGTCTTCTTTACAGGAAATTGAAGGTGCTTCGGTTGAGATTACACCGTTGCGTATCAGCCGTCAGAGATTATCACGACCTTGCGAGATCGCCTTCCTCTTCATCCTCATTCTCCGAACACGGGGCTCGTAAGATGAATCTGATAGGTATGCCTATTTTTAGATGGTGGCCTTTCCATCATAACTATACCTTATTCCGCGTTTCTTCAAACGTTTACCTTGCGAGCAACAAGTGGCGCTAACCACACCGTTCACTTCTACACGAACAACTTTCGCCTTGCGGGCTACGATTGACAAAGTTACTCTTGCGAGCCTCTGTATTAATACCTTTTCAAGTATAATTAGCACCGGCTTTGCTTTTAATGAAAGTGGCTTTGACACCACAACCTATTGTTCTAAAGACAATTGCTCTACTTTTGAGCTATTTTCGAACCTAACAAACTGGTGCGGTGCTTGTTGTTTCGTAAGCCTTTCGGTCTACAAAATCCAACACCAGTCCTGACCTTTCCTTGCGGTACTCGTTCCGTCTTTCAAGATTCCGTGCTCAGTATAAGCCGTGCCCGGTTTCTCTCAAACTACATCAAAGCGTTTCCTTGCGGGTCATACCATTGATGTTTAACTTGAAGTCTCATTCTTAATTGTTGCGCTTAGCGGGAGATAGAGCTCGTCGGCGTCGTTAGTAGCCAGCTTGCGGAGTTACCCTGGGCCAGCATTTTTCTCCCCAACTTCAGACATAACACCAACCTTTTGGGCGATGTTTAAAGACCTTGTTAGTTGTATAGTTGTCCAATCCTTGCGAATTGGTGGGCACCCGTTAGGGAGTGTCCCTTTGGCCGTGTCGCCACGGTTTATCTTTATACCACCCTTGCGGATGATAATGGAGGCCATACCCCCCGTAAATTCTATGCTACAAAGATCAAAAACTAAAATTCTTTTTTTGAAGATGCGTTCCTCAAATAATCAATTCACTATCTTGATTACGGGAATAATTATCTCATACTTTTGGAAAAGGTCAAGCCTTTTTTCATTTTAGTTATAACCTATTCATTACCAACAAAATAGAAATTGGTTATTTCGCAGGTGACGGATTTTGTTTTCGTTTGCGGGAGATGGCGAAGAGATTTACTACCAGTTTTCTTTCCGCATCAGACAATTCTTTAAGATCAGCGGAAGCGTCTTTTACGTTTTTTGTTGGCGCTTTCATACCCATAGCTTTAAATTGTTCTTCAAAATGCCGTAAACAAATACCATGCGATTTTCCGGTCGTTGGCAGTTTAAATTCCTTTTCACAATACGCACACGGTCGTTGAATAGCCCGAACAATTTGCCGGCGTTTCTCACTTGGCAAAATTTTAAATTGTTGAACCGTTTGTTGAATTTCCGCCGGGGTCAAATCCGGAATTTTTGGTTTGGCGGCAAATTCTTTATCCAACGCAACCAGCCGGTCCGCTCCCAACGATTCGCATATTTCAGTAAGTTTAATCATAATGATCCACAAATAAATATAAACAAAAGACATTGGTGAGTAATATTTACAGGAATGAATAAGAAACAAGCTCTTGAAATTATTGATGAGGCCTTAAAAGAAATTCTCAACGAATCATTTGATTGGTGTAAATCAGAAAATGGTAAGTTATCCGCATCGGGCGTGATAATCAATAAACAAGCCCAAGAAATACGCACGGTTTGGGAAAGATATTTGAAGGGGGCTTACAAAGATTGAAGTGGTGGAGCTGCCGGGAGTCGAACCCGGGTGCCAAATTTTTAGTGTATCAAGCCCTACATGTTTAGTTAATTCAGAATTTCATTCTCCGGATGAATCAACAAGTCGTTGAAGAATATATGCGCCTATCAGAGGCGCCTATCAGGAATGTATTACAACCACATCCAGTCGTCTCACTAAATTGCGCATTGGATAATTAGTGAGAATTATCACCCAACACGGAACGGCCGAATTAGGCCGCTACAGCAACTTCAGTCGCATTCAGATTGAATGCGAATCCAAGGTTGGCCAGTCTGTTTAGAGATTTGGCATTTGATTTTTCAATTACATTTTTTAAGAGGCCAAGTAATCATCCTCTACATGCTCCTAACACTCAAAGAACTTGGTCGAAACCATTACAGCCCCAACCGTTAAGTAATAAGTATACAGGAAAAATTGAGAATGTCAATGCCGAATTGGCGGGCGGCCGCGGGGCGCAGGCAAAATTGGACCAGGCCGATAATGGGGTGGATGATAATACGGTCGATAAACCACCACAGGCGGCGGAACAATCCAATAGGGATAGGGGTCATAATAAACGACGGGCGCAACATAACCACCGGTTGCGCAGCCCGTTAAAATTAACAAACTTAAACCGCCCATTAAATATTTCAGTTTCATATAGATTAGACGCATGTTGCCCATTAACTATTCACCGCATATTCACCGCATATTCACCGCATAAGAAAAAACCCCACTCCGAAGAGCGGGGTTTTATGGGGGCGGTTAGCCCTTCCACCATTGCTTATTCAGCAAATTAGAATACTAGATGTAGACCACCGACGAGCGAACATTGGCCAGAACCCCAGTTCTTAAATTCAGAATTACGGTACTGTCCTTCGACAAATGTACCCCATTTCTTATTAATCCGGAATTCCAATCCAACTTTGCCGATATAAGCCCATTCTTGCGCCGAGTTCCAATTATAAACTCCCCCGGCTCCAACATAGGGAGACAGGTCCTTCAAGATCGCGGTTTCTTTAGCGAGCGGCAGACGAAAAAGCAGGCCCGCTTGGACTTCACTGACGGATACGCCTTTGGTTTGATAGAAAGGCACACTGGCTTCAAAACCAAGATTGCGCCACGGAAAGTAAAAGGCCCCGGCATTCAAATTGAATGAGTAGGGTTGTTGAAAAGTAGCCGCACCAATAGTATCGGCGCCACCAAGCGTATAACCTGATCCGACGGTCAAACCAAATTCCTTAGCATTATAAAAGGAAGTGGGAGTAACGGTGGGAGTTGTTAGATTTACCGTTGCCGCAGAGGCCGCAATGGTTGTAAGCGCCAGGGCACACAGGCCGCCGGCGAGCAATTTAGTTATTTTATTCATAGTCATAATTTTATTACCACTGATACCAGTGTTGACATAAGTATCGCTGACCAGAGTAAAATTGTCAATTAGAAAATATTTTTATAACTCCAGCAAAGTTACTTCATTGCCATTCTCAAGGGTGTAGACAATATAATTAATCTTGGCTTTAACAATTTCACGCATGGCGCGCTCTTTTTGAAAAATACCCGATAGATAAAATCCACTGACCGGTTTAAAACCCTTCGGATAACCAATCGTCAATTTCATTAGGGGAAACGGTAAATCTTTTTGTTCTCCGGCCGTATATTCTATTTTTACCAATTTGAAATTCGGAGCAAGTTTAAAATCTTTCGCATCAATTTTTTTCAACATCTTCTCAAGAGAACGTCGGATGACCTTCTCTTCACTGGCCGATAAAATCATAGGCTTTTTAAAACCGATGGGTAATGTACACGTTTCCAAACAAGATTGTAAAACAAGTTCCTCCAGAGCGGCCTTGAATTTGGAGTAGGATTCCTGAGAAGAATAAGGTGGGTAATTCGTTTCCCAGGTGGGGTTCCAATGTGATTTTTTCGGAGAGTTACTCATAATAGAGTATGCTCGGTATAGGAAGCAGGTTGGCCGCCAACCATTTTATCGGGAATATTATAAGCCAAATCGGTTAAACGCATACCGGAAATTTTTCCCGTGGTTTTATTTTTAAGAAATGAGCCCTTCCAATAAAGTTCGAAGCCTGACCACGTTTTAAATGGTTTGAGAAATTCTTGGACCCGGACGTATGGGCCGGTGATCGTGGGCTGGAGCATGACGACGGGGTAAACATTATAACCACTCTCATTTACGGACATACTTGATGCGGAGAAAACCACGCCGGCGGGCAGATTAATGTCGAGCGGAAAATTAATCCGCATAAACAATGATACCGCGCGACCGACATTTTTCCGAAATTCTCCGGGTTCAATTAAATCCTCCGCGATTTTTGGAAAATTAATCTTCCACCATTCCTGGACATGCGTGTGGGTGGTTTTATTGATGGGTGGTTCCGAAAAAGTAAAAACATCAGAGGAAAATACGGGCTTCGTTACCGGCGGCAGTACGTTAAACAACTTCACGTCTTTCTTTTTCAAAGCCTTCCGCCATTTATCAAATACCATCGTATCAGGTTTATTATCAGTTTTGCTCATATAATTTCGTGTAAAGTCATTTCAGAACCGTTCCGGCTTGTCGTTGGAAAATAAACCCGTTCAATAACGCATTGAATGATACGATCTGCGGATTTTTTTAATTTTAGGGACCCCGCCACTTTAATTTCGGGGATTTCTTCGACCTTGCCATCCGGACTACTTATACGTGCCGTGACATTGAAGGTATTGGAACCGAACCAGTTCCAATTCAAATCCCAAAAGGTGGCCCGGCGCAAAATGGAGCTCGCAGAATAGACCGCCCGGGGGTCGAAGTTTATCCCCGGTGTCGGAATTGTTTGATTAAACACCTTAACTGCGTCGCGCACGATTTTTTCTTCCGTGGCGTGAATCGCACGACGTGTAACGGAAACAGGCAATGTCACAGGATAGAAATGTCCGACTTTCTCTTTTAGCTTTTTTGTATAATCAGAGTAAGAATTGTATAGGTCTTTCAGATCGCCATTGATGTCATACTCCGATTTGTATCTATCAATGGAATCAATATGAATACCATTATTTTTCATATAATTAGAAGCCTTGCGTGCTTCAAGAATCTCTGCCATCCTCTGATACAGGTCCTCCATGTCATCCGGTTTTTGAATCATACCACCATATTTTATCACAGATTTTTCCGTTGTCAATCAAATATAATATGTTGTGCGTGAAATTGATAAATGATAACCTATTACCACAATTTTATGGCAAGCAAAAAAAATCCTTTTTCCGGTTTGTTTGGCAATACCAGTCCCATCGCAACTGCGTCATCCTCTTATATTATAACCGGTTCTTATAATACTATTTCCGGAGGCTTTGCGCCATACACGATGGGTACTTCCTCGCTTTTCGCGGATAGCGATAGTATCACAAATGAAACTCCGAACACTTATACCCGGCGCATAAAGATCCCGTGGAAAATGTATCGCTTCACCGACATTTTTTGCGATAAACGCAAAAGCCTAGCCAACGGCAAAATCATTGGGAAGGGTATTCATGCGTGGTGGCTAAATAATAAAAATTGGACGAATGGTGGGCTTGACCTACCCGAATTAACCGGTGTCACTCTGACCTTTTTAAATATCGTCGTGGATAGCGTCCCCATCGAAAGCAACGGCGTCCTAACCGAAAAGATCGCCATTCTGCCCATCGGCACCCTCCAACAAAAACCACAAACTAAAGCCGTCGACCTGGAAGATTACGATTTTGTTTTCCGGGGGACAATGAAGGTGGCCAAAAATGATCCCGATAGTTTATTCTCCGTCCAACTTGAAGGCATCGATGTCGTCGCCGGCAAATACGAACTTAAAAAATAATGCCTACCCCACCCTCCAGTAGTTTCTACGGCGGAACTAAAATCCCGACCATAAAAACCCATTTCAGCCAACTCCCCAATGGCCGGCAGTGTCGATCCGTCACCATTAATGGCCGGACGGCCCATACCCTCCCCAATATCCCCAATGTCCCTAATCAACCATGCGCAACCGGAACCTTGAACGGCGGAATTATCTATGCCCCGTACATCCCGCTCGTCCAGACGACAACCCTCACCGGAGTAAACTCCGAAAACACCATCGAATTCCCCGTTAATTTTAGCACCGATGCCATTCCGGATTTTGCGCAACGCTATCCGAACGGCCTTTTACTATCCCGCTTGGTCTACGACCAGACCCTGGAACAATTAAATGCCGAACTAACCCATTGTGTCTATGATATTTTCGGGACGCTGGATGTCCTATTAACCACCGCAATCTGGCGGCCCGACCCCCTATATGTCACGCTCTGGACGTGCCAGAGCAATGGCCCGCTTTTACTCTGCGCCCCCGACCGCATATTTTTTCAGGCCCGCTTCCTAGTGCGGGCCAAGAAAAACAACACCATTGCCCAAACGGTAGACCAATTAAAACAAATGTACCAACATCCCGATCCGCAGCAATCACCATTGGAGATAAAACTCAAGGGCAAGCTCAGTATTAAACGGGATACCATTGTTAAAATTGAACCGGACCACATTGAGTGGTGGGAAAACGGCGGCCAGTTATTATGATCACCTTGGATTTGGTTTTAAATATTCCCCAAAAACTCCAGATAACAAAGGACGGCCAGGGCAAGTATCATACCGGAATTTTTTATAGTCCTGTGTTCCACATCCAACTCCAAAGGGAATTAGACCGCTTCGCAGGCTTCCGCATAAATTTACCGCTTGAGGTTGAAGGGCAAATCCACCACGAAACCTTCGCCGCGGCAGGGGATTTAAAACCCCATAGCCAGTATACGGTCTCCCAGGGGGTGGAAAGCTATTACGCCGCCTATGATACCATTGTCTTTCAACAAGATTTTAAACATCAACCAACCGGCCGTTCCTCTTATGTTTCCCGCTTCCTGGAAGCTAAGGCAGAGAATCAGTATGAGCGGGATAGTCGCTTATCCTATTTAAGCGACCGGCCCCAATTATGGCTAATTTTAACCGGTACCTACCGCTACAACTGGACCTACCATTGTCTCCAGGGCCTGACCCCCAAACGGCTCTATGCGCAACTGATAACCTCCGATGTCCACCTCAACGCCGGCCTACATAATTGGCAGAAAAACCCGAACCACCTGGGTCGTCTCCCTCCTGGGCACCAACTTAATGTCTACGAGTCCGATGTCCTGCTCTGGTGACCCCCCAAACCGTTAAAATAACCCCAATAACCACTACCGCAAGCACTTGGGCCGACTAAACCTCCATTTTTAGAAACAAAACACGATATGGATTTGTTTCCAAACCGACCCAAAAATTTTTCCCGGATTTTTCAAGGTGAGCTAAAATTGGGCTAAAACTGGCTATCCAAAACCGCATATTATTAAAGAACTGGGCTCAAGCGCAAGATGATACTTACACACATCTTATACTTACACACATCTTATACTTACACACATCTTATACTTACACACATCTTATACTTACACACATCTTATACTTACACACATATTAAAGAACTGGGCCCAAAAAATACTCCCGGATAGAAAAGCAGCTTAGGGCAGCCCCTTGGACCCCCCCATTTAATGACCAGAAGCTGACCATTTCGGACGGCGGTACTGGGGGTGGAGGCCCCCCTTTTTACCCCCATTTAAACCCCATTATGCTCCCCACCATAGGGGGCAGCTTTAGCCCTTCACCAAAGCTCCCCTGCCGTAGGGGCAAACAAATGCCCCTGTCCGCTTTTGTTCTGGCGGAGCAGGGGCTTCAATATAATATTTAACAATTAACCGTTAGGCCGGAGGATCGTTCATATGCTTTTTAAATAGGTTAGGGATTCAGATGGCCACGGTCGTATTGTCCTACTTCCGTGTCTTTTACACCCCACTTGTAGCCTTCATTCATCGCCTCGACCCATGCGGCTTCAGCAACTTCTTTAAAGTGTTGTGCTTGGCTGCTGGGGTTGAGTTGGTTGACTTTGCTTTCCCGTTGGGTAGCCCAGTATTCTTCAAAGGTCATATTTTATTAGTAACAACCGAAGCCCATTACCACCACGGTTTGGCCGACCTTATCTTCACAATCAGCCCCGTTGTTAGCGTTTTGCTTGGTAATGACCCGAGCATAAGGCCCGACGTTGATTTCACGGGGTTCGCCCCCGCCGTTAAAACCATCCAAAAGCATTACTTCCTGGTCGGCCGGATAGTCTTTTAGACGGTCAATGAGAGTTGCGATGGTCATAAATTAGTCTTATTCTTTGATAAAAATAATCATTACTGCCGCGGCGCAAATGGCGCCGACTGAGAATGCGAAGGCTTCAGGCCAAGTAGTAATAGTTGCGATAATCATATTCATAGAGTTAGGATACCAAGCCCAATTTGATGGCGTTTTTGATGATCTTCGCCCGGCGGGAACGAGCGGCGTTGAGATTGAGGATTTCCTGACCCTTCTCCGGGCCAGCGATACATTCCACACTGGTGAGAAGTTTGCCACCCAAGCGGACCTGGATGATGCGGTAGATGTTGCCGTCGGTGCGAATGATTTTGTTATTCATTGGTTATATATTATCAGATTTTAGGATACCGTCAAGCTTTATTTAATTAATCTCTCAATACCATCAGCTGTTGCCTAAGAGCTTCAATCTCAGTAGCTTGGCTCTCAACCACCTCCAGCAAATCTTCAATTGCCCTTGCTCCGTCCTGGGTTTCTTCGACTTCATGTCGATCTTCCTGATCGAATTGTCCGTAAGTCACGAACCTATAGGCTTTTAGGGCCTTAATCAGGTAGTTGTATTTCTTGCGGTAATCAATCATATATCAAAATTTATTGCGGGTGGTTGTGGGCGGAAGCTGTTGATCAGGTTGTCAATATAACCAAAGCCCCATTTGGCGGAAATGCCCTTGGTGAAATCAACTTCCCAGCCAAAAACATCTTTGTAGTTCAAATGGAAGTATTCCGAGCGTTTTTCCGGACCATCCATAAAACCGAAACCATCGGCTTCATAGTCATAAGAGACATTAATCCCATCCTCACGCCAGGTAAAGTCAATTGAGGCTTGGTCAGCGAAGCGAGCGTGTTGGGGTAAGTTGGCGGTAATGTAGCGCCGGACGACGATTTCAAATTGATGATCCAGGTCACTCTTGACGGTTTGGAGTTTATAAATCATTTCCCCCAACATATGATACTTTAGGAAACCAGTGTGGTCAACTTTCATATCTATATCCTACCAGCTTTATTAAGGCCGTCAATGATTTTTTTATTATTGCCTGACCGTCCAATAGGCCACGCGGAAACCGAAGATCAAAATCACCCGGTAAAGGGTGACTAGCTTTCCATTATAGAAATCATTCAGTAAAGGGATAGCGACAGGAATGAGCATATAACGGTAATTGAATATACATTTCTTCATATTTTTTTAAATGACACCAAGCACCATTAACCAACTGGGAATACCATCGGGGCCGTAGCCGTCCGGTTCCACGCGGTGCCCCGTCGGAGTCGTCACAATCGCATCGTTGCCCTGCTTCTCCAAGGTCCGCATGGTGGGCATCTTGTAGAAGCCCTTGAAATACCCGTGGCAATTAGCCAGTTTAATGGTTTTTGCGAATGAACCACGGTCAAGATATACCCGGTTGTAGGCTTTGGGGGAGTAAAAGAGGGTGACTTCAGTCCCGGCTGGGATGGTATCGCCTGATTTGGGGAAGTGACAGGCCTTCTTAAAGATGAACTGCCCAACGGGTTTCAGTTCCAGTTCGGTTTGACATTCTTTGAAGGTTCTCATAACGCCAATAGTCTATCAGCTTTTTATAAAGCGTCAACACTTATTTTACTTTTTTCTTCGGCGCCCAACTGACATACAGAGTGCTAAACATTCCGCCGCCGTCGTGACTTTCTTCGCAGGAATAACCAAGCGGCGTAAGTGCCTCACTACAAAGTTTATAAAACAGAGGAAGATTACGATAAGCCTCATGCGGAACTTGTTCGTTAATTCCATATCTATCGGTGTAACACAAGGCATCTTCGATGTTTGTTTTCAACGGGCCATTGATAAACCGTTGAACAACAGAAAGCATTGTCGGTTCTTTTTCCGATTGTTTAACTTTGGTGGCTTGCCGAAGCTTAGCCGCGGGCCTAAGAGTAATTTTCATAAACAATTAAAACAGAATACCTTCCGGCGCCTGGCTGGGGGCGAATCCCGTGAATTGGTGCCCATCGTGGACCAGCTCATCCCAGCGCCCATCGGTGTCCTTGTAGACGATGCGTTTACCCTTGAAGCGGGGAATGATTTCCTCAACCACCCGCTCAGCATCATTAGTGACACTCATACCGATGTTTAGATCAGAAATGTAAACCGTGGTGTCGTTGCTGCCGACGTAGATATAACTTGCTCGTTTCATATCAATAGATTATCAGCTTTTTATAAAGTGTCAATGATTATTTCACTTCAATTGTAACTACCTCCCAGGCACCAGGATCGAAGTTATCCGGCCATTGCGGCCGTTCCAATGAAGAATTGTACCAGGCGGGGTCGGTTTCCAAGGCTTTCAACGCAACACCATACGAAGCAACGACATACAAAGAGTCGCCATAATCGCTCATTTCAAAGATTGCGCCGACGTTATTACAATCTTCGCAGCCTTCATTAGAGAATGCGCTGACACGGATCAATTGTTTGGTTTGTTTATTGCGGATGCCGAAGATATTCATTGGTGATATATTATCAAATATCTGGAGAGTGTCAAGCCTCTTCTATCTTTTTCAGTTCATCGATAATACTCTGAACATAAGCAAGATGGCCCTTTTCAATCTCTCCGGTGCGCTCCATATCCTCAAAGGCATCCATCCTTTCCTGAACGCATTCTTTCGTCCAACGGATAAGCCATTTAACCGCGACGATTTGTCTAGGGGTGAGTGTCATATCTTCCGTTGCCAACCATTTCCGCAAGCCACGCCGGGTTCATATTCATTACCAATAAGCCCTCATCTTTGGTAAAGCCCACAGGCAAGTCATTGATCCACATATTGATAAAACGGTCCCCACAGATTTCCTTGATGCGGTTGACCAAGGTCCGGAGCAGGAGTTCGTCCCGGTAGTTGATTTCGCATTCGTAAGCTGTTCCACAATAAGACTCCCCATCAATGGTCCAGAAACCAGTCTGACCAATGGTACGCCAGTCCTGGAAGGTGGCCACGCGGAGTTTGAACAAGTTCCAGGGGGTATCCTGAAGCATCGGGATGGTAACATCGTCTTTGTCCGTGTAATCATTGGTATCGACGTGTAAGCGTAGAATCATACGGGAAGTTTATCTTTCTTGGTGCGTGCGACGATCTTGGCAGTACCGCCGCACCTTTTTGGGTCCAGCATGCGGGCGAAGAAACATTCGTGCCGGTCGCTGTTCCAAATCCGAAAGGTAAAACGCCGGTCATCATAGATCAGAACCTTTTTGGTCAATTTCTTAACATCATCCCAATCATTAAGACAATCGATGGTGAGCCATTCAGAGTCGTTACAAACACTATGGCGGACTGCGATTTCGTTCGGAGCGATTGTTGCGTTCATCTATGGACAATTTATCAGCTTTGTATAAAAGGTCAAGCCTTATTATCAAAATTCTGGACCGGAGGCACCGGCGGGTTTTTCAACACTATTTGCGGTACCTTATCAGGGTTCATAATGAAAGCTACGTCGACGGCTTGAAAAACTAATGTGGGGGAGGGCATGTCCGTTCGGGTAATGGTAAACTGCGGCTCGTCGCCGTCGTTCATACCTTCCGTCAATGTCCCATAAAAAGCAACAAAAGCGGTGCCGACCAAGGGCACGCGGACCAGGATCTTCTGTCCGTTCCAACTGGCGATAAGGGCCTCCAGTCGCTCCAAGCCCATGTGCGTTATCTTGTCCATAATCCATTATTAGTTGCCGTCGCTGTAATTGTGAACTGCGTCGGCCGTAGTGGGATACGCATTTGCGTAGGAAGCGACCTTGAAATAAGGTTTGTCCTCTGCGTTGAAGCGGACCAGATACCGGCGGGCTTCGCTGGTGAATGCGTTCGGAACCGGCTTGGTGGTGCCCTGGAAACACCGGGCATCGTAACTGAGGTTGGCGCCTTGGATGCGGCAGACCTCAATCATCTTGCCCTTGACGCCCACGACCTGGAAATAATCAATGTTGGTTTGGCCGTAGCCCCAGCTGGAGACAAACAGGTCGCCCTTTTGGGGCATTGGGCAATTGCGGCCTAGTATCGGGGTAACCGCCGTTGCCTTGACGGTGACAGATTGCGCACCGTACCGACCCTTGTAAGAACAACGGAGCGTCCCGTCCCGACTGGCCTTCCAGATCATCAGTTCGGTGCCGGCGGGAATCATAGTGTCCCGATACTCTTCTTTTACCGGAACGTTGAGAATGACTTTATCGTTTTTCTTCATACACAAAGTCTATCAGCTTTGTATAAAAGGTCAACAGCTTTTTATATAATTCCCCGTAAATCTTCTGCCTGCCCACGCGGGGCTGGGATTAGTTTTACTTCATCAAACTGATAAGTAAGTAAACTACCCCGCTCCGATTCGCCTGTTAGCCATAGCCGGCCCTGATTAACAAAGACGGCGACCACGGTTAACACACTTTTATCATTGCGAGTAGTGAACTGCCGGCCGATTAGATTTGTTTGTAGCATAGATTAGTTCTGTTTACCAGACAATTCCACCAAGATGATTTCACCCACGATACGGTCCACGCGGAACTTCTTGAATTGTTGCCTGTCGAATCCTTCCAGGTAGGTGTCATCCATCTTGGTAACCCGGATTGACCGTTCCTCCGCAAGAACATCGCTGTAACCAATCTTATTAGCAGGAGGATATCGAAACGACACCAGCGGAAGGTCCTTGTGTTCATCAATCGGAGTCGCTTCCGTCAAAACCACTTCAGACAATCCCGTGATGCCCTTGAAAAACCGGTCCACATCGGCAACCACACCGGGGCCGACACAACGGACTTTTGCGCTGAGTTTGACTTCCCAGTTATTGAACTTAGGTTCGTATTTCATATTTGATTGATTGGTGAGGGTGATACCCTTTGGAAAAACAATTTTGTTTTCGTCGGTGTCAGGAATAGAAACGATTTCGGTTTTTGGATAGAATATTTTATCGAAGAGGTCCTTATGAGCCTCATTACAATATTCAATAATCTGCCAATTAATGGCGATTAAATCGCCAGCGCTTTGGATGAGAGCCCGTGTGCGTTTCTTGGTATTTTCGCCCAAGATTGTCCAATTCCCCTGAGTAGAGTTGTGAATACAGGAATAATCCGGCTTAATCCGCACATAAACATCGAAGCGGTCGCAAATGGTAATCGGGACGTGACCCCGGCAACGGGTGGCTCGGTCAGTTATTGCGCTGCGGTCCCGTTTCCGGCCCATCCGGAAAAGTTGACCCGGACCCACCTCACGGTTAGCCTTACATAAGGCCTTGAAAAAGATTTCACTCTGACTGTCCGTGCCGTTTCCCGTGTATGTAACCGTGAACAGATAATGACTTGAACGATTGCGATATTTCATTTATAAAGATATTATACCAGCGGAACGCATTCCGTCAATACTTTTTTTAATTGTTCTTTGGAATTCCAACTTACCATTTGCCGCAGCCGGCGATCTTCATAAACTCCCCGTTCGTGGTTACATTTGTTACAGGCCAGAACAAAAAGTGATCGGGGGTATTCCTTCAACTGATACCTAATGGGATTCAGACGGGAGATAAGATGTTCTAAAGTTGCCCCATTACTAGGCATCGGCCCGGTCGGCTTCGTCCACCAACAAGTCAAGCAACCACAGAAATGACAATGGGGATTTGCTTCCCAGAGGGCACGCCGAATTTTGCGATACCGTTTTGCGCCCGAAGGACCTCTCGCCATAAATTACTCTTCCGGTTCCTCAAACACTTTGTCTTGACAGGACTGACACAAATGTGAAATTAAATACTCACGGTGACTCAACTGGTCACGAAATTCCGTGGCCGGTTTACCACACGCAATACACTGGTCCAATGCCCGGGCCAATTCCCGACTGCGCCCGAACACTTCCATGCCCAGACCTTCCAGGAAGTTTTCCATTTCAGGATTTTTTTCGGAATGAAGAGCCTTGGAAAATTGCCCCTGGGTTTTCTTCAGTTCACCGGGAGACATTGCCATAACGTGATCGAATATATCCTTTGCCATAAACTTATAGACTGGCCATCGTGGCGAGCAATTCTTTTTGGAAGTCCAACGGGTCTGTGTTGACTGCCAACAGCTTGGCCTTGTTGCCCTTGATGACGTGGATAATCAAATGCGAAGTTTTCTTGCCCATTAACCAACCTACTAAGCGGTAGGCATCATCGTAATGGGTGACGGTTTCGGATGCGGTGTTATGAACCAAGTAGTAGTTGCGATCCAGTTTCATTGTTATATATGCTAACCGATTTAACAGGAGAAGTCAAATGTTTTTTTAATTTCTTCCGCATCCTCCGCTTTGGCGTCCAGGCCCATCGAAACGGATTTGCCGTGCGTCAGATAAACATTTTCCCCTTCGGTCTTTAGCATTGAGAAAAAGCCGGCGGACACAGGTTTAATGCCGGGTGTTTCGCTGTTAATCGCCCGAGCAATGTCAGAGTGCTGGACAATCTCAGGGAACATCAGAGGCCAACGGATACCCGACGGCTCTTCAAACATTATATATTTCATTGGCAATTAAGGTCCAACCATTGACGTAAAGGTCCAACCATTGACGTAGTTCAGAACTACACGCACCGTGTTGACGTGGAAATTCCAGCCAGGAGTTAGCCTGGTCCGGAGTCAACAACAACCAGCCACAACTATCGCAAATCCAAAATTCGTTCAGCCCCGCCGGGTCAATGTTCACAATATCCCCGACCGACATTGAGCGCGCCTTGGCCGTGCGCCACCAATCAAATTGTTCGCCGCCTTCGGATTTAAGGTAAGGGTGATTGCCAGCGCCGGCGAAAATAGTATCGCAGAACCCTTTCCGCATTGCGGTGTTGGTTTTCCAGGAGCCACACCCGATGTTCAAATGGCCGTCAATGACCCGCGGCTGGTCAGAGTTGGAAGCGGGAACCCGGTCGACCCGGGGATAGATCAGACGATAATGGACTTCATTCATATTAGAGAAATAAATGAACCAAGGCGATTACCGCAATTGAGATTGAGAGTCCAATTCCAGGATGACCAAACAGACCTCCAGCGGCGGTACAGAATGCGATTAAGGCGATTGGTATTTCGTTTTGTCTTACAAAAGATATTAAGTTCTTCATCACGCCAATATCCTATCAGCTTTTTATAAAGTGTCAAGCTTTAGTCGCAAATAATTCTTCCGCCCGGTCCGTGACATCTTTGATGAACTTATGATGAGTATCAGTCATGCGATTAGCCGCATTCTCATCGGCGAAGGCTTTCTTTTTCCATGCGGGGAGAAGATCCCAGAGTTCCTTATAAGCCAGTTCAAAAGGATTAGGCGTTTTACTATTGAGTGTGCCCTTTGCCTTTGGCTTTAAGAGTGCGTCCCGTTCGGTCAATGTTTTCATTGGTAATAAATATACAGGATGAACGAATACCTGTCAAACAGAAAATGGTGCGTGGGGGTGGAATCGAACCACCGACTTACAACGCCGTTGGCCAACAGCGCTTCAGTTACTCAGGAACCGATCTTGTTCCCTTTCAGGTTAGACATCGTTAACGCAATGTCGTTTTTCCCAACAACCTAACCCACGCGAAAAAGTGGCGACAATCAGGAGTCAGACCTGATTCATCGTGAGCATTGTTAGTTTTAGTCCGGTCCAGGACTACTAGCCTTCAATGGGACCTCTCACAATGGCCATCCGCTCGCCATAAATTGGTGCGAAATTGGAAAAGTGTGGTTCACACTTTAAAAGCGTCTTACAGGTAACCAGCCCCGCACTTTCACAAACCAATCCCGCAAATTAAAACCGGTAGTAGTTTATCGTCAGGACCGGCGGCCATTTCCATAGCGTATTATGTATCAAGAGACAGCCCATACTCGCTTACAAGTCTCACCACATTCTCTATGTTAGACAACAATATAATATCAGCGACCTGTTAAAGGTCAAGCTTTTACTTTGTAAAAAACCACCGGCCGACCTGGGCCCAGTTTCTTCCGTTCGGATTCCACAACCTTATTGACCTTAACCAGTTTCATCAAGTCAATGTACAGAATCGGTTGCGTGTAACCAGGATTCACCGCCAACAGGTCCTTCATACAAAAGGTTTTCTTCGGGAAGACCAGCGCCGGGCGAGCCAACTTGGGCCGACCTTTACCGACTCGCTTCAGCTTGACCGCCACAGGCTTAGCCGCCTGACCCTGCTTACGCAGCCCTTCACCGGCCGTGATCTCATCAAAAATCTGCTTGGCTCGCTGAACCGTATTCGTGGACCACGCGGTGCGGCCGAACGCAGCGGCGCCGGGATAAGCCTCATAGGGCTCGTAATACTTGCCAAAAACTTCCGTGCCGCCCGCCTTTTTGATCGCAAACACTTCAAACTCCAGAGGCTTGCCCGTCATATCAAACCGCTGATAGATGGCCGCGAACTCATTGCGCATTACTTGTTTAAATACATTATCTCCCCGTTTATCCGCATTTAATGTAAATTCGGTTTCGAGCTTTTTGATATTCATTGAAATAAGGCTATCAGCTTTTTATATAATGTCAAGCCCCAATTTCAACTGCCCCACGCGGAACCGCCATAATGGTGTTGCCATCGTAAAGCGCAATATTCACGGTTGCGCCAGCCTTCTCTACCGCTTCCGCTTGAACCGTGTCCCATTTCTGGAAGTATTTTGGGTACTCCTCCTGGGTCTTGTGGTCAAAAAAATCGCAATTCACATTCCGAGTAAAGGTTATTTTCATACCCCATAATTATACACCACGCGGAGAATTTGTCAAGCCCGGTTGTTCCACGCCTGGACAGCCAACATAAAGTTTTCCTCATCCGGTTCATACACCTGGGGCCCCGCCGCACCACAACCACAGATAACACGGGTGGGCACGCCTTCACGGTCCGGAGTGCTTCGTTGGAGTTCAAAGTCGCCGCAATGTTCATCTTCCGAACCACAGAAGGGACACGGTTTCATTGGTATTTTCATAAATTTAAGGTCCATCCAGGGCTTTCACCTGGGTTGACGGTATAGGACAGATACCGGTTACTAGGCCCTTGTAAGGCTTTTCTGCTCACCCTTTCGGGCCATTCTCTAAAAATCATAGGTTGTTTTTTCGGTTCACACCTAACCTCCCAGGCTTTTTTCGGAAACTTAGCCCCAACCCCTCTGTCATTAGTATTCGCTCGGCAGCATCATCACCTTGAACACCTTGCCGTCCGGGTCCCCGCCTGCGGCCACCCAAATCTTTTGGCTCGGGAGCGGGAAGTCGGTAAACCCAATTTCCTTGGTGTACACCGGCTTGCCCTCATCCTCATTACAAACCAACACAGCCTTGCGGTCCGCCACGGTCAATTCCCAGAACTGAATATCCTCCAACTTGCGGACGGCCGGGACAGTCCGTTGGGCAATCGCAATCTCATCAATGAGCCAGAAGCACTCTGCTTTCTGGGCCAAATATTTGACGCCGTCCGTGCCGACGATGCCGGGGAAAATGGTGAGCTTGTGATAACCATCCGTGCCGTAGAAGCCGGACAATGTATTCTGTAATTCAGTAGCGTTTAACATAGGGATATACTATCAGCTTTTTATAAAGCGTCAAGCCTTTTTTGCTTAATAGTCACCATAAGTCAAACCGTTCCCCCGACTCTCCTGTTGGTAGTCCCGGAAAGCATCCATTTGGCTGACTTCATCCCGGATGTCCCAGTCGCTGGGATGCGTCACGACGGCATCATCGGTGTTAATCTTGGTGTCATCATCAATGAACTTGTCTAATACAGGTTCATCAAGCCCATCGCCCGCTTTTTGCTTAAGCGCCTTCAACCGGTGGGCACGTGCGCCTTTGATCTCAACGCCGCAATACACACCCTTTTTGTTTTTGGTTTTCTTCATAAATTATTTGAAATAAATTGACAGATGAGCCTTCCGGAAGATATGACAAGCAGAATAAGTGTACACTTGCTTCCCATAAACGCGCAAAGCATACTGGCCAATCCTGTCCGCTTTACCGTGATCCGTTTCCATGCGAATGTACCAGTTCGGCCGCCCGGTCCGTTTGTTCATAACCCCCGTGGTATCCAGTTTGCCGATGGTGCGCGGAAAATGCGCCAAGATGTCCTTCAGGATATCAGCCTTGGTGATGCGCTTTGGCTTGGGCTGATTAGCCATTTCACGCCGACATTTGCGCTGGTGAGCAGCTGCGGATTTATCAATGATGTTCATTTTACAGGGTGAAAAGGGTGTGCGAATTTTTCGCAGTCACTTCAGTGTCCACAATGGTTAGGCGATTAGCGATAACCCCATCCTTGACAAATTGGTGGTTGCCGTGAGAACAAGCAGCGAGGTCCGCAAACTGATTAGCATAAGTAATCGGGTCTTGAACTGGTCGGGTGCCGGTGGAACTGTCCCAGGAAACGTCCACGTCCACGACCATCACGACAGAAAATTCCAATTGAATGCGTTGTTTCATTACGTGTAAAGAATACCAGCTTTTTATAGAGTGTCAACGCTTATTGTAACATTGTAGTTTGCCTAATCCTAGCAGTAGAAGGCTTAATAATACGCGAAAAAATCTAAAAATAAAGCTTGTCGTTTTATAACAAGCTGATATTCTATTAACGCTAACTAAACGGCATAAAGCTCCACCGACCAGCAGCGGTACTGAAGAGAGACAGCCCTAAAAATATCTAGCTGGACTTGACCAAAAAATCCTCTTGGTCAAGGTTGCACGGGGGACGCAGCCCATTGACGGTAAGGCGAGGTAAAACAATTTCTTATGGATGACATTAAAATTTTAAGAGAGTTACTAATGGCGGAGAAGGCTAAGACCACGGCGGCCTTAAATCTCCTAAGTGTCTTATCGCCAATTGATTGGGACTTTGTGTTTGCGGCTCCGATGAACGGTGGCGAACACAATGCGCAACGCATCAAAGATGCGATGGCCTGGCTGGAAAAAGTTTTGTAAGATGTTAACCACCAAAGATTTAGAACCAACACTTGCCGTATTAGAAGGCATTGTTAATGGATGTGTCCATCCTAATGAGGCCGTTCGGGCATTACTCGTTGACCTCAAACCGATTAGAGCGGAAATAAATCGACTCAAAGATATTAAAAAAAGGCTTGACGGTCCTGTGATTGCTGATAATATATCCCCAGATGATCGCACTTGAAAAATTCGCTCTGGCCGGTAACGCAACCTTCACTGCCGTTTCCAGGAAAACGGGTAACCGGTTCACCTTTAAAGTCACCAAGTTTGACCCGAATCGGCCGCATTCAGTAGCGCTGATGAACGGCCCCGACAACGAAAATTCCTATTGTTATCTGGGCACTATTTTCAACGAAGCCGATTATCGGCACGGCAAGAAAGCCCGTATTAGTCAGGACGCACCTTCGGCTAAGGCTTTTGAGTATATCTGGGCCCATCGCAACGACGCAGACCTTCCGGAGAAAGTCGAAATCCACCACGAGGGCAAGTGTTGCTGTTGTGGGCGGAAACTCACGACTCCCGAGTCCGTAGTTACGGGGATTGGTCCGATTTGTGCGGGCCGGAAGGGCTGGTAAGATTATGAAATTTTTTATCATTGATAATTTGGATGGCCAGTGGATTTCGGCCCGGAAGAACAAACATCTGCGCTTTTGTAAGGGCTTGATTGACGAAGCTCGGGACTTCAAAACTTTTAGTAATGCGGTGCGCTTTTGTCGGCGACTGGATCTACACAATGTAACCATCGTTGAAATCGCAGAAATTGACATCATCTATTAAAATGAAACTTTTAACTAAACCCGCAAGCTGGGAAACACTTCCTGCTCCGCTACTCAACAATTTTCTCTGGAATCTTGATCTGGAATATGATTCATATGAAAGTTCCAAAGCGGAGGCGGTTCATAGCATTGAATGTGGCAATGACTATCATAATGAGAAAATTGTCAATTCCGCTTGGGCAATGGTGACGGCCGAAACTTATTCGCAGTGGATTGCGGATTATATTACATCATTGAAAGAACAACTGGAACAACTGGAAAAATTACAATGATCCCGAAAGTTAGACAATGGCAAGCCAGGGTGGTAGAAACGGGAGAGACTCTCCTGATTGATACCATTAACAAACGCATGGTGCGGCTCATCCTCCGTATGGATTACCCCCGGCTATGGGGCAAGGAAATCAAAATTAGTTTAGCCAAATGAAAACTGAGAAACCAAACTATCGCCGGCAGAAAGCGATGCAGAAGGAAAAGGCGTGGCGCCGTAGAAAGCCTGGGACTCCCAAACGCTACAAGATGAAATTCGGCATCGTAAATTATGAGCCGGACGATTTCAACGACCGATAAATTTATGACCCCGCAATTCAAAACCTGGCTCATGTACATGGGCGCTATCCTCACCACATCTTTTATCGTAAGTTTTCTGCTCATCAATGGCGCACCGGAATTTTCCATCTTTCTTGCGTTGTATAATTCGCTAGTATTTAGTGTTCTGTGTATCCCGATTGTCCACGCAGTACATCGGGTACCACGCCAAAAACCACCGGCATAAGCTACTGATAGTCAACGGAAGATAGTTTAGAAAAAGGCTTGTGTAATCAGTCGCCTATGTTATTATATTCCTGTGAGGCGACCGAAAGGCTCCAGAAGGTAGATACTACAACTGCCCTTGTGTATATCGTTTTGCCTTATGGTTAGGATTAGAAAGATTTTATAAAATAGGCATTGACGATTGCGACAAAGCTGATAATATGTCCCTAATGAATAGCGATTACTCCGCCGAATCGGACCTCCGGGACCAAATCCACATTGCCAGCGATGAACTGCCTGAACCACCCGACTTTTCCCGCGTGGTGAATACGGCGGCCTTAACGCCGGAAGTAGTTGAACTACTGGGCAAAATGGAATTTTTCCAATAATAGGGCTTGACCTTTTTATAATCTCCTGTAAATTGTACAAATAAATGACTACTGAAAAACAAACCAAATTGATTGAGGCGTTGAAATTGACCGTTGGCCATTTGAAACGGGAAATCTTCACGGCCGAGTTGGCTCGCAAACCCCTGGTCTTTAGTTTTGAGAATGCTAAGATTAAGGATGCTTATACCTTTTCGCTCCCGTCCGGTTGGACGTGTCCGGGCGCCACCATGTGCCTCGCCAAAGTCGGCCGGGAATCCGGTAAATTGACCGATGGCCCGGAGGCAACCGTGCGATGTTTTTCCGCGTCGCAGGAGGCGGTATACCCGACGGTGCGGCAAATCCGCTGGCACAATTTTGACCGGCTTAAGGCGGCTCAAGACTCAGTTAGTTTAGCTAATCTCATTCTGGAATCCCTTCCCGCCGATGCGAAACGGGTCCGGGTTCACGTTAGCGGCGACTTTTTTAGCCAGGCTTATTTCAATGCCTGGATGACGGTGGCCGCAGCCAAGCCCGCCGTGATTTTCTACGCTTACACTAAAAGCGTCCCGTTCTGGGTCGGGCGGCAGGCCACCATTCCCGCTAACTTTAAGCTCAATGCGAGTGTCGGTAGCCGTTGGGATATGTTGGCCGCGGCCGCGGGTTTGAAGAGCGCAAAAATCGTCTTTTCCGAAATGGAAGCCGAAACCCTGGGCCTGGAAATTGACCATGACGACAGCCACGCATGGGCTCAGGAAGACAGCTTCGCCTTGTTGGTTCACGGCGTCCAGAAAACAGGAACCGAAGCGAGCAAGTCCTGGAATAAGCAGTTGGCCGCGATTAAGAAAACTAACGCAGCGCTGCCGAAGAAAATTAAACGGACGGTACTCCCCCCTACGGTGGCGTACCTCACGGCGCAAATCGTCCGGTTGTCCGCCCGATTGGCGGCAATTCTGGCGACTCCGGAATACATTGTTAAACGGGTGGTAGCCTAACCCCCGCAGGGGACGGTACGGCCTCACCGGATAATTTCCGCGTGGGGCAGTACCCCCCACCTGGGCAGCATTATGAATATTTATCCAAAGTGTACAAATTGTAATCATCGGGCCGACTATTGTTTACACGGTTCCTGGGTCTGTTTGAAGTGTTGGCCCTGGACACAAAAGATGAGCAAAAAACAGCAAGCAATTCGTAAACACCGCAGAGAGCTTTGTCTAAAAAGAGAATTAAAAAGGGCTTGACTTATTATAAAAGTCCTGTAAATTGTACAAGTAATGAAAATCTGTTCCATCCAAGTTAAACCGGCCACTAACCCGAAGCGCCGGCACACCAAAATCGCCGTATTCAATATCCGGCGGGATTGGACCGTGGCCGGCTTCCGGAAGGATTGCTTATCCAAGGTATTACGGGAGATTAAGATGCCGGTTGGCTTCCCCGTCGTCTGGAACCTAAAATGTGGTTGTCAGTGTGGTTGCTCCCCTGGCTTTGATGTTAAGAATAACAAGGCCCTGGACGTCTTTGTAACTTTATGGTAAACAAAACAAAAGTAAATAATCTGTTGACGCACATCGCTCAATGTGATACGGTGGAAGTTGCGGGGGAAGCGGAGAATGTGCGTATCTCCTGGGATGGCGAAATCAAGGGCGACCCGGAAAATCAAATTCTGTTATTGACCTGGGAAGATGATGAAGGCCAGGAATTTTCCGTTATCCTTACCGAACAGGGTTTAAGCGCGGCGACGGTAGAGGGTAACACAATTGCTTGCGAAGATTGTGAAGGCGACGAATTCCTTCTGCGGCTCTGGGATTTGAAAGAACATAATATTTCCGCGTGAATAAGAAATTTGAAAGTGTAAAACAGCCGGGCTTATTCTACTGGGCTGAGTTTGATGACTTCACCGAGTGTTGGATTGTCGTTTCTCAAGCCAGCGGTGGTTATCCTGTAACGGAGGCCTGCGATGACTGGTTTTCAGAGTTTGAAGATGCGGCCACCCGGGCCCAAGAATTAGCCGAAGAAAAATAAAGGCTTGACCTTTTTATAAAATCTGCGATAATAGTAGAAATGAAATACAAAACATTCAAACCAAAAATCCGGCCCTTTAAGGGCGCTTGTTATGTTAGCGCTGAATCTGGAAACGATTTACTGGAGTTCATCGTCGGGATGGGCTATCTGATTTTTGAGGACCCGCTGGAGTCCGGTTATATCATCGTTTCCGATAAGGTTCTGACTTACGGCGACCTACGGAAAAATCCGAAACGGTTCAATCTAACGCAAAAGGACCTGGCCCATTTCTCCGAATTTCCGAGCCACGAAGAACTGTACGAAGCCTGTATTTAATTTATGACCAAAACACAAAACCAAAAACCTGGCGTGCCCCTCACTATTGTTCCTGTCAATCGACCTGGATCCGGCCGCACAGGTACACTACGCAACATCACGGTTGCCCAGATCAATAAGGTTCTGGGCTTCAAACCTAATTGTGAGGATGACCCGGACAAGGTAAAACATTCCTGGGGCTTCTTTGCCAATGGTCAACACTGCGGTGTCTGGGATTACAAGGGCTCGCAGAAGTGGAAGCAGTTTTCCACCGATGGCCCGGATGAAGTTATGAAAAAATTGTTCGGCGCCAATTACTCTAAGTAAAACCGATCAACGGCAAAAAATTAAATCCCGCTAGGCTTATAAAGCTCAGCGGGATTTTTTTATATCTAATCTGATATTATATAATAATAATTACCGTGGCCTTTAACGTCAGCGACCCGACCATATTTTCTAGTCCGCTATAGCGAGCGGGGTGGAACACGGAAAATTTCCGCGTGCCCATATAAATTCCAGACCTGTTGCTAGATTGTCTAGCCCATTGAATGGAAATTGGAGCGAGTTCCGGGCAACGCACCACGGACATGATACCGAAGTACCCATGCTTCTCCTTACATCAAACTCGCAAAATTCGGTTACTTTTTAGCGCCCACCGTAGCAACCGAAAAGTTCCGGCTGAGCGTTTACTTGATAAAGGGTTCAATTCCTGGTTGAGAGCTTCGCCGCCTGACTATCCTTCGACCGTGCGGTACCTTTACCAAAAAAATTTAAGATCGGCTGTTCAATGAGAAATTTATTCCCGTTTAGTAACCGAATTGATCTTGCCTGCCACACTTGTATTGCGGTAAGGGTTTGTTCCACGGTCGTTTACAAGTCGCCGTAGGCTTTACCTCTAAAGGCTTCACAGCCGCCATTCCGGTCTGTGATTTGACTTACAACCGAATCAACGGCTTGTTGTCAAAATTCTTAAACCAATTAAACTGAATAGAAGTTTTTATCCGGTGACAATTTGCGCACCGTATATCACACTTATTTATTTCTCTCATTACAAGTTCCCAGGAATTTCTTGTTAAGAGTTGTGCAATACATTCCTTCTTATCTTCTCTATTCCGATGGTCAAATTCTAAAACCCTAATATCATTATTACCACAATCAACGCATCGTTTCGTTTTAAGAAACTCGACCATTTTTTGTTGATTAACAATTTGTTGTTTCTTACTAAATATTTTCGCCCGGCTTATGTAAATCTTTTTATGATTTCGATAATGTTCTCTGGAACATTCCCTAGCACACTCAACGCATATGCTTTTCGTTTTTTCGGTATTAGCACGTCTGCGATTAAATCGGTTTTCTTCTTTTTCAACCCCACACTTTGTACATGTCTTCATGCATATAAGTATATTGGTTGCGCTCAAAACAACAAATATATTTTGAGACCAAATGGTAGCGGAGGTGGGAATTGCACGCCACGGCCTCCTGGTTATGAGCCAGACGAGCTGCTTCTGCTCTACTCCGCAAATTCTTAGAGATTGGTTGTGTCACGCCGGCCGAAGCCCTGAACACTACTTAATAGCCGATCTCAATCGTGTGTACATTATACACGACAAAACTGGTTTGTCAACTCTCTTTTATCAAAGATGTCCGCTGATCGCCTTGGCCAATATATTTGCCACTCCGATCATAAGTGCGGTTCTCCGACTTGTTAAAGCGCCCTAATTGCTTGCCACTGCGGTCATACACTTTATCCGCATCAGTCCGGCCGACTACTTTACCCGTTCGGTTTGTAATATAATTGTCCATAGTCTATAAGTATCGCAGTCCACGCGGAAATTTTAATTTATCTGCCAATGTGTTTTTTCTTACGTTTCTTCTTCACCTTGATATTCTCTGTCGTATTTTTCATGCCAGTTTAATTCCTTGATAAGCCCACTGAAGACGTGGTGCGTTACCATCGTATCTTGTTCTTGCCAGCCTGGAACATCTACCGACTTGTGGGATGCGCATAACTCTGGGCAACTTCCAACCGAATATCGCCCGAAATAGTCATTGATGATCGTACGAACCTTGGCGGGTGATAATGTCCCCAATAACATAGCAAGTATTTCCGCTTGCCGTTCATTCAGTTCAATTAAGATTTTATCGTTTTCTTTTTTAACAATAGGTATTTTCATTTAAATATTGGTGGGCCCTACCGGACTTGAACCGATAACCCGGGCATTATGAGTACCACGCTCTAACCAATTGAGCTAAGGGCCCACGCGGAAAACCATTAGACTTTCTTATCCCACTCATTAGGGAACATCATCAGCGGATCACACCGGTCGGGATCATCCAGTTCCGGATGCGTATAGTATTCCACATCCAGACCCAGAACATTAAAAATATCCCTGGGTGACAGGGTATGGTTCTCCACTTTCTTAACCCCATCTACATACAGGGCTTCCCAATCGCCTTCGGCGGAACTGACAATTAAAACTTTCATATTGTAAATTGAGCTTGATACGGGTGATATTCAATCTCTGTTCGGTTATAACCCTTGCGGTCCTGTTTCATTTCACAGAGGAACATATCGCCCTGCCACTTGACTACCACATGCCCCTGCCGGTCCAAGCGGATGAGTTGGGCCCAAATAGTCTTTTTAATATCCTTTGCCGCGGCGACGTTTACCACTTCAAAGCGATTGCGCAGCCTTGGGTCACGGGCCTCCGCATAACCATTCTGAAATACCACAATTAATTGAGCATCCATTTTAATTAGTTTTAACGCTTTAGTTAAATCGAACTATACTTATTCGATATGAGTACAATACCAATAGTTTATAAAATTGTCAACACTATAACAAAACATTTTTATGTTGGAAGCACATTAAATTTCAAAAGAAGAATGTCAGCCCACATTAATAATCTTAATAAGAACATTCATCGAAATCCACACCTACAAAATGCTTGGAATAAATACGGACAAACCGCATTTTCCTTTGAAATAATTTCCATACATCAAACAGATATGGAAGCCTTAGCCGAAGAACAGAATTGGTTGGATAAACATTATGGTAAAAATTATTTTTACAATAAATCCAAACATGCCCAATTAGACCCATTACATATCCGTAAACAAATATCAAAATCTCTTAAAGGAAAACTCAATCCTATGTTTGGTAACACTCATACAAAAATTGCTAGAGACAAAATAAGAAATTCCAGATTAGGAGTTGTTATGTCAACCGAAACCAAGGATAAAATATCACAGTCCCTTAAAGCGATGTATGACACGGGACAAAAAATTCCAACGGTGTTGTCAGGTAAACTTAATCCATTCTATGGAAAAACACACTCAAATGCCACGCGGGAAAAATTATCTGATTTAGCCAAGGGAAGAAAACCTATGTTGGGGAAAAAACATTCTTCCGAAACAAAAAGAAAAATGAGTGAAATGGCTAAGAAAAGAATTTTCACTTCAGAAACCCGTGCGAAAATGAGAGATTCCGCTCTAAAACGGGTCAAACATTTATCAGTCGCAAGCCCATCGTCAAGTCCCCCGCATTTAACAATTCCAAATTGTTAATCTTGGCCTGACACTTCGACACGGCCCGTTCCTCAATCGTTCCGGCCACATAGACCAGAGTTTGATAACACGGGGTCAACCCGCCGTGGCGGTGAATCCGGCCCAGCGCTTGGAGCACACGCGGGGCGGAAAAGTCGGGCGACAGAAAGGCTTCCCGGGCAAACTTGCCATTCAAATCGTGAAGATCAATGGCGATGCCGCCGGCGGCCTGGTTCGCCAGGACAATCCGTTTCCGGTCGGCTTGGAAGTCCGCAATGTCTTGTTGCCGGTCCTTATCCTTTTGCCCACCCCGGATTTGGGCGATCAAGCCCTGTAAATCCTTGCGGTGGTTCAAACGGGTCCACAAGGCCTCAAATGATTGATTGAAATTGACGAAGGCCACGACGGAATTGCCCTCATCAAACGAGTCCTCAATCAATTCGGCAAACAGCGGGACTTTGAGCAGTTCGATGCGCATCCGGGCTTCCAGGATGACTGAGAGAATACATTCGCTAAAACTTTCCGTATGTTCGTAATGTTTTTCCAGCTCCCGTTCCAGCCAATCGTAAACGGCTTGGATTTTGCGGGCGCTAACTTCGTCCATCGTATACGCCGTTGCGTCAACGTGATTGTCGGGGAAGTAAGCCGCCATCTGCTTGCGGGTCAACCGACTGGCGCACTTCTGAATATTGAAAAGGCTCTCGTGAAGCGCCTTCATCTTGGATTGCGCCTTTTCATCCTCCGCATTAAAGGTCAAGGCGCCCCAACGGCCCAGCCATTCGGCTCCGTGGTCCGCCGCAAAGGCTTTATAAGATTTTGAATCGTAATTGCGGAGCAGATTGTTAGCGTAACCCACCGCCCGCATTTCCAGCGGATTACAGGCCAGGGTGGCGGAAAGGTTGAGCAGTTTGTAGCCCTGCTTCTTACAGGCGATCAGGAGGCCGGCCGACAGGGAGCCGGGCGCTTTACAGCGGTGCGCCTCATCCAAAATCACCAGCGCATTGTCAGGAAAATGGAGCCGGGTCAAGCACCAGCGGGGGAACTCTTCGGGCTTTTTGGTGACCGGATTGATGGGCGCTTTGTCGTACTTGAGGTACTTGGTATTGCCCCGGATAAGTTTCTCATAATTCAAGACCAGCTCCGGCTTGATCCCGTAGGTATTGAGCAGGGAAGTCCACTTGTGGATGACCGGCTTGGGACAGATAACCACGACAGGCCGCTTGAGTGCGCCGGCGATGGCCGTCGCCACATAAGTTTTCCCAACTCCGGTGTCGCTCATATCATTGGCGACCCCGTTCAGGTGAAGTGAATCCAGTAGCGTTTTAGCGTGGGCGACTTGTTCGCCGATGAGCAATCCAGTCTTAAACATTCTTCCAATATATTATACTATCGGCGGTAAATGTCAACGGAATCCGTTATGTTTCCAGTCTAAAAAGATACTTAGTAGCCCGTATAATATGAGGTATAAGTATATCTGATCCCCATACCAGGCCGGAGCGGTAGACCAGAATAACAACTTATACACCGACCACACCAGGCTATAAAGCACTAATGCCCAAAATAAGTCGATGAGGACAATAGCGGTGACAAGGGCCCAACTGGGCCGAAAGGTAATTTTCATTTTTTCTCCGCGTGGGCTGGTTAGGCCCTGTGATTTACGGTTTGACTTTGCCCCGCTGTTTAATCAGCGTGGTAATAACCTTATGGAGTTGCTTGAGCCGCGGGCGATGTTTAGGATTCCAGTGAGGGATTTCCTTGGTAAACAAGCGGTCCGCCTTGCGCAACTGAGCGGTGGTGAGTAAATGGGAAAAGACTGGCAACTCTTCGTCGTACCCCTTGTCCTTGCCTTCCACTTCCAAACAGAGGGCTAGATTAAGGTAACCTGGAGTATTATAGTTATTCGCCATGTCCGCCAGTTCTTTCGTTACCACCTTGCGCACATTGGTTTTGCGTTCCGCCTCCGGCATTAACGCAACCCCGAAGGCCTGAATCAATGTCCAACGAAAGTCCGATGCCCCATCAGAGGCAACCCAGTGATCAATGTCCCAGAAGCCCATAACAATTAGGTCAAAGTCTGGACCATAACCGAGGTCTCACCACGCTGTTCAGCCAGCTTGCGATCCCGCCGACGTGCGTCGCGCGCCACCTTGCGCTTGGCCGCCTTGGCCGTCTTTTCCAGGGTATTCAACTTGGCGAACTTGCGGGCCTGCCCCGCCGTAGTCTTCCAGTAAGCGGCTCGCCGGGCAACACGGGCCAGCCGACGATCACGATTGCGCTTGCTCACCGCTCCGTCCTTGTTGCGGGAGAAGTAATTCTTCTTGGAAGCATAGCGGGCGTTCTTAGGCGTCTTGACCGGCTTCGATGGGTCCGCAAAGGACTCCGTATTGCGATTTTGTGTCTTCATTTTTTGTTTTGTTTTTTACTTTACCAAATCCCGACAGAAATTGATTTCACCCACCACGCCGGCCTCATCGGTGTCATCGGCGTTAATCCGGAGCCAGTTAATGGCCTTGCCCAAATTTACCGTGGTTTCTCCACCCAGGTTGCTACTGGCCAAGATGGCCAGCTGATAATACTTTGGGTCCTTGAGCGCCAGATTATGGAGCTCGTTAATGGACCGGACGGCGGGAATCAATTTCATAATTAGCTCAGAATCGTCCGCATCGTGGCCGCGACATCAGCGGAAGAAGGCGGCGTCAGCGCCGGGAGTTTGGTCAACCGGCGATTAAGATTGTACTCATAGGCGGACTTGAGTTGGAACTTGTAGGCCGGAGCTCCGACGGTACCCGTGGTCAGCTTCTCCTTCAGCTTGACCAACTTACCCTCCTTCAGGCCCCGATTAATATGATTGCGAGCCGTCAGCTCACACTTGACCTTGGGCTGGTTCAGGGCCAACAGCTCATCGACCGTAAAAGCGCCCTTGGGGAACTTGACAGGATAACGGGGCCGACCACGAGTGATTTTGTTTTTGGTATTCATTTTTGCGTTTTATGTTTTGTTTTTCTACTATTCTGGAATTATACCAGAAATTATTAAATTGTCAACTATCAACCCCAGGTAACCCACTGCTCATTTTTGGGGTGAATCCCCTCCTTATTCAATGCGTCCATAAATTTTGAGGGCGTCATTTCAAACAGGTCTGCTTCGTCAAACATCGCATAGACTTTGCCGATTTCCAGGCCATCCGACTCTGCTTCATCATTCAGGACGAAAAACTCCACCGGCGGTGTGTAGGTGCTATTGCTATCGTAAAACTCCTGGAGCTCATCCAAGATAACTGGCAACGGCTCGTTCTCCTTAACCAAATCCAAAAATTTGGTCCACTTGTCGTTGGGCAACAGAACGGTTAATTTCGTTGCGGGGACCACATAGCCGTGGTTGGCGTAATTATTCATTGACATAAATTTAATTCATCCAGCCGATGACTTCGCCGGTTTCTGGATCTCTAATGACGGAATACATTATTCCCGTTCCTTCATTTCCTGGTCCATCTCCGCCAGGTATTGCTCATTGACCTCATCCACCTCATCCACGTCCAGTTCCTCATCCACATTAGCAGAATCCGGAACGTATTCCTGATTATCTGAACTAGGCAACGGCGCATCAACTGCGAGCTTCGCCGCCTCAGCTGGAGATTTTGCCTCCACTTCCACTTCGCCACACATTTCCCAGTACACTTTAACTCTGTATTTCTTCATATTTTAAATTGGTGGACTGTATCGTAGCCCATACGGATACCTCTAGTATCAGGTCTCTCGACCTAAGTTGGCCGCACCGAGGGAGTCTCACCCTCCAAGGCTATTATCTTGACCCGTGACCGGGAGTGCGGTATAAATCATTGGTTAATCAAATTGGTGATGGTGGTGCGAGCCAAGCCATCCAGTTCATTGCCACTACGCTTGAGCGCCCCAGCCACGATGCGGGCCACCTTGTCCGCCATCAAGCGGCCCTTACAAGCCACCAACAGCGTCCGGCCACCGGGCCAGTTGAATTCCCACTTATGACCGACCGAACCGTAGCGCACCGTGTAAAACAAGTATTGTGTTTTCATTGATGATATTATCTCAGATTTTATAAAAAGGTCAAGACTTTGTTGAAAGTATTTTCTCCAATTCAATCTTTTTCTCCATAAGAAATTTAAGTTGGGCATTCACTGAGGATAAACGTCTCTTATGAATCCCCACTGAAATGCCTTCCGTGCTTGCCTTTTCACCGACAGCCGATAAAGTCACAGGACGCCAAGTATCAGCATATTCGCAGGTATATCCATTGCGAGCCTTGTATTCCAAACCAGATGCGGAACATTTACGGACATCATAGGATGGAACATTGCCGCGGCCAATAAAAGTTTCGTGGGATATGACTTTCCAGTAACCGCCTTGGGGGTATTGTAGGACCTGCCCAACTGACCATTTATAGTTATGGGTTGGATGTTTCATTACTTGTACAATTTACAGGAGATTATAAAAAAGTCAAGACTTTATTTAAACAAAATTACCATCTAACGGCTTGGGGACTTCACGAATACCACAATTTGGATAAGTTTCCCTAACAATCTTCACGTGCGCCCACATAGCTTCCTTAGTATCAAATCGGAAGATTCTTCCCGCAACTGCGCTAATGTCCGAATTATCATAATATTCGTGATAAGTGGCGGTTTCAAAAACTCCTGTCTCAAAATACTCATTCAGTCGGGGGACCAGACAATCCAGTTCGTGTTCAGTCCCATAAATCGTAATGCGGTGTAATTTACCACCGACAATTAAAATCACAGGATACTGATAACCTGACCCTTTTTTACCAATTTCAATTAAATCGTAGTGATACTTGGGACATCGCTTGGTCAAGTAAGAGATTACTTGGCGGTTATTATTCATAAATCAGTCATTAAAAATCTTCAATTTCACTTCGTAGCCGGCCACACGGGTTATACATTCCCAATGGGTTAGTTCATTCTCTTGATTAAATTTCTTTTCAGGAAAGTATAGTAAGCTCCGGTTCCACGGGTCTTGCGCGGCCATAATCACTTGACCCGCAAAAAGGCCCAGGTCCGATGCCTCCGCCAGGAACTCAATCTGCCTTGCGTCCCCCATAACATTGCTGGTAGTCCACGCGGGGTTCCTGATCGGATACCGCGCCAACATTTGGATGACATTTTCAAATCTAGTTGCCATTTAGTAATCTTCCGGCTCAATCGGTTCATCTACATCGGCCTGGGTATAGCCGCTCAAGATTTCCGGCCGATAACGGCTCAGCTTGTCTGCTTTACAGGCCGGACACACACGACACAAGGGGATGCCTTGCGCATCGTTGACCCAGTGACTTTCCTGGCCGGAACCACAATTACAGAGTTGAGAATTGCGGTGCGTAAACGGATTATCGTGGTAGCCGTTACAAACTTCGTTTTCGTTCATTTTTATATTATACTAAATTTTATATGGTTGTCAACCATTTTTATGAATGGTTTTGTGTTGTTGACTTATACTTATTATTATGGAAACAAAAATCTGCAATATCTGCCACACATCAAAACCAATTTCTGAGTTTCGGAAATCGTGTAATAAATGGACATTAAATTATTGTATAATATGTTATAGGAAAAAAGGACGTGACCGATATTATGCCGATCACGAAGCCAATAAAGAGATTTCCAGGAAATATGCCAAGACCAGAAACCCAACAAAAAGGTATTGGGATAATTTAAAATACAAATTTGGCATAGAAAATTCTCAAGAATGGTATGAAAAACAAAAGCAAAAACAAAACGATAAGTGCGCCATTTGCAATGGCCCGACTGAACGAAAACATTTTTGTGTGGACCACAACCATTCGACAAATCAAATCAGAGGATTGTTATGCTCCTGGTGCAATCGAATGATAGGATATGCTAAGGATGATCCCGACTTGCTTATCAAGGCATCGGAATATCTTAAACAATATCAAGAGACCCGTGTGGCTTGTGATTTAATCTCTGATGTATATACATCACCGAGTTCGCCAGTGGGGCAAAAAGGCGATGTCACAAAACAAAAATAACGGGCATACGGATCAGCCGATTCGGCTTCGTCAGACTTGTATTTCTTCAAGACATTCCAGGTCCAGCCTGAGTCATTCGACCAGACTTCATACGGTTTATCTTTCGGCCGGGTCTTACCACAGAGGTTTTTCATAGATTTCTTTTGGGAAGCTTTCAACTTTTCAGTTTCAGCGTTGAGGTAATTTGCCAATTCAGTTTTCATTACTTGTACAATTTACAGGATATTATAAAAAGGTCAAGCCTTATTTCATCCTAATATGAGCGGACCGGTTCTTTAAGGCTCGGCGATCCCGGCGGTATTGCTTACTAGAGGGCACATCACATTCCACGGAATACTTCAAATAAGTTCCACTAACACAAGCCTCATCTCCCTTATCATTAACGAAATGATACCACGCACCAAGATTGTTGCGATGGACCTCCGTGAGCGTATAATACCCCGGCTTGTTCTTGACAATGAAAGGGTTAAAGCGGTACATGTTTTCTCCGATGGCAATGCGCATTCCCATATTATTCAGTATTTAAAGATTCAATCAATTCCACGCGGCGGCAATCATTACAGATAATCCGCCCGTCAAAAGTGACAAACGACCAGCCCATCCAGTTCCAGTTGTGAATTAACCGATTACACCGGTCGCAAGACTCCAGGAACCCGTCAGGGTCCAGGGCTAATTGGAGCCGATTAAATTCGTTCATCTGTAAATACTATCAGCTTTTTATAAGCTGTCAAGCCCAATTTAGCCCACGCGGAGAATCTTGACCAGTCCAGTAGATATCAAATTTCATTATACCCAAATTCAACAGCATTATAACGACTAATCCAATCCCTCTCTTTTATATTACATTCTTCTATTGATTTGAAACGGTCTACAATTTCCCACTTAAAATTGTTTATCCCATATGTCATCAGTGCTTTGTGAAATTTAAATTGGCTACCACGATTAGCATCTCTTATATGTTGTTTTTTTCTCTTTTCAAGGTCATAAGTCTTTCCAATATACATATTATTATATTCCAATAACAAATTCGTCGCTTTGTAAATAACTCCTGAAGTATGAACTTTTTTGGCTTTTTTAGCTTTATTTCGTATTTCTTCCAGACGTAACTTCTCTATTTCCAAAGTGTTGCGCCTAGCCTCTAACCTATATTGTTTGGCTGTTTTTCGTCGTTGTCTCATACAAAATAACTATCTAACAAAGGCTTGACAAGCTCAAAAAAGCTGATATAATATTTGTACACCGAACCTGCCGTGAAATATCCCTTGTATAGGCGCCTATCCAGTGCCCAGTAATCGATTTTTTAGCCTTTGCGCTGCGTTATTGCTAAGCACCTTATAAGCAGTAGCTTTCGGCGAATCGTCATCATCGTCCATTGGTACCGCTACAATTTCATCGTCATTCACTTGCTTTGGTATAATAGAAACTACTTTCTTTGTCGTTTTATTTTTGCTTTTGTAATACCACCGCTTTGCCTTATCTCTTTTAGATTGAGCAAGTTGCTCCAGTGTTGTATATTTTTTTGGTCTTCCTGGTTTCATAAGTCTCCCTTGGTTGGCTATAAGTAGTTAATTTCGGTAAAAACGGTAAGATTAAAGTAAGATTTCGGTAAGATTAAAGTAAAAAAAGTAAGAAAGCGCTTGACCTTTTATAAAAAGCTGATAGACTGTACACATAGTCGACCTGGAAGCAACAGGCGGCTGAGAGGCGACCGCAAGGCCCGGAAGGTCGATACTACGACTGCCCAAATGAAATTCGCGCATTTCTTCGCGTGCGATTAGTTGCCCTTAACCAAAGCTTTCCGGCGGTTAGCGGAACTTATGGAGTCGGTCGAGCCCTGTGATAAGTTTTAATAATCATTGGGCCGCGTACAATTAACACTTCTACTGGGCTATAAGGTTCGGCTACGCCGAGCAGTATAACACTATTACTAGGCCTAATTAATAATTAAATCTAGCCCATGCGTAAGTCATTAGTTATGCGTCATTTATATAATTAAAGATGGTAATGATGCTACAAAGTCTTACTTATATATCATAATCTCAGCTTCTCCGGCCCCACCCGAAAATTAGCCCTTCTAATGGGCTCATGACGATTAGGCAGCCTAATGAGCTTAATCAGTTCTTTTAATGAAATTTGCTATAAATGTGGTAATTCCGCTAAAAACGCGAGTGGTGATCAAAAAGAAAAAAATTGGGCAAAAATAAAATTAATTATTATGACACGAAGACTAGGTACGCTAAGTACTTATTGAAGCGAACGCAGTGAGCGCACAAGCAAGTAAGCGCAATAAGCCCAGGGGTTATAGGGGACCAGTTCAGTCAATAAATATAAGCCTCAAGTAAGGATGGATAGGGATAAGGCTGATTCTGGAGGCCGGGAAAAAATTGGGCACTTCGGGGACGGGCAGTGCTCAGTTATTTTACTTATTGGCCCATTTCTATATTCGCCGTCCCATACCGCCCCACAAAGCCCCACTCCCACCCCCTCTACCCCAATTAACAATTTTATAAGCCCCCGCCCGCCTTAATAAAATGGACGGTACGGCAGCGGGTAATTAAAGCTGCGGCAGTACCCCCTCCCCATAGGGGGTTGGTTATGAAATGAACTGGGCCACGGGTGGGAGGCTTAAATACGGAACTGCCTATGAGTTATTACGGAGGCTTAATTAAGGTTGTGTGCGGCCAATGAGTTGTATGAGTTATTACGGATTGAAGTATTCAGAGTATTTATGCATCATCACGGGTGGGGCCGGATCAATGGTATAGCTGACATGAAGAATGGGGCGGTGTAAATCCAGCACTGCGGTTGCGGGATCGCCGGGATACAGGTTACATTTATATAAATGTGTACGGATTGCAGCGAATAGCAGTTTCTTCAGGTATTTTTGCCGGTCGTTTAAGAGGCTCGGCCATTCAGCGTTGACCACGAATGGGATGGTTAAAGTAAGTGCGCTGCCGTAAGCGGTGAGTCGGCTTTGCGTCCATAATAGTTTGCCGTGGTTATTCATAAAGCAGTCAGGGTTGCCCGTCGAATGGTTTCGTGGAGAATGTAAGCGTGGCGCCGAGCCTCCGATAGGTTTTTAATATAATAACCAACCCACGGCCGGCCCAATGGTATTTCGTAGAGTTTAAGTTCGGAGGGGAGTTCCGTTCCGGGATACAGGCCGGCTTTGGTTAAATGAGCGTAAATAGCGTCATAAAGCATGAGTTTTAGAAATCCGGTTCCTTCCGGTTGGAAAGTCCAATCGGGATTCAGCGTATAGGGAATACTTAGCCGTATGTCATCCATATTCTCAAAGGTTAATAGGCGATAGCGCCATAATAGTTTGCCGTGGTTTTTCATAAAGCTTGGGTTTGCCGGCGTTGGTTATAGTTGGAATATTCCTGCCGGCCGGCTTCGGGTAGGCTTTTTATATAATAGGATGCCCAAGTGGTTTTATCGTTGATCGAGACCCAGAGTTGGATTTCGGTACAGGGTTGGCCAGGGCCGGGATCCAAGCCACATTTATATAATTGTTCACGGATGGCGTAATGGAGTCTGCGTTTTAGATAATTGGGATCGGACCTTGCCAAGCTGGCCCAAACGGGCTGGAGGGTATAGGGGACACTTAATCGGACGCCGTCCCCATATAAGGTTAAGAGCATCCGGTGCCATAATAGTTTGCCGTGTCCTTTATTCATTGCTTTTTATATTTTGTTGAACCGAGCGTAATACTTGGCCGCTGAATTTGGCGTGGCTCCGTGAATCGTATAAAAGTAGCGGTAGAGCTTGTGGCCATCGAAATGGGTCGGTTCAAAGCCGCCGGGCATGCCCCAATCAATAGTGCGTTCATCCCGGAGGATGTTATAGCGTAAGCCTTCACGGTCTAATTGGTTTAAGACGGCTAAACAGATTTCTTGTTCCAGGATGATCAGGTTGGTGGTTTCTGGTTGCGCAAAGACCCGGAAGGGGATGGTTAAGTTAATGTCGTAAGTAGGGTCAAGACTCTTAACGGGTTTGATGGTACATTTTACCTTGGACCAGATTAATTTGCCACTATTCATAGATTTTATTTATTTTGGGCTACCACGGCGGTTTTCGAGCTTGGTTTTAAAGTTCTGGTAACCGATTTTCATATCCATAAACGGGTTGGGAATGATATACTTGGCGGTGTAGGTTAGAGCGGAAAAGCTTTCGAAGGGTAATTCATTAAAATTGGTCGTTAACCAGTCAAAGTTTTTATTGTAATGGAGCCCCTCACGCTTCAACTGACTCCGGAGGCCCATTAATAATTGATCGGTAAAGTAAGCTTGACCCATCGTTTCGATAATGTTCCAGCCCGGAGGAGTTATCACAAAGGGAATCTCCAAGCGGATGAATTCTTGGAGGTTAGCTAACTTGGCGGTTTTTTTTGCGGTTACCTCCACAATTTCCACCTTCGTTTTTGCCCATAATAGTTTGCCGTACATAAAGTTATACCGGTTTTTTCCAGTATTTTAAGCGATTTTTTGCCTTCAAATACGAACGATACCGTAGCGCATCCGTGACCGTGATCTTATTGACGGTGTAACAAACCTTGTCGGCCCGATACCAATCCACCGTCAGGTCATTGGAAAAGACGGGATTGGGCAGTTGACACTGGGTTAATTTGGCCCGGATTGCGGCTAACAGACTCATTTCCACTTTGATTTTATAAGCCTCTCTGTCGGCTGTTCCAACCATTGGACCGGCTTTAAGTCTGATCGGAATAATCATAATGAGTTGTAAACCTTCGTCCTGATATGGACTTTTACAAATCTGCGGCTGCATCTGGTGCCATAATAGTTTGCCGTACATAAGTTAAATTCTTATTGGACCCCAATAGTTTAGCCGATTTTTTGCCTCCATATATTCGTGGTATTGGAAAACCTGGTTGCAATCGGTATAATTGATGATATAACAAGCTACCGTGGGACTCGTTGACCAATCAATGGTTAATGTATCCTCCGCGCCGTTGTGATAGAGATTATTTACGGTTAATTTTTCTTGGATTGTCAACCGTAAGCGGTTTTCCACCAGCTTTTGGAGCATAGGCCCCATCGGCATAAAAAGGTCCAGACGCACGGGAATCTTTAAGCGCATATAACACTTAGTATCGCCGACATTTAAGTGCGTTGTCAAGCGCATCTGGTGCCATAATAGTGTGCCGTACATAGTTTAGAGTCAGGGTCGCTTGAAAAATTTTTCGATATACCACGCATGCCATATCCTTAGCTCACGAATATTCAGATTCCAGATTTTATAATCTACGTTACCCAGAACCGTGTGGGTCAATGTATTAGAGTCCCTCAGCGGGTCTTTGATGGGTAAACCTAGATAGGTTAATCGGCTTTCAATTGCGCTCAGGAGGTAAGGGTCAATGTCTTCATATGAACGGAAAATGTTATTTGTCAGTTGGTAGGGTATTCGAATGTGGACATCATAGATCGTGATTTTATCGTTTTCGCATTCGAAAAAACTGCGGGCATTGTGTTGCTCTGTTCCGTGCAACCGGATGACTTTTAGTTTGGACCAGGTTAATGTACCGTTCATAGATTTATTGTTCGTCGGGTGGTAAGTGCGGATAATTTTTAAAGATGAGTTGGTATTTTAAGAAGGCCGAGTCAGGTAGGCCGGCAATCGCATAGTAGGCTTTATGCGTATTGCTGGTCTGATACATAATTTCTAAACCGTCGTTATTCGTGTAATACAAAGCTGATTTTTCAAGGCGATGTTGGATGGCCAGATAGATTAATCTTTTTAATTCCCGTTCTGACATAATATCGCCTCCGCTAATACAAAATGGAATGGCCAGGTTTATACGCGGGACACCAAGTTCATTACCACAACCGAAGGTGGTTAAATGCCATAACAATTTACCATTCATAATTTTATGCGGTTGGTTAACCAAATACTATACGCGTTCAGTTGGGATTGGGTTAAGCCGTGAATACAGATGCGGGTCCAGTAAATATCATCGTGGGGTTTATATTCACCCCGTTCAATAATTATCTGGCTTCGAATCGCACGGAGTCCGTGTTTAGTCAAAATATTAACTACCGCTGAGATTAAAGCGGGTTCGATATAAACCCAGGAAGTAGACGCGCCCAAAGCGGTTAAGCGACAGGGGACATTCAAAATAATATCCGGGCCATCATTGCGTGTGAGGATCGCAATCGACTCCGCCTTCATTTTATGCCATAGTATTACTCCATTCATATTTTAATATTCGTTTTCCGTTGTTTGTTCCAGTAACGATATGCTTCCAACTGGTCTGTGGTCAAGCCGTAAATTTTAAAATACAAAATTAAAGGATACGCATCACTTTCCAACCAATTATCATTAAAGAAACTAATATGATCGCAGAGCGCCCCTGGGTGTGGATCATCACCTAGCGCTAAACCAAGTTCGATTAAACAGCCACAGACCGCCCGATCAATCCGGGCTTTTAAGCTTTTCGTGGACATTGTAATCGGCCGCGTCAACACATAGGGAATTTGTAAAATAACACTAGACTGCGGGTGAGGTGGAATCTCCACCGCGTCAAATATTACTGCCATCTCTTTCCAGTTTAGTTTGCCATTCATAAATTTTTCTCCGGGTGTAAAGATTTTTCCAAGCGCCAGAGGTGATATTTATGCGCTTCCGTACGGCTTTCGGGATAAACGGTATAAGTAGCCAAAATAATATCTCCGAATTTCGGCCCCATCGTTGATGAGAATACTCGCCGCGTCAACAATTGCCGTCCAAGACTTAAGCCTTGTTTAACCAAGCGTTCTTGAATTACTTTTTCCATCGCCGTATATAGATGTTGCCATTCAGTCCGCATTCCGTCTTTTGTCAACGTAAAGGGAATTTCCAATTTAAAATGCTCAGACCCAAACGAATCCATCGACGGAATGATTTTTAGCCCCGACCATATTAATTTACCATTCATAATCTTTAACGGCTTGAATAACTTGTTTATTAGTGGTCCAGAATTTATATAGCACGGTTTGGTGCGCATTCGTTATACACAATGAACTTTTCATTTCCAACTGGACCTCATCATTAAGAGCGGGTGTGTGTTTAAAAACTTTAACGGCTAAGGTTTTGCGCATCGCATCCCGTAGTTGCTCTTTATATTTATTTTCTTCCATCCTTTGTTGGGGCCAACCCAAGCGTGTTGTAATACCGAAGGGTCCGGGGCGATAGGCCGGAATGAGCCGAACGGGAACGCGGAGGCAAATGTAATGTGAATTGGTGGCTCCCACCAACGTCATAGTGACCAACTCCACTTTTGACCATTGAATAAAACCTAATGCGGTCATATACTTTTTTGTTTTGCCCATAGATGAAAATGTTCCAAACACGACCAATTACAACATCCAACTTCATATTTCACATATGGTTTATCTGAACTTAAATACAGCGAATAATCATAGGTCAATCTATCCCAACAATAGCAACCGATTTCAATTCCATCCCATTCTAAACGGCGCATAAGCGCCTCTTTCACTTCCGGTAATAATTCATTCAATTCTTTTTTAACTCCAACACTCGTTAAGCGAATGGGAACAAACAATATCACATCCGGTACTTCCGTATTGTTCTGCGGTGCCGGGACCAGACTGCCAATTTGAATTTTAGACCAGAGAATTACGCCGTTCATAAAGTTATCGGGTCAAGTTTACGCAGTTGACAATACCAGATTTTAAATTCATCCAATCGAGCCCCACTGGGACATAATAAACTATACTTTAACCACTCCACATCAGCTTTCTTAAAATGTCCGACTGGGACATTCCCTCCAGGCCCAGGAAAAGTCACGGTGCGGCATAGTTCGTGAAATTTATCGGCTAATTTTTCCACCTTTAGTTTTTCTTCGATGGCATCCCGCAAGCGATTGACAAACCAGGTTTCTTTTTTAAGTCTTTCCAAGCCCCAACGCTTAGCTGATGCCACTAATGTAAAAGGAATATGGAGTTCGACGATGTAATAATCATCGTCCACCTGCGCTACTTTTTTGACGGTCATAACCAAATGGTTCCATAGTAAATTGCCAACGGGTTCATTCATACTGATACAATACAACGGTTGCGTAAAAGTCGTGGGAGACGACATCAAAACACAAA